ACCAGCCACTTGTTCCACTAAAGCCACTTTCGCCAGATGTACCAGACCAGCCACTTACACCACTAAAGCCGCTTTCTCCGCTTGTTCCAGACCAGCCACTTGTTCCACTAAAGCCACTTGTTCCGCTTTCGCCACTTGTTCCAGACCAACCACTTACACCACTAAAGCCACTTTCGCCACTTGTGCCAGACCAACCACTTACACCACTAAAGCCACTTGTACCAGACCAGCCACTTGTTCCCTGAGGGCCCTGAGTACCTAATAATACAGGTAACGTATGCTGAGAACCACGGAGAGATAATGCAGCTTCCGATAACCATACGCTGCCTGAACTACTGTGGCCACCAGTCCATATCATTTTCCATAAGAATGCCCATTCATTAATTGGTATGCCAGGTAAGGTAAAATTACGTGGGTCTTCAACTTGAGCTTCTGCTAGTGTTGTATATTGACCCCAACCCGGTATTATAGAAAATCGGGCATCGCCTACGGCATTTGTTGCAACGATGTACGATGTATAAAAGTTAGCACCAGTACCTTCAGTTAAAACACTATTATTATTCCACTGAATATAGCCACCAGGTGCAGTATTATATGGGAATGGCATATCACTATTAACCCAATTCCACGGCGCTCCTACGCCATTTGGTGTATAAACAACATATACAGGATCAGGCGGTATAGGGTCATACAATGGCGGACAAGTTATAATAATATCTTCGTCAGCAATAACTGTTTGTGATATACCGAAAGTTTTAGCAGCATCATCATCTACGTCAGGTATAAGACCTACTATTTCCGCGCCCGATACATATTGTGTTCCACGTGTTTTATGTAAGTACCAATGATCCCGAGTATCTATCAATATAGTGTGACGTTCTTCTTCAACCCATGATTTCGGTACACAAATATTATTGAGGGCCACTGTTGCTACAGATATCTTGAGATCAAGTAATGACCAAGGTAACAATGATGCAGTAAGTGTGCCTATATTATCGTTAATATATATAAACCATAATCCATCGGCCGGCGGCGAGCCAGGGAAAGTAACAGTTTGGTCTCCCGACATGTTGTATCTTATACCACCTCGGTAATAAGACCATCCGCTTCCAGCATCGCCTAATGTAAAGGTAAATGTTATATCATCAAATGCTATTGTAGTTTCTGATTGATTTAAAAATCCGTTTCGATTTATATCTACTTGAAACTGTGTGTTCAACGGCCCAATTGCGCCACTATAGCCACTTGTACCGGACCAGCCACTTACACCACTAAAGCCGCTTTCACCGCTTGTTCCAGACCAGCCACTTGTACCAGACCAGCCACTTGTACCAGACCAGCCACTTGTTCCACTAAAGCCGCTTTCGCCACTTGTACCAGACCAGCCACTTGTTCCACTAAAGCCACTTTCGCCAGATGTACCAGACCAGCCACTTACACCACTAAAGCCACTTTCGCCAGATGTACCAGACCAGCCACTTGTACCACTAAAGCCACTTTCGCCAGATGTACCAGACCAGCCACTTGTACCACTAAAGCCACTTTCGCCAGATGTACCAGACCAGCCACTTACACCACTAAAGCCACTTTCGCCAGATGTACCAGACCAGCCACTTGTGCTTGCACCCGATAAGCCAGATGTGCCAGACCATCCACTTATGCCACTTGTGCCAGACCATCCACTTATGCCACTTGTGCCAGACCATCCACTTATGCCGCTGAAACCCGAAAAACCCACATTGCCAGCGCGACCTGACAATCCTGAATAACCCGATTGGCCTGCAGGGCCTACTGGGCCTCGAATAGGTCCTATATTTGACCAATTATCTGCACCATCGGATAACCATCCATCACCTGTATCTAATGTTATCCAAATATCTCCGGCTTGGGCTCCAGCCGGTAAAAATGCATCGCTAGGTACAGCTCCTTTGATAAATACCGATGATCCGCTTGTACCGCTAAATCCGCTTGTACCTTCGCCAGTTGCACCGCTTGTGCCGCTAAAGCCACTTGTTCCACTAAAGCCGCTTGTTCCATTTGTGCCAGTTGCACCGCTTGTACCACTAAAGCCGCTTGTTCCATTTGTGCCAGTTGCACCACTTGTTCCGCTAAAGCCGCTTGTTCCATTTGTGCCAGTTGCACCACTATATCCGGAAGACCCTGCGGGTCCACGTATAGGACCTAAATCAGTCCAGCCACCGGCGCCATCACTAAGCCAACCGTTGCCGGTATCGAGCGTTATCCATACATCTCCCTGTGCCGCGTCAGTAGGTAAAGATGCATAATCGGGCACCGCGCCTTTAAGAGCAAACGAAGCACCGGAAGCACCGGAAAAACCGGAGTACCCCGAGGCACCGCCGCCGCCGCCACAAATCGGGAAACCGCCTGGAGTTTTACCATCACTATAATAGAAGCTATTGGTAACAGGATCCCACCAAATTCTGTCAAGTTCTCCTACATAGGTTGAAGACTCGGCACTGTTAGCTCTACTAGTAAATAACTTTTGAATAGAAGTCACGTCTCTCCTAGGAATCTAAAGGGGCATCGTCACTGAATCTAGTCATTATTGATTTGAGACCGGCATTTTTCTTAAGTTGCTGTAGCAATACGGCATCAGCCGCATCATCTTCTGACTCGCAGTCTCCTGCATCATTATCCTCGTCATATATACTCTCGATACCTGCTGCACGTTTCTCTAATTCCAACTTTAGTTGTAACGGTGGCAAGAATTTATCAGTAGGTTGTTCTTCTGGGGCCGCCGAAACAGGTAATCCGGGAGCAACTGCTACAGGTGCACTTTCTGGTTTTTTAATTTCGTCCTGTTGATCGACAGCATCCGCAATGCTTCGGAGCAATTGGGTGTCTGCAAAATCTCGCAGCAAATCACTAATTTTCATGCAATCTCCTTGGAATTCACTAGTTCGATATATTTATCATTTTTATACACTTGAATAAAATTATAAGAATAGGTGAGGTTTGATAAATAATCATATTCGTTAAGAGGTATAGTATGGCAACATTAGTAGATAATATGAAGACAAATATGGGTAAACTTGCCTTTGGTTCGGCAGGAACAATTATTGCGATTGTTGCAGCATTATTTGCGGTAGATGAACGATATGCTCATGCAGGAGATGTGGCAAGAGATAAACTTCAGACGCAGGATTTGATACAAGATACCTCGCAAACATTGCGTAGGCAATTATTAGAAGATAAGCTTTTTGAATTAGATGTAAAGAAGGAACAAACTAAGGACCAAAAATTGCAGCCGATTGATGCGGCATTAAGGGAAAGATATAAGCGTCAGCTGGATGAGATAAATGCAGTCCAGACAAGAACTAGAAATTTAAATCAAGCATTACCCAGAAACTAATCACTAAAAAGCCCCTTTCGGGGCTTTTTACTTTTACTCGTCGTCTCCATAAACATCTAACACCTCTGCAACGAGTTCATCTCGTTCGATATGTTCTCTTCCGAATGTACACACGGCCATAGAACCTTTTCTGTTGTCAGAGAATCTATCTAAGAAATCCTTTAAACCATTCTTTTCGAAGCCTCGATCATGTTGTTTTAAGTCACCTGTAATAACCATACTACTGCCTTCTCCAATACGAGTAAGTAACATTTTAGTTTGATCGGGTGTTGCATTTTGCATTTCATCTGCAATCACATAAGCATGTTTGAATGTACGGCCACGCATAAACCCGAGTGGAGCAATTTCTATAACACCCTCTTCTAACATCCTCTTTGTTTCTTGTAGACCATAGTATTCCTCAAATACATCAAATATGGGGCGAGTCCAAGGCTCCATTTTTGCATTTAAATCCCCTGGTAAGAATCCATGTTTTTCGTCAACGCTAACTGCCGGACGAGTTAATATAATTCTTGTTACTTCTTTCTCTCGTAGTGCTTTAATGGCTCTTAGTACAGCGAGCAATGTTTTACCTGTACCAGCGGGGCCGACAGCAAATACCATTCGTTTTTCAAGAAGGGCTTCTACATAAGTTTCCTGGGCAGTATTACGCGGTAGCATTTCTACCTTTCTATAATTCCTGTTGCCTAGTTTAACTACATTGGCAATTTGTGGTTCATTATGTTGATATGCTGTACGAGATTGCGGCACCGACTTAGGTGCCAATTTGCGATTTTTGCTCAAAGTGATTTCTCCTGTAAGGGATTTATGTGAGTTAAAGGAATTTACTGGCTCTAGAACAGAACCAATATTACGAGATGCATCTTTTAAGAGTGATGTCATGTAACTATATTTATACATCTTAGAAAATCAGGGGACATATTCGATACTTTATCATTCGACAATAATTATGATAAATACTCAATATGAACTATAGCAAACATTATAATATTCTGATAGAGCGAGCGAAAGTGAGAGATCTTAACAATTATTCCGAAAAGCATCATATTGTCCCTAAATGTTTGGGTGGATCTAATAGAAAAGAAAATATTGTTAGATTAACACCCGAAGAACATTATGTTGCACATCAACTATTAGTTAGGATGTATCCAGGACATGCCGGATTGGTATTCGCTGTAAAGATGATGACAATATCTAATAATAGAGTTATAAGAAATAATAAGATGTTCGGTTGGATTAAAAAGATACTTGCCGAAGTACAGAGAGAAGTGTCTCGGCCTCCTTCACATAAAGGTAAGAAACAATCCGAAGAACATATAGAAAAAAGAATTAGCCCACTTCGAGGGTGTATACGATCCGAAGAATCGATACGAAAACAATCGGAGGCTTGTAAAGGTCGGCCTGGTCCGAGAAAGGGCGTAAAATTATCAGAAGATACTAAGAAGTTATTATCAGAACGATGTGGAAGACCACAGAAAAAGGGTATACCGCGATCCGAAGAAGTAAAAAGAAAGATTTCGGAATCTGTTAGATTATCGAATATTAAAAAGAAGGGTATGTAATGGCAACAGATCTCGAAAGTATAAAAAAAACACTTGTTAATATATCTAAAGGTAACGATATATTAGATATGTTAATAGAGTTCGAAAGAACGCTGGATAATGCAGAAATATTTGCATACAAGAATTGGATTCTGGGTGAATTAGTAGAAGGACCCATCATAAGTCGCTATTGGTTCAAGACTGTTTGGATGTACCCGATGAAAATGATGCCCGACCCAAATGCTGGCCTAAGATTAACAAAATTGGGTGCCAAGGTTAATTTTAGAGAAGGGGTATTTAAGAAGCCTGTTAAAGTTACTGGTCCTAAAGATTGGGTAGATCCGGAAACAAAAAGAGCTAAGATGGCCGAGCATGAGATTTGGTTAGTAACTATCGAATTACCTATAAAGTATATTAACCGTGGTTTAGAGCAGGGCGACGAAATTATACAAAAAGATATCGAAGATACAAATGCAGAATTAGCAGATGCATTTGGCGACGAAACAGAAGAGATGCCGACCGAACCTACTGATGCAGCCGCTGGTCAACCGGAAGACATAACTCCAGAGGGGCAGATATGAGTTTAAAGAGCGGAGATTTGAGAGGTACTATATTACCCGATGTATCTGTCGACGAATTCGAACCAAAGGCAGGTAAAGATATAGATGTCATTGTTGTTGCATTCTATCTAAATGATGAAGCACCGGCAGCAGACCTTAATACATTTATACAACGCGGATTTATAGATACACTAGATGTTGAAGTAAGTCCTAGTACAGATGAAGAAGGCAGATATTTAGTATTTGTAGAAATGTCTCGTGATGATACTTTCCCTAATAAATTTCAAGCATTACTGAAGGATGTCGGTAATTTGGCTGGCGACACCGAATGGAGTGTTAAGACATATTTTTCAGATGGAAAATCATTTGCATATAATGACCCCGAACTATATAAGTATGTCATCATAGAACCGTCCGACTATGTACCTAAGGATAAATTTAATATGAAGAAAATGGAAGAAGCTATAAATGAATTTTTCAGTGCATCCTTAATCACAGGCTTGACAATAGACGGGAATACTGTTATACTAACAGGGAACAGTAGAAAAATAATTGCTGAAGTTGTAGACGTTGGTGATTACGATACTGTTATTGGAAGAAACTTCTTAAGCGAATCTGCTTTTAGAATGGAAGATCGTTCTTACGAGGCTAAAACTTTAGTAAGCATCTTAGGAAATTGTAATGTTATTCCAATTGAAAATTACCTTTGCATTAATTATGATGATAGGGTAATGTTGTTAAAAGATACACAGATAAAATACGGGAATTAATAAATTGGCTAAAGATAGAGACGACATGATTGTCACAAAAGGGCGTATTACAGATGCATCTCCTGGTGCACGATTTAAAGTAACACTAGAAAACGGGCATACACTAAATGCCGTTATTAGTGGAAAAATTCGTAAGAATAATATTCAAATTTTGTTAGACGATCTTGTAGAAGTCCAAATGTCTCCATATGATTTAAATCTGGGTCGAATTACGTATAGATTTTAATGAAACTATTCTTAGAAATAGTTGCGGTAATATTTTTACCTGTAGAGATAGTTTATTCCTGGATAGAGCACTTTACTTTAAAGATCTTCTCTAGAAAAATAAGAAATATTTAAGATGAGTAAAAAGGATTATTATACAGTCCTAGGGGTCGAGCGTTCTGTAACACCCGAAGATTTAAAAACAAAATACAGGCAACTGGCAAGTAAGTATCATCCCGATAAAATTACTGGTGCCGATGGTTCGCCCGAAAAACTGACCGCCGAAGCTAACTTCAAGGAAGTTAAAGAGGCATACGAAATTCTTGCCGATGTCGAGAAGCGTCGACAGTACGATATACACGGTCACGAAGGTCTATCTGGTGGAAATGCACAGCAATGGGCACATGGTACGACTAACCAACGAGATGTCGAAGATATGCTTAAATCATTCTTTGGAACTAATGCATCATTCGACCCCTATAGTGGCACTCAGCGCCGCCAACAAATAACTGTTATAAATATTTCATTAGCAGATGCTTATTCGGGTAAGGTAATTAGGGTCGATTCGTCAGTTACTTTGACTATTCCTAGAGGAGTACGGTCGGGTACACGATTCTTCGCTGATAATAAATTATACCGTATAGATGTTCAACCTCATTATAAATTTAAGAGGGCGAACGACGACTTATTAGTCGATGTAAATATTAATTCCGCTGAAGCTGCTCTGGGCGTGGAGGCTATACTCGATCATATAGACGGTGCTAAACTACAGTTTACAATACCGGCAGGTATTCAGCCCGGGCAAATAGTTAAATTAGGTGGGAAAGGTATGAACAATCCCGAGATAGATAGGCAGGGCGATATCTTGGTTAGGATCAATATCAGTATTCCTAAAAATTTAAGTGACGCAGAGAAGGACATTATGAAGTCTTTGAATCACAGAGAATCTATAAATATTTAAGGTAAACATGACTAAAAAAGTAGAAAAGATGATCGAGAGAGCAGTGACTCTCGCTAATGACAATAATCACGAATATGTAACCTTAGAACATATGCTATTATCTCTGTTGCATGAGAAAGAAGTTAACGAACTTATACTTGCAGTAGGCGGACAACCGGCTAAGATTAAGGTCGAAACTGTCCAATTTTTGGGTGATCCTGCACTAAAGAAACCTGATGCACTCAAAGATGTGCCGGCAAAGCGTACATCAGTATTAAATCGCACGTTTCAACGTGCATTAACTCAAGTAATATTTTCGGGTCGCAGAGAATTGACTAACGAAGGTATTCTACTGAGTATCCTTAGTGAAGAAACTAGTCATGCATTCTATTACTTAGGTAAACACGGTGTTACCAGAGAAAAGATTATGGGACAACTGCGTAAGTCGGAAGAAAAGCAAGGACCTAATGAGACTTTCTTAGATCAATATGCACGTAATCTGAATAAGGAAGCTACTGACGGATCTATCGATCCTGTAATCGGTAGAGAAAAAGAAGTTATGGATACTATCGAAATTCTTGCTAGACGCAGAAAGAATAACGTAGTTTACGTGGGCGAACCCGGTGTTGGAAAGACAGCACTTGCTGAAGGACTTGCATTAAAAATTGTTAATAAAGAAGTGCCTAAAGCATTACAGAACAAAGTAGTATATAGTTTAGATGTTGGCGCACTGATTGCTGGCACAAAATTCCGTGGAGACTTTGAAGAACGTCTTAAAGGTGTTTTAGAGCAAGTTAAGAAAATGGGCAACTGCATTATGTTCATTGATGAAATTCATATGATCTTAGGTGCGGGCGCCGCAGGTGGTGGTCAAATGGATGCAGGCAATTTGTTGAAACCTATGCTTGCCAAAGGACAATTAACTTGTGTAGGTGCGACCACATACGACGAGTTCCATCAACACTTCGAGAAGGACAAAGCATTGCTTCGTCGCTTCCAAAAATATGATATTGAACAACCGTCCGCAATAGAGACTAAATTAATTCTTAAAGGTATTGCTTATCAATACGAAAAATTCCATGGTGTTACTTTCGAGGAAGGTGCCACAGATATGTGCGTGGATTTAGCTGACCGATATCTGAAGTCGAAGTTCTTCCCTGACAAAGCAATCGATATTATGGATTCAGCTGGCGCGATAACTAAACTGATGGATCAGACAGTCGTTACTATCGATACTATTGTGCAGCAGGCGGCAAAGATTGCACATATGCCTGTTGATATGATTGATATGAAAGAGAATACTTCACTCGAGAATCTTGCTCCGCGTATGAAGGACAAGGTATATGAACAAGATGAAGCAATTGATAAATTAGTCGAAGCTATTTTTATGTCTAAGGCAGGATTACGAAATCCATCTAAGCCCATCGGTAGTTTCTTGTTTACTGGCCCTACAGGAACTGGTAAGACTTATACGGCTAGTAAACTTGCCGAAACATTGGGTGTACATTTTGCTAGATTTGATATGTCCGAGTATATGGAAAAGCATACTGTATCTAAATTTATTGGTGCGCCTCCCGGGTATGTAGGACACGGCGAAGGTAAGATGGGTGAGGGACAACTAATCCAGACGATTGATACACATCCTAACTGTGTATTACTGTTAGATGAAATTGAGAAGGCTAATCCGGACGTTCTTAGTGTATTATTACAAGTTATGGATGCCGGCCGGCTTACTTCGTCTAAAGGTAAGACAATTGATTTTTCAAATGTGATAATTATTATGTCGGCTAATCTGGGTGCCGCCGAAACTGAAAAATTAAAAATCGGATTTGGCAATCAGGACAATAGTAATGCAGTAGAAGCAGAAGTTAAACGCTTCTTTACTCCGGAATTTAGAAATAGATTAGATGGTATAGTGACATTTAATAAATTAACTATGTCTGGCATGAACTTAATTGTTAACGCCGAGGTAGAGAAGCTTGACGTAATGCTTTCTCCTAAGAATATTAGCATAAATGTTACTCAACAAGCACGTGACTGGTTAGCTAAGAATGGATATGATCCTAAGATGGGTGCGCGACCATTTGAACGGTTGTTTGAAGAGAAAGTTAAAAAGCCACTGTCTAAAGAAATCTTATTCGGAAAATTAAGAAATGGCGGTAGAGCAAACGTCGATTATGACATTGTAGGAGATGCATTGAGTATTGACGTTATATCTCCTATCTTAGAAGAAATATTAAATTAAATAAGCTAATATAGAAAGCCGCCAGTAGGCGGCTTTTTTATGGGTTATAATTCTTGTCTACTTATGATAAATAATAGAGAACAAGAAGGAACAAGAATGGCTATCAGAAAAAGTATAATGATGCTATCTAATACAGGCACAAATTGGAATGTTATCGGGGAACCTATTCGCGGAAATGCCTATTACGGGTACGACAACGGAGTATGCACAGTTCAAGTAATATATCAAAATCTTGTAGGTGGATTTGGCATACAAGGAACTCTTGCCATAAATCCGCAACCTGAAGATTGGTTTTGGATTAAGTTAAATCCAAACGGTGACGTTAATACCCCCTTCATTCCATATCCACTCGACCCTTATGCACCTACAGGAAATAATGGTGGAGATACCGGGTCTATGGCAGTCACATTTATTGGAAATTTTGTATTTCTGAGAGCAGTATTAACTCGCGATTATTTACAACCTGTAGTTGTCAATCCACAATGGAGTACATGGCAATATGGACAAATTGATTGTGTTCTGTTGAGTTTATAAAGGATAATATCGATGTCAATTGTAGGACAAAACACCTTACTAAATCAGTATGTACCGACATTCTTCATAAAGAATATACAACAAGGACAAACACTTGTATATGATTCGGTAAGAAAGGCATTTATTAATGCCGAACAAAATAGCAATACGACTATACTTGATGTACCGTCGGGAGGTACTGGAAACGATTATTTCGAACCTAACCAAATTCTTTTTGGCAAAGGTACGCTACCTTTACAAACCGATCCTGCATTAGCATTTATACCGGATGGACTAAATGGTACATTATTCATAGGCGGGCTAAATGGCGCCAGGCTTGCAACAGATACTCTAGGTGTAACACTATCATCTATTGCACCTAATTATAGTATAACACTCATACCGAATGGAAATGGGTCGGTTATAATAGGCACAACTGGCGGCGGTATATTAGAATCGGCTGCTGCGGAATCCTTAGAAGTAGTGGGTAATACTACACTAACATTAACCTCTATACTCGGCTCACTATATCTATCATTGCCGGCAGGAATTACTAATAAATTGTCTATTATAGGGCCTACAGCAGTTGACTATGCAACAGGCCTTGCAGAAAACGATTTAACAAATAAATTTTATGTAGATAATGCGATAACAACAGGCGCAGCAGCAGGGGCCGTGAAATCTTTACAGACAGAAGTACCATTAAATGTCGATGGCACAACTGTGATAGGAACCTTTATTCCTACGAATTCGACACTTCTATCAGTCAAGGTATTAGTAGATGTACCCGACACTACAGCTACACTTTGCGTAGGATCTGTTACAGATGGTATAGATGCATTTATGTTAACAACGGAGAATGATTTACAAACTGCAGGTATATATGAGGCCGATATATTCTTCACAATAGGGGCCTCCGAGCAAGTTATAGCAACTGTTGCAGGATCTTCGGGCAGCGGTTTGTGCCATATTATATACTCTTATCAGGTTCCGCAATAATAGGAGGTAAAAATGAATAGAATGATTAAAGATTTACTCACAGGCCCGGACGGCGAGACGCATGATCCGGCAAGATGGTTATGGATCGTTGGTGTAGTTTGTTTCTTAGGATTTTCAGGATTCCAAATATACAAGAGCGGTGCTTTTGATATGGTAAATTTCGGCCTAGCATACGGATCACTCTTAGGCGCGGGCAGTGCTGGTGTTAAGATTAAAGAATCAACAGAGCCAAAACCGACATTATAAACCGATATTATACAGAATTGTTGCGACCGCACATAAATACTGTTACACTACAAGAACTGTGCTCATGGTGAGGCAGTAAATTGCAATAGTGGCCAATTATGGCACTTTATAAGGAAATTAAAAATGTTCACATCTATCAAAACCCCACAAGCCTTCATCAAGTCTATGACAGACATGTTTGAATCTATCCCTAAGACACCTCAGGCAGCAAAAGTTGTATTTGAAAAAGTACAATCTGTTATTACTACAGAAGTTACCAATGCTCAAGAGATGACACGTGTCTATCAGAAAGCTATGTTGGGTGATGCAACTCCAAAAGAACTTGCTGCTGCCAATACAAATGCTAAAGAATTAATGAAGGCAACTTCATTCGCAGCACTTGTGGCCGTGCCAGGTGCTATTTTCGCTCTTCCTACAATCATTGGAAAAGCTAAGGAATATAGTATCGACTTAGTTCCTAAGTCTATTGCTACAGAATTCAATATCTAATATTGATAATGTCTGAAAAGGGGCTCGTGCCCCTTTTCTTTTGACTACGCAATAAATAAGATAAATACAATATGAGAATTTTAGAAATCCTATTACCTAAAGGCACTTCCGACAAGAGTCTATCGCCTCAAAAAATCAAAAAGATCGATGCCTTGCAAAAGCGCATGACCGGATATGTAGATAAGATATGTGATCCTAAAACATCTAAGTCTGGAAAAGAATTCTTAAAAGCACATTTGAAGACAGACTATGATGAATTCAAAGCAGCAATAAAAGAAATTGCTATAACTGAAGCAAATCCTAAACAACAGATGAGTCTATATAATCCGGATGGCGCTACCTATCGTGGAGAGCAGATGCCCACTTTAAGACCTGACCCGGCAGATAATGCTGAACCACTAAGTTCAGTACCTGACGACGGATATGAAGAAGAACTTAGCCCAATGACCCGAGATCAGGTTATTAAAAAGTATATGTCAATGCTACCCGACAGAATTGCCGAAGTAATTAAGATGAGAGTATTTGGTGAAATGACATACCAGGAAATTGCGGAACAAATGGGTGTCACCAGAGAAAGAATCAGACAACTCGAAGCAAGTGGATTACGGGGAATCATGAAGGCAGCTTATATCGACCGGGCTAAGGAGTTATCTAAGATTCCTACACCTAATATTACTAACAATGCTACTGCCGGAGATGTTAAATATTACGAAATATACGATAAATCTACGAACAAAAGGGTTCCCGGCCACATATATAAAACGCCAGGGAAGGCCAGTAACACCGCCGTATTCTTAGGCAGAGAAGATAAAAATCCAGACAAATACGATTTCAGACCAGTAGGTAGAGTCAATGAATCAGTGAACAAGTTACCGTTGACAGACGATGATTTCGAAGTAGTTAAGCGAATAATGGAAAATCCTATTCCAGCAGCAGTAGCATCTATCTACCTAATAGAAATTATAGATGATGACGAGTTGAATGATCAAATAAGAACACTAGAGGACACCGAGCCTAATCGAGATATCCGTCCATTCGTGGTCTCTTGGTTAGATAGAGTAATGCCGGATCAGATGCATCGTTTTGGCCAACCGAGGGCAGACGAAAACGAACGCAAAGGACTCTTTTCTCCTATACATGGATACGATCCACACCAATATAAAGGCTCAAATGAAGCACTTACCGGCAACGCATTTGGACGTGTATGATGTTCTATGTATATGCATATATAGGTAACTCCGGTAAACCTTACTACATAGGGAAAGGTAAAAACAGGAGAGCCTGGGAAAAGCACACAAACATAAACAGACCTAACGATAAGTCGAAAATTGTGATTCTTGAATCTAAATTATCCGAGATAGGTGCCTGGGCGATAGAACGCAGGATGATTGCGTGGTGGGGAAGAAAAGATATTAATACAGGCATATTACAGAATAAATCCGATGGCGGCGAAGGTAATGTGGGTAAGATAGGCCATTCTAAGGGTGGAAGAGCCTGGACAGAAGAAGAAAAACGTAAGAAAAGCGAATCTATGCTCGGGGAGAAGAATGTTTGTTTTGGCAGGATTATGTCTGAAGAACAAAAAACAAAATTAAAACAGTTTTCTGGAGAAAAACATCACGGATATGGTAAACCCGGCCCCATGTTAGGTAAACAACATTCCGCGGAAACTAAATTAAAGATTCAAGCAGGAAACAGAGGTAAGGAGGTCTCCGAAGAAACACGTCTCAAGAGATCTATATCCATGAAACTTGCTCATGAGAGAAGGAGAACTAAAAATGTCCTATAGTAAACAAGTGATTGACCACTATGAAAACCCCCGTAATGTCGGGAATTTAGATAAGGAGAATACGCACGTTGGAACCGGCATTGTCGGCGCCCCAGCGTGCGGTTAACGGAGATGTAATGAAACTCCAAATAAAAGTAAATCCCGCTACAGGCATCATCGAAGATGCAAAATTTAAGACATATGGTTGCGGGTCAGCTATTGCGTCGAGTTCTTTAGTTACCGAATGGGTAAAAGGTAAGACACTAGACGAAGCAGCAACTATTAAGAATTCGCAAATTGCAGAAGAATTGGCACTACCTCCGGTTAAGATACATTGCTCAATTCTTGCAGAGGATGCAGTGAAGGCAGCAATTGCTGATTATCGTGGCAAGGAAGTTGCCCGATGCGCCTGCAACTAAGAAACTCTATACTTTCGTAAAGATCGGTGTTACACTAGCTTAAATGCTAAGTAAAACACTAAGATTCAAGGAGTAACATGGCGAAACTATCACCAGAAAATATTGCACGATTGAAACAATTGGTTGCAGACGGAGTTCAAGTATTACAAGAATGTGAGGACTTGAAGGAAGGTTTAAGCGACACTGTTAAAGCAATAGCAGAAGAGTTAGAAGTAAAACCTGCACAACTAAACAAGTTGATAAAGGCTGTACAAAAAGGCACTATGAATGATCAGCGCGAAGCATTCGACGAGCTAGAAGAACTGTATAAAGCCGGAGGCTTAGGTTAAGTGTATATTGATGCCTCCTTCAAGAGATCGGGCGAAGAAGAAACAATCAGGATAGTAGAAAGAATAAACGGGGCTCGTGTTTATAAAGAGTACCAACCTGATTTCCATTTCTTTGTCACTGATCCGCGTGGTTCACACAAAAGTATTTTTGGCGACGCAGTCAAAAAAGTAACGCCGCGCTCATTTGGCGAAAAACAAAAACTTGTTAAAACATTATCCAGTAATGTCAAGAGTTGGGAATCTGACGTAGATCCTGTCTTTCGATGTCTCGAACATAATTATCACAGTGGCGAAGCACCTAAATTAAATGTAGCATTTTTCGATATAGAAACTAGTTTCGATAAAGAACGTGGTTGGTCTGATCCAGCCGATGCAGATAATTACATAACAGCTATATCAGTACACTTACAGTGGCAGGATGAAATTATTTGTTTGGCTATTCCACCAGATACACATACCTGGGAAGAAGCAAATGAAATTGCTAATCAGGTAGGTAATACTGTATTATTCAAAGATGAAGGCGAGATGTTAAATGCCTTCATGGACATTGTAGAAGATGCCGATGTATTATCTGGATGGAATTCGGAAGTATATGATATTCCGTATGTAGTTAATCGTATAAAGAAAGTATTAGGAAAACAAGCGGCCCGAAAGCTATGTCTCTGGGAACAAATGCCTAAAGAAAGAAAATACGACAGAGGCGGAAAAGAAGCATTTACATACGATCTGATCGGCAGAATATCTATCGACTATATGCAAATTTATAAGAAGTTCAACTATGAAGAACGGCATAGTTATGCGCTTAATGCAATTGCAGAAATTGAACTAGGCGAAACTAAAGTACAATATGAAGGTACTCTAGATGAATTATACAATGACGATTTTAAGAAGTTTTTAGAGTATAACATACAAGATACACGACTGCTGGATCAGCTTGATAGAAAATTACAGTTTATTGATTTGGCTAATTCTATTGCACATTCGAGTTGTGTGTTAATTCAGACAATTATGGGTGTTGTGGCAGTTACTGATCAAAACATTCTTATAGAAGCGCACAACCGTAATATGGTGTGCCCGGATAAGAAGCATGGCGAAGATAGAGAAACTAGAGCAGCAGGCGGGTGGGTAGCAACACCTAAGAAGGGTTTGCATAGATGGATCGCTTCTACCGACATGAAGTCTCTGTATCCATCTGTTATTAGAACTCTTAATATGAGCCCTGAAATGATTATCGGGCAGATTAGATTGGATCGTACTAATCAGGCAATTGCTGACTGGGAAAAGAAAGGCGCAAAATATACATTTGCATCTTGGTGGAACGACAGATTTAATGTGTTAGAGATGGAAGATTTCTATAATCAAGATATCGGCACATCTATGATATTAGATATGGAAGATGGTTCCGAATTTGAAGTGACAGGTAAAGAACTTCATGACTTAATATTTGAGAGTGGACAGCCTTGGTGCATTAGCGCAAATGGCACAATATTCAAAACTGATACAGACGGTGTTATTCCTAGTCTATTAACTCGTTGGTATAACGAGCGTAAGATACTTCAGGGTCTCATGGTAAATTATCAGGATATAGAAGATAATGCTAAGATCGACGGCGTAAAGGTTTCTGCAGATTTGTTTACGAACGATGACATAAGTGATGTAGAATCAAAGGCAGATCCTTTCCTGGATTCCGAAGCATATAGACCAAAGAAACTGAAAGAAATTATTTCCGAAGGTCATAAGAAGCGTGTTGTTCAATATATGAACCAACATAACTTAATGGTAAAAGATGGTAAAGCAATTCATCGTGACCAGAAGTCACTGAAATCTATCATTGGTTTCTGGGACAAGAGGCAGTTAGTTAAGAAAATTAACCTGAACTCCGCATACGGCGCTTTGTTAAATGCTGGAAGCAGATTCTTTGATCAACGCCTCGGACAATCTACTACATTAACTGGCAGAACAATTACTAAACATATGGCTGCTAAGACTAATGAGATGATAACAAATGAATATGATCATTATGGTAAGTGCATCGTATATGGCGATACTGACTCGTGTTATTTCTCCGCATATCCTATTCTTAAAGAAGAGATTGACAGGGGTGAGATAGAGTGGACAAAGGAAAGCATTGTAGATTTGTACAATTCCTTAGCCAAAGCAGTATCTGCAACATTCCCGGAGTTCTTATTAGGACGACTAAATGTGCCCATTAAGCGATCCACTGGTGTAATTGCTAGTTCTCGTGAAACAGTGTCCGAAACAGGATTATGGATTGTTAAGAAACGTTATGCTTGTCTTATGTATGATAAGGACGGAATTCGACTTGATGCTAGTGGCAAAGTAGGTAAGGTAAAGGCAATGGGACTGGATCTGAAGAGAGCTGATACACCTAAGTTTGTTCAAAAATTCTTATCAGAAATATTGATGGATACATTGACTGGTAAGGGCGAGAATGCTGTCATAGAAAAGATTAAGCTATTCAAGGAAACATTCGAAAGCATGAAACCATGGCAGCAAGGCACTCCTCGCGCAGTTAATAGATTAACGCATTATAGAGAAAAGATAGAAGATGCCGGTGTTAAAAAGTTGAAGGGTATAGAATCCGGAAACTTGCATGTACCGGGTCATGTATCTGCTAGTCTTGCATGGAACAAGTTAAAGGAAATTAATCAAGACCAACATGCAATGCGTATCGTCGACGGCCAAAAGATTATTGTTTGTAAGTTAAAAGAAACAACCGAAAATAGATTGTCTAGTATTGCATATCCTGTAGACGAAACACATTTACCGGAATGGTTCTTAAGTTTGCCATTCGACAGTGACGATATGATGGCAGGCATTGTCGATAAGAAGGTCGAAAATTTATTAGGTGTGCTTAAATGGGATCTTAGCAGAACCAACAAAGAACATGCACACCTGGAAACGTTGTTTGACTTCAGCAACTGCTGAAACGTTTGACAACAGTCACGAAATATTATACACTAAACAAAAGGGAGATCTCACATGTTATTAGATTCATTTAAGGATATCATTAAGCACACAAATTCGTTAGGCTTTATTGATATGGTAAAAATTGTAGGTACAGCAACAGATGCAAAGATTGAAGCACTAGATGCAGATAAGACTGTTGTTATTTTTGGAACTATGTATCAGCCTATCGCAGGTATTGATTCTGTTGTGGGATTATCTCGCATTCCAGTGTTAAAGAGCTTTATTGACTTTCCACCATATTCTGGATCAAAGGCAACTACGGAAGTAGTTACAGAATCTCGTGCGGGTGTTACTGTTCCAACTGGAGTTAAGTTTGACAGCGGCGAATCTTCTGCAAATTATCGCTTTATGGGCGAGTCAATGGTTAATGAACAAATTAAAGTTCCACCATTTAAGGGTGCAACATGGAATGTAGTTATTACACCAGAGAAGAAGAGAATTACCGAACTGTCTTATATGCAAGGCGCATTAGGTTCTTTAGAAAAGAGATTTACTGTTAGTGTGAATACTAAAGGTACATTGGTATTTGCTGTGGGATCGGGTCCTGCAGATAAGATGGATATTTCTTTTGCAGAAAATGTAACAGGTACATTGAAGCATCAGTGGTCGTGGCCTTTGTCACAAGTTCTCAGTATCTTGAAATTGACAGAGACAGCTACAGCTACTATGAGCTTCTCCGACATGGGCGTATTGAAGATTGATATTGACAGTGGTATAGGAAAGTATACCTATCTTCTGCCAGCTGGCAAGGCGTAAGATCTAAGATGGGTATTAATCTAACAAAGCGTCACGACGACGGTAAGTGGGCTAAGTATCTACCTGCAATCAGCGGGTTCTATACTACTCACTTAGGAAAGGATCTTTCTGATCCGACATTTATTCCTAAAGAACGTGTGCCGGAAAAATTCGAACATGGTATACAAGGTTTGGACTTTTTAGAACCTGATAATTCTTACTATCATTATGGCTACGGATTATTTTCAGCAGGGCACGCCGAAAGACGTCTGGATAGATGTGATATTAAAGAGCCGATGATCCATAAGCGTAATCGCGAGAAAACAATTATTGTTGGCGATTCGGGCGGGTTTCAGGTAGCGACCGGTGTTATTAAGTTAGATTGGAAAACTGTTAAAGGTCCCGAGGGCGATAAGCTAAGAGAAGAAATTCTACGATACTTAGAACACACTTCGGATTGGTCTATGACATTAGATGTACCTGCATTTGCCGCTAAACCTCCATTTAGTGCAAAGACTGGTTTAACAAGTTTTCAAGAATGTCTGGATGTTACTGAATGTAATCTTCATTACTTCATGAAGAATCGTATTCCCGGTGCTACAAAATTTCTTAATGTATTATCGGGTAGCGATAATGAAAATTCCAAAGTGTGGTACGAATCTGTAAAAGTGTTTAGCCAACCAGATATAGTAGAAGCATTGGGTTATTCGCGTGATAGGACATTAGAAGGCTGGGCATTTGCAGGTTGTAATATGCGCCGTATGAGAGTAACACTCGAACGATTACTGAACTTACGTGATGATGGTTTACTGGAAGGTAAAGACTGGATTCACTTCTTGGGTATTGGCAGACTCGATTGGGCTTGTTACTTAACATCCATCGAAAGACAAATTAAGAAGTATCACAATCCTAACATTAGCATTAGCTTTGATGCTGCATCACCGTTTGTTGCAGCAGGTGGATATGCTTTATCTTACGACTACACTCACTTCTCGTCAGATAGACTGACTTATTCTATGGGTAAGGGCTTGGATGATAAGGGATTGAAAAATACAAGATATGCCATGCCTTATCAAAGTCCCATTAATGACAGATTAACAAGTGGTGACATTTGTGTTATGGGTCCAACTGATACAAATAAGAATAAAAAGATAGGTAAAACAAGCTGGGATACAACTAGCTATGCTCTTGTTATGGCCCACAATGTGTATAATCATATACATGCAGTTCAAGAAATCAATCGGTTGGCAGACATAGCTCATGCTACGCTGCCAAGTGTAGATTTTAGAGATTGGTATCAGTATAGAGGGAAGAAAGGTAAGGTTTCTAATAAGAGCGATTTTGTTCCGAATGATATAATTTATTTTAATAAGTTTGTTGAGGAATTATTTGATCCAAATAATAAGGACCCATATAAAATGTTAGAAACTTATAAGGACTTCTTGGAAAGTATTAGTTTTGGTGATAAGAAAACTGTTACTACTATAGAAAATGTCGATATGTGGGGACAACCTACTACAGAACCAGTTGATGAATTACCAACAGTGCAAGATATGGCTGATATGGACGATGTACATTTAGCTGAAGAAGATGAATGAGAGATTACAAAAGGATCTTAGTACTCTAGAGAACATGATCGGTATACAAACGGATTGTGTAATTGCCGGCGACCCTAGTGTACAATATATGCACGGAATGTTGAACGGGCTTATATGTGCCCACTCAATATTCGCGGATTCGCATGATCCAGATTTTTATATAAGACCTATAAGAAAAAAACATGCCAAAATACGGCATAAAAGTAATAAGAGAATAATATGAAAAAGAAACTATACATCGTAGATACAATTTCTACATTTAGATGCCGTTATGTTATTGAAGCAGATGAGCTCGAACATGCTTATGACGAAGTAACAATGGTTAGTTCCGGCAGTGAAGCTGATATGTTCGCAGAAGTAACACAGCGCCACTTGGGCGAAACTATCATTGATGGAAGAGAAATCACTAAGAAAGAATTCGACAATATGCTCAAAGACTTAGCAAAAGATGATAATGAAAATTGTTCTCATTGGATGGGTGATAAGTTGATTCGTGTTATCGACTATGACAGATAAGATAAAGCCTGTCGGTATATCCGAAAGTATATCGATTAATTACATCCAGGATATCCGTCCTCGGGAGTATTTTAAGAACGTCAAAGATATGACTGAAGACGAGCGGGCAGACGAGATTGTTCGCCGTCTAAGCCAACCTTATAAAACACTCGACGAGCGTTTAGAAGATGAGATCTTGGCTGTTATGTCAGCAGAGATAACCAAAGAAATAGATAACGAAATAATAAAAGAGTTGCAGACAATGTATGGCGGCAAAAAGCATAGTCCATACTGATTTATTAGACAATGCGATTTCAGTAGGAAATCACGTTGCCTTTTGTAGAAACAATAATCTAGTATTGGGTGCAGTAATTAAAGTAACTCCTAAACTAATACGGGTTATATCTATATCATCGTATGGAAAAAAATCTTATCTTATATATCCAAAACAAGCAATACTATTACAAGAATCAGATATGATAGTGTATCTATTAAAACATTCAGGAGATTAAATGAAGGCATTATTGGCAGGGTTCGGTGGAATAGGCGCTAACGTCTATTGGCCCGAATTACAAAAGTTAGGTTATGATATAGATGTATTAGATGCAAGAACAGATAATGCGATATATAAAGATGCATCGGAAATCAACAAAGCATACGATATAGCAGTAATTTGTACACCCAATTTTACGCACGGACCTATCGCAGAAAGATTGGCAGAGACAGGTACAAAACAAATCTTCGTAGAGAAGCCGGGCCTTGTAGATTCATGGGCATGGAGTCGACTTAAATATAAGTATACCAACACAACATTCCATTTAGTAAAAAATAACTTGTACAGAGATAGTTATGGCGATGTATTGGAATTAATGCGAAGCAAAAAAGTAATAGGCGTCGACATTAATTGGATAAATGATAATCGTATTCCTAATCCCGGTAGTTGGTTTACAGATAAGGATTCTTCCTTTGGAGGTATCTCCCGAGATTTAATGCCACACCTGTATTGTTTTGCTGTAAAATTATTTGGTGAAGATACTGTAAAGAAATCGGTATTTAAACAATCTAGTTATCAGAGATGGGATCTCTCGTCAATCTCTTCTACAGATTATGGAACAGTTTATCCTAACGGTGTATATGACGTAGATGATACAGCATTTGCAATTGCAACAATAGACGGAATTTCTGTAAAATTATATGCCGCATGGAAAGAAGGGTATGATAAACAATCTATCACTTTGTATTTTAAAGACGGCACAACATATGAATGGGTGTTTGGATTATGTCCCGCAGAAGCATACGGTAAAATGTTAACAAATACATCCGATAGCTATTCATTGGATTTAGAAATTCATAGATTTTTGGAGAGATTTTAATGAAGACAAGACTTTTCTATACTACAGGCAACAAAGACATCATAGAGGAAGAATGGAATAAACCTGAACCCAAATCAAATGAGATCGAAGTAAAGTCTATCTATACAGGTGTTTGTCGTTCTGACATCGATATGTATTGTGGTACATTTCAGATGCTACCCAAGACTATACAAGGACACGAAAGTCTGGGTGTAGTTACTAAGGTAGGTAAAGATATATCAACTGTTAAGGAAGGCGACTATGTTGGTACTCGCGGAGAACCAGCATTTGCTGATTATTATAACTGCCCGGATAAGATGTTTGTTAAGGTGCCTGATTGTAATCCTAGATTTATTTTAGAACCTATCGCTTGCGGCATTAACATTGCAAAGAGTATAGTGCCGACTACAAATGCAGATATTTTATTGTTAGGTACAGGATTTTTAGCAACAGTTGTTTATACAATACTCGATAGATATTGGGAAAATAAAGTAGTTGTAGTCGGCGAAGCCAACAAAGATTTCTGGTCAAAACAGAATAATGCAGAAGTAAAACAATTAAAAGATGTCCAGAATAAAGGCTTCGAATATATCATAGACTTATCTGATAAACCAGAGTATCTAAACTTGAATGTTTATAAGGAACGTGCTACAATTGTACTTGCTGCAGAAAAGCATCCGCCAGCAGTAACATCGTTCTCACAGTTCCTCTGGAACGCAGTGGATGTGAAGTTTCCAAGTCCGAGAAACGAATCATTCTACAGTGCAATGGTATTAGCAGAAGAACTGCTAAGATATGGCGATTTGGATGTAAGCGGGTTATGGACAAAGTCATATGATAGGGAGACAGAAGTTAAACTAGCATTTGATGAGGGGCTTAATAGGCCGCAAAATTATTCTAGAGGATATATTGAATGGAAGTAAAACCGACAATCTGGATTTTTAGTATAGAGCCCATAGAGACGCGATATACGGGACAATGGCACAGTCGTGTTCCTGCTATGTTAGAAAAACAATGCGGACATAAATTCAACATTGTTCAAGTGGATGGAATTCAAAAAAATACACAAGTCACTCCGGGTGCGTTCTTAAACTTCTCGGATACTAATTATTGGAAAAGTTCGCAGTTGTGTAACTGGATAGAATTCTATAATAGCGGTAAGGTAACACCCGACGATCATTTTTTATTTACAGATGCGTGGAATCCCACTGTTGTTCAACTAAGATATATGAATGACTTGTTGGGGCATAATTGGACACTGCACGGAATGTGGCATGCAGGAAGTTATGATGCATACGATTTCCTGGGCAGATTGATAGGACCTGCTGCGTGGGTAAGAAATGCAGAGCGTAGCTTCTACCATTCATTCGATCATAATTATTTTGCTACGGATTTTCACATAGAGATGTTTATGTTGAATCTGTTAGGTACCAATATGCTGGATGATATTCAGTCGAAGAAAATTATAGGCACCGGATGGCCTATGGAATATATGCCCGACCTGTTTAAGGAATATGATACTAGCGAAAAAGAAGATATCATTATTTTCCCGCATCGTCTTGCACCCGAAAAGCAGGTAGAGATATTTAGAGATCTGGCAGAATCACTACCCGAGTATAAATTTGTTGTGTGCCAGGATAATAAGCTAACAAAGCAAGAATATCATAAATTATTAGCTAAGTCGAAGATTATGTGGTCGGCTAATTTACAAGAAACATTAGGTATAAGTCCGTTCGAAGGTGCATTACTAGGTGTCATACCTTTATTACCTGATAGATTGAGTTATAGTGAGATGTATGACGTAAGATACTTATATCCAGATGAGTGGACAAGTAGCATGGAAAACTATTATAAACATAAGACCGATATTATAACTTTGATAAAGAATACTATGGGTCAATATGATATTATTAGTAAGGATACTAAGGGCAGGTTGGCCCCGCATTTACTGAAGGAATACTTCACAGCATACGGTTTAATAAACCAATTATTAAGGAAATAATATGAGCGAATTTGTAAGAAAAGGTCATGAAGGCGTAACATTTTTTGTAGGCCCCGAAATTGAGCAGACACCTGCATTTAACAAGAAGACATTATTTGTGGTAGGACTACAAGATACACAAACTATCTTGGATCATGCTAAAAAGTATGGAGTCAAGCACATCTTCTTGAGTGCTAACAGATCTTTTGATTCTGTCGACATGGTAAACGGAAAGTATATGGTCGGTAACACACTGGCTTCTGATTGGGATAAACAAATCTTGTTCTTGCTTAATGCAGGATTTATGGTATCTTTAGATTATCCAGCACATAAACATGCTATGGTACTTAATATTTTGAATCAGGATGTATGGCAATCCAGAAACTTTGTACCGGTGCTCAGTGTTGCAATTCCACACGTAAATACATCCAACATTAATTTAACAATTAAGATTGATGATATTAATTTTGGTGCAACAAATCCCGGTGTATGGTGTATGAATCATCATGAAGTAACGGATAGCAATCGCTTCACAAGTTGGAGTGAATATGTAGATGATGTTATTATTACAACAGAGCAGCCCAAACAGGCGCTAAATAAGCCATTGAGCGATGTAAAGAATCAAGCAGAGTTAGGACTTGATCCAGACGCTAAATCACAACTGAAACCGGAAGATGAAGAAACGCAAATCCAGACCATCAAAACGAGTACTATTCAGACTACTAATGATGCAGTTGAAGCATATACGGCTGGTACTACGAAAGACCCGCTATCTGCGAAAGAACCGAAAACAGTAAAGGCTAAGAAATGAGACAGCCAGATCCTAAATTACATCAACGAATTAGTTTCGTTAAGAGCGCATTACGCATTGTGGCAGGATGTAGTCTTGCTGCAGGAAATCTGTTTTTTGCAGGTACAATGATTGTAGTTGCAGAGATATTAGGTATTATCGAAGAGATTGTATGATTAAGCGATATATAAACGTAAAATTTACTAAAGAAGGTACACATAGGTATCCGGAAGCATTAACAGATCCTACCTTAAAGACGGGTAAGTGGGATGATGTATCTTTCTTAGGACACGAACACTTCCACTATTTTTACTTTGTTGTAACTGTGGAAGTATTCCAGAACAATCGTGATATAGAATTCATTCAGTTTAGACGATGGCTGGAATCCTTATATGTGGAAGAACTAAAAATGGACTATATGAGCTGTGAGATGTTAGCAGAACAGCTTATCGATAAAATTCGATACAGGTATGAAGGTAGATACATTAAGGTAGAGATTTACGAAGATAATATTAATGGTGGAATATTAGAATATTTTCCCAACTAATGAGAAGACATAATATTCTAGTTACCGGAGGCTGTGGATTTATAGGTACGCAAGTAGTATATAAATTACACGAAGAAGGTCACAAAATTACTATTGTGGATAAGAATACACAGAACTGGAATGGTCCAGGCGAAGTTATTGAATCAGATTATTGTGACTTCATTAAAACAAATACAACTAAATTTGATACAATAGTGCATCTGGCAGCGGAGCATATTGTGCCGCAAAGCCTGTCAGAGCCGGCTAAATATTACACGAATAATGTGGTAAAAATGCAGGTTATGCTCGATCATATGGTCGCTATAGGCATAAAAAATATCGTCTTTAGTTCTACCGGAAATTTATATGGTAGGCAAGGCAGAGCTCTATATCTAAAAGAAGATATGTATTATGATCCAGAAAATTCCTATGCATCGTCAAAGACAGCAGGAGAATTAATGATCAGGGATTATGCAAGAGCATATGGTATCAAGTATATCACATTTAGATATTTTAATGCCGCAGGTGCTGATCCAGAATGTCGATTCGGATATACACAGCGCCCTGCTACTCATGTTATTCCTATTATATGTAATAAAATAATGAATAATGAAGTATTTCAAATATTCGGTAACAACTATGCTACAAAAGACGGAACTTGTGTTAGGGACTATATTCATGTGTCTGACTTAGCAGAAGGTCACGTACAGGCGATAGAATTCCTTAATGCCGGTTTCAGTAATGAAATATTTAACTTAGGTGGTGGTACCGGTGGCATAAGTTTAACAGAGCTAGTTAAATATGCAGGTGAAGTAGTTGGTAAAGAGCCTATATATGAATATGTTGCACCTCGCAAAGGAGATCCTGCAATATTGACGGCATGTATAGATAAGGCTAAGAATATATTACATTGGGAACCTCAATATAATATAAAAGATATTATATCACATGCATGGAATTGGGAGAAAAAATTTGAAACAAGTAAATGATCATCAGGAAGAATGTCTTAATATTCTTCAGGAAGAATGTGCCGAAGTAATTCAGGCAGCATCTAAAATTAAACGATTTGGTGTAGTGGGTAAGAACCCTGCTTCTACAACAACTAATCTTGAAAATTTAGAAATGGAATTAGGAGATGTATTGGCGTTGGTAGATATGGTTACTAACGCGAATCTCGGTGTTACCGCTTCTGGTATAGAAAAAGCCCGTGTTAATAAGATGATAAGACTATCTAAATATATGCATACATGGGGCGACTCATCTGGTGTATAATTCGATAGGTGACTTGACTTACATATCGAAAATCGCTATAATAACAGATAAGGACTATATATGAAAAGATACATATTCGAATTTGTTATAGAAGAAGGCGATGATGAGTTCTGGAATGACATAAATGATCGTGGCGTAACAGGCTGTGAAGAAGTTTTGGAAGTTGTCACTGTTGCGTTCGATAATGAATTTGAAGGCGTCAGAGTTAAACTTGTTAAATTCGAGGATAAAGAATAATGTTCGGAACTAATACAATAATTGGCAAGAAATTTTTTGATAAAGCACCTAAAGGCAGCTTGTATGTTACAAGTATGTTCTTTACGTTGCAAGGAGAAGGACCCTATGCTGGTCTACCTGCACTATTCATCAGATTAGCAAAGTGTAACCTAGCATGTTCTTTCTGCGATACTTTCTTTGATGACGGTACATGGATGACATATGATGAAATTCAGCATAAGGCATTTGATACTATTCGTAATTATTGGGCTACACGGACACCGCCAGAAGTGCCGCCGGAGTGGGCAATGACTCGTTTCCCTCGGCCACAGCCAAGCTTCCATTGGCCGAACATTGTCTTAGTTATCACGGGTGGCGAGCCGATGTTGCAATCTAATTTATTAGGTTTTATGGATAGTGTTGAACCGGTATTTAAGGCAATTCAAATCGAAACTAATGGCACAATAAGCAATCCATATATAGCCAGTCACGTCACTGTTGTATGTTCTCCCAAGTGTTCGGAAAAGAACGGTGTAGCAACAAAGTATTTAGCACCGACTGATATGATTCTTAAGCGGGCCGACTGCCTTAAGTTTGTAATGAGTGCGGACCCGGTAAGTCCATATAGCACAGTCCCGGAATGGGCACACGAATGGAAAAGACTTAATCCGGAGAAAGAAATCTATTGTTCCCCTATGAATGTATATAATGACTTTCCGCAGAAGATTAAATTACTTCGAGCAGAGAAAGGTGAGATCACAATGGCAGAACGATCTACAGTAGATGAGGTAATTTCTTTCTGGGAACCTGGATTATTAAACTTAGTAGAAAATCAACGTAATCACGAATACACAGGTAAATACTGTCTTGATCATGGATTCAAGCTGAACCTACAACAGCATTTATATGTAAGCATGGCATAATGGAATATCAAAGTCAGATTTACATTTCAGATTTGGATTTTAAAATATCATTCTCAGATTAAAATCTGAACCTAGAAAATTTACGTAAATTTTCTACCTATACACAGGAATAACGATGTCAAAAAAATTAATACCCTTTTCATTATTGCCATTTACATGGGGGATGGCCGGAAAAACAAGAGAGCGAGCCAGAGCTGAGTATGAATTATCAGGGTTCGAATTAGAGCGGAAATTACTCGAGTTATCCAAAGACGAGCTCGACGAGGATACTTATTTTAAACGATTTAATGATCTGGAATTAAGAAGAGGTGTAATAGACAAGGACGAATATGATCACTTACTTCTAACACTCATTAAAGACGACGGTGAAAGAAAACAAGCATTGTTGAACCTTAAAAAGGAACAAGGAAAGATTACCGAACTCGAACACGGCAAACAAACTGCTACATTAAAAGGTGAGCCATGGGTAACTGTATTAAGCATGGACTTTGGTGGAAAGAAATCATTAGAAGGTAGCTTCGAATTAGATTGGAATGAGTTGTTTGTAGAGAATCTTAAGAAAGAAGGTTATGAAGGGCTGACTCCAGATAGCATTGTTAATCAGTGGTTTATGGAAGTATGCAGAAATGTAGCGTTAGAAGAATTCGATGGTACGGGTGATTTCACTGCAGATTCGGATGCCAACATGGAAGCAATGAGACGCTGGAATGCAAACGATAATTCGACCCCTAAGGCGTTTGGTGAAGGTAGACGTGGATACAAATAATGCACTTAAGGACCTACTATGCTATGAAGGCCAGATTAGGTGGCGAGAAAATGACAAAACATCAGAAACTCTGCTGGAAATATTATCCAGTCCCCGGGTGCCTTCAGCATGAAATCCATCCGAAACGCCAAGAAATCCTATTCAATCATTACGTCGAACGCCCCCAGAAATCCTGCGTAGTATATTGGCGTTCACACCCAGCAGAATACCAGGCGCTTCTTGAACAGGTCAATGTTGTTAAGCGTCGACCTAGTGTAAGCGACTCGTTGTAAGTTTACAATCTAGCCAGTAGACAGTCACCCTTAAATATAGTATAATCAGACATGCACACATTTATCCATACAGACGGCGCAAATCTATTTCACCGCCAAATTAAAATGACCAATCCTGCATTGGGCATCGATAGTATGATAGGGATGGCATTGCACCTTATTCTTAGCAGTATGAAAAAAGAGTACAATAAATTTAATGGTACTCATACTGTATTCTTTATAGAAGGTCACTCGTGGAGAAAACACGTCTACCCCGATTACAAGGGTAATCGTACAGCGGCCAGAGCATTGCTGACACAAAAAGAACAAGAAGATCATGCCATTCTTACAGAAGCATTCGATGATCTTGTAGAGTATTTAGACACCAAGACTAATGTAACTGTATTGCAGAACAAACATGCAGAAGCAGATGACATGATTGCTATGTTTATCGAGGCACACCCAGACGATAAACACATAGTAATCAGCTCAGACTCAGATTTCTTTCAGTTATTACGGTACCCCGGTGTTATGTTGTATGATCCTGTCAAGGACATCCAGATAAAACAAGATGGAGTTTATGACGATAACGGGAAGAGACTCGAATTCATCTTGTCATCCGATGCTAAGATTAAGCCCGGAAAACGAAATCCTACCTTTGTGTGTGAAGATAAGTGGTATGAATATGCTTTGTTCTTAAAATGCGTCCGCGGGGATAAGACAGACAATATTTTTAGTGCCTACCCCGGTGTTCGGGAAAAAGGCACAAAGTCGAGTGTGGGTATCCGCGAAGCATTCGGCGATCAGACAGCCAAAGGATTTAGCTGGCATAATTTTATGTTGCAGAAATGGGTAGACCATAACCAACAAGAACAAATCGTTAGAGAGCGTTATGAATTTAATCGTATGCTGATAGACTTAACACAGATACCGGACGATATCAAGATAGAATGTCTACAAATCATTGCAGAGGAGACTGGAAGAAAAGCAGTTCCAGCAATTGAGATCGGACACCATTTCATGAAATTTTGTGGTAGATGGGGATTAAAGAAGATAGGCGATAACTCTGTAGATTTTATGCCTATGCTTCGTGCTAAATACATTTCTTAAAAGGAAAAAGAATGTCCGTAAAATTAAAACCGATCACGGAAACCAGCTGGCTGGTGATTAGTGATACAGAAGATAGTCGTGTAGGATTATTAACTGAAATCCGTAACCAATATGTATTAATGGTTAAGGGAGTAAAACAACAATTCGTTGATAGAAAAGAAGTTAACAAATTCTTTAATGAAGATGTGTTTGAAAATGTAGTTGATAAGACAGAGAAAGAAAGTGTAACTAATTATTTCATAAACGGCTACCCAGTAGATTTCGATAGTCCTACCGAGGTATTAATAAAAGGCAATAAGTTACCTCTTTTTAGTAAAAAAGCGACTAGCAATGTGTACTATAGTGCAGGTTATTATTGCTTGCATTTTCCTAAGAATTGGATGCCCGCATTTTGTCCTAAATTTTCTACCTTAGAAACATACGAATATGCAGGCCCATTTAAGACAGAATTAGAGATGAGAAGTGCCTTGACAAAAAATCGCAAACAAAAGAATTCAGACAATGCAGGAAATAAATAAATTCAAATTACGTTTACAGAACGTTAAAAAAGATGTTGTGGAATACAGGATGTCCATGACACAAGCGAAGCAATTGTTGAAAGAGATTGAGGGTCTTCTAATACAAAAAGAAAAACCACTCGAAGTGGTTATCAATGCACCCGCCGAAACAACTCGAATAATAGACGGCGGGCATCTATAGTAAGACCTTCGGGTCTTACCTTTTATACGGCATAACATCTACCCTGCAACGGGGTTTCTTGTTATACACTGTATTTGCAGATTTCATAGCTGCATCTTCCGATTCAAAATCTCTCCAGTGTTTACCATTTATAAAGACTGAATAAGTAGGTATCATTTTGGGACGGCTAGGTTCCCACTGACCGTTAGCCTTGTCGAATTCGGCATTATATCGGGCCTGCTCTAATCTGTTTTCTCGGATTAATTCTTGTAATTTCATAATCTATTATTTATCTGATATTTTAGAAACTCATTAAAAGTGTATTTTTTGATAAATATATACATATTATTGGAGAATACTTACATGGCGAGACCAAAACCCACCATACTTTTAGAGAATGTTAACAAACAATACAAGGCAGAACAAGTGTTGAATGCTGATGCTATCTATGCTGTATTTTATCAAGAAAAGCCTATAAATCTTCGTACACTAAGCCACTTAATTTCTTATCCTGGTCCTAAGTATAAGAAGGTATCCTTTTCTAACTCTGGCCATGCTTTTAATCTAGCAGAGAGATTAAACAAGATGTTCAAGACAAGTGATTTTTCTGTATTTAAATTAGTTACTGGAGTACAGTGTACCGAGGCAGATGATTAATCTGGTATAGAACTTAAGAAAGAGTCGGGATATTTTTCTGCGAATTTACGCATAATTACCCCGGCAGTGCTATTAGCTTCATTTTCTACATCACTGCCGTCTTCGCCATCCATCACGTCACCTTCTAACTGTTGTTTCCAATGTGTTAGTTCATGGGCAAGTGTTCGCATGACATCCAATGGGTGTCTACCTTTTGTAATTACCTTAACGTGGTTTCCATTGAACTCACCGAAAGATTTCTTATCTCCGGATTCAATAAAGGATTGATTACTTATAAGATGGATGTGTGGCAATTCAGTTATACCTAATTCCTCTTTACAAAGCTGAATTAAGTGAGATATTGCAGGTTCTAATATAGCTTCTTTAATCTTCATATTGCTATTTATCTTATCATGTGTTATAATGTAATATGAAATCATTTTTAGATCACACATCATTCTGGGGAGCGGTCGCAGGCTCGATGCTCATGGCACTGAAAATTTCTGTGTCAGGCTGGGCATTCCTGTTATTTCTTTTATCTAACATAGCAACAATTTATTTATTAAAAGATTCGGATGCTTCTAAATCTATAATATATCAAAGTTATTTCTTTGTTGTTATAAATCTTGTAGGTATTGTTCGTTGGTTATTATAAATAGTTTATGTTACCACTTAAAGCGGCTATATTTACCGAGGTCAGGAGTAAGCATGAGACGGCAGCATCGTTAGACGATAACCAACTCAATAAACTCTTATTTCATCATCCTGATGGTGTGAGATTGTCACTGACCGGCTTTATTATTGTTAAGTCTATCTTTACTGTTTATTCATTCGAATTGCCAGATACAATTAAATCCAGACATCAACGGGCGATGTCGAAGATAGATTATCCTTATTTTGTTACAAAAAAGAGATTGATATTATTTTCAGAGAGTGATGCTATTACGATAAAATTATGTGGCGATGTCGAACGGTTCTTGGAGACATACTCTACCTTTGACAGATAGTGTAAAATACAATAATATGACTAAGCACGACGATAGAGAAGGTGATCGGCTAATTGAAGCTCTTACCATCGATAAAGAATTTATGAACCCTGTTAGACCGCATTATTATGTGCGTGGTAAGCTGTGGGAAGACTGGTGGGGATCTGGCACAGGTGCCATGGATGTTATATATCGTAAATCGAGTAGTCCACAACCCGAATCGGCCTTCGCAGAAAAGAAGGTACTTCATAGACTCTTTGGTCCATCACATATTAGTAGAAAGTATGATTTCGAAGGTTGGTATAAAGACGGTGAACTTCATCGTGAAGACGGCCCCGCATATAGACATAAGCAGAGTAGGTTTTGGTTTGTAGATGGAAAATTGCATCGTCTGGATGGGCCGGCAGTTGATGCTACAGGACATCCAAAAGAATATTGGATCAACGGGCAGCAATGGTCTCCGAAAGAATATAAGAAAGAAATTGAACGCAGAAAGCGCAAAGGACTTATAAAATGATGGATGACTTGAAGGACGAACGAATATTTGAACTACAACAGGAAAATATTCGTCTGCGTGGACAGATAACATATCTGCAGGAACAACTATCTAGCCTCGAGGACGAAAAGGATAAAGTAGTTGAGCGACTGGAAGATAAAATCAGCGAGCTCGAGCAAAGTTTGGGCGATGCTTTATACGGGGACGATTAATGCCAAATTATACAGAACCCACCGATAGAGCCAGTGATATGATGTGGGATGCTGGCCTGGGTGGTGGTGGCCCGTGGGTGCATTGTGGCTGCGGTAAGGATCATAGCTTTCCGGAGGATAGCGATGATTCTTTTGGTTATATCGAACTCGCCGGTATGTTATTTGTTTATGGATGCGAAGGGTGTGCTAAAAGTTTGTTAAAATACGAAAAGTTTATTTGGAGCAATCGCAGACACATACGCGAGTATCTGAAGATTAGGGTTGATCAGGAAAAAGCATGGGCAGATCAGGAAAACGTGTTAAATGTATTAGCAGGAATAAAATGAATAAACGACTGCAAGAACTTGAAAAACAATCTATTATCACAATCGAAACTCGGGAAATTTCGGGTGCATGGGATAATGATCGGCCGCCTTATCGTTATGTAACTACTACCGAAACTAAGTTTAGCCCGGAAAAGTTCGCCGAACTTATTGTTCGGGAATGTTTGGGTATTGTCCACCAAGAACATAAGAACGCATTGGAGTTTAATTGGGATAATGATGATACTGCCCAAACAATCAGAGATAGCATTAGTGAACACTTCGGAGTTGAAGAATGACAAAAATAAAAGAGGAATTTTGTATAATATGCAATGCTCCCACTGTATGGATTCGTTCAACTCAGTTTGCGGGCGATCATCCATTTTGCGATAAGTGTGCAAGACAAGAGGAAGATTTCGGTAAAAACGATTCTTACGAATTTTGGTATGAGATTAGACCGATTCCCGTACTAACACAGGAAGAGGAAGATTTTTTAACTCGCATTACAACGAGTGGTGCATTTACATTAGAAGCTACAAAGAAAGTATGGGGAATTAAAGAATGAAGGATGCATTAAAGACATTAGAGACGAATTTATTAGGTCGCGATTTCGTGATCGGAGACCTCCACGGATGCTACGATGTGCTTCAGAATTTGCTAAAGAATATTAATTTCGATACTACCATCGACCGTATGATTTCCGTTGGTGACTTGGTCGACCGAGGTCCCGACCATCTCAAATGTTTGGAACTAATTAGAGAGCCTTGGTTTCATGCTGTGTTAGGTAATCATGAACAGATGATGCTTGAAAAATTCCACTGGCCGCACGGGACTGATAGTATGTGGTTTAATAATGGTGGACAATGGGGAATAGAAGCAATAAACGATAAAAAGAATCCGGCACTGATACCTTCCGATCATAGTGTTGCCCTGTTTGATCTACTGCCACTTGTAGAGGAATTGCCTTACCTTATTACAGTAGATGTAAAGAATGGTAAAAAGTTTCATATCATTCACGCAGAATTCCCGGAGGTACGGGTACCTCTTTCGGATGAAATTTTATCTGACCCGGATGACGTAAGAAAAATAGCAACTGTTCCATGTTATGAAGGTGATTCACTTACATGGCATAGATGTATATTCTACGAGATGTATGAACGCGATTTAAGTAATAGAGATAAGATAGTCAGAGTAATTAAATATAACGACATGACTGGTATGTTTAATGATGAGCTATCACACATCATCTGTGGCCATACAACATTACATCAACCAATTACTATAGTAGGGCAGACTTGTATCGATACCGGCGCATGGCAATGTCGCTGGTCGAATACAGGCGGATATTCGCAGCATGGTGTGGCGCCGAAGAAATGGGCTGGATTAACTTGTGTCGAATTAAATGAATGGAAATTCTACCAGGCCACTGAAACCGAGTTTAAGGAAATAGAGCCTTTTGTTGTGAACAAGGTAGATCTAAAAGATTGACTAGTTTTAAACTCTGTACTATAATAGGACAAAGGATCGGATATGACAACAAATTTTGAAAAACTTATGGACCATTTAGAAAGCATTAGCATATGGAAACCTGCTGATGTGACACAGGAACCAAATACAACTCTGACACAATGGAGAATCTATCGTGTTAAGGGGGATTTTCACGGAACAGGAGATACTATCCATTTTGTAGGATATGCCGGCTATGAAGGTCGTGTTTGTTCTGCTGTCCAAACCTTTGATGTCAAATCACGCAAAGGTGTAACAGGTAGCGGTCGAGTTTATCTATTATCGGGCGACCCGGGATACAATGGCGATGCTATGTATGTATGGGGTCGCTGGTTAGCCATGAATGCTAATCCCGAAGTTGAAGATATAACATTAACATACACGGGTAATGAAAACAATATTCTATAAAAAAGAAGGTCGTAAATATATTCCTGTTAGGGAATATGACGATAGGACCAAGTTCTATAATGCTATGCCGTATGGTAATCACTTAGTGATGAAATATAAGAACGGCGAGCAACGGAATTACGACATTGATCCTGCATTTGCACCGATGATTGCAGCTGGTAGATATTGCAAAGATGCTATCTCACGTGTTATAATGCGTGAGTCAGATTTAAGAGCAGCTAGAGGAAGTACTCTATTGACTGAGGAACAACGGATTGCATGGGCTGCATTGGCAGCATCGTTTGGTGAAGAAACACATGCACTTCAGTGGCCATCTGCACAAGAAGCAACCGATGCCGCCGTAAAAGCGATGCAGGAAGAAGCTGATAAACTGTTAAATAACCAGGCAGTGAGAAATGCGTATGAAGAATTTATGCTAATTTGTAAATTAACCAAGGAACCGAAATGATTACTGCTGAAATTAAAATGGGCAAAGAATACAGCACACAAGTTGCAGGAAAAAATATTGAAGAAATCTTGCGGAAAATTACAGAATTTCATACTATGTCTGAATTTACAAAGACACATTATGAGAAAAAAGGTAAGTTGAACTCAGAGTTGAAGACTGGTTGGTATATAAAGGACCCGAAATGACTATTATTACTCTTAAAGATTTTATGGAATGCACTCAGTATAAAATTACTGAAGGTAGTACCTACGGTTGGGCATGTTATGGTCCGGATGCCTATAACATGGATTTCTGGAACCAGAAACATGACGACACAGGCTGCTCGATAAGTGTCATCTTTGATACAAAGACTCAAGTTGTATATGAAATGCAAGCGTGGGACTATGCTAACCATCGCGAATATCGCTGGATTCATCCGGACTATCTGGAAGCACACAAGGCAGAGGCAGATTGCCGCGGCGTAGATTTTGAAGCATCGCTGGACGATAGTAAGTTCATCGATTTAGATGTCGAAGAAGATATCTTGAAAAAGGCTACTGCCATTGCTGCTGGTAAAGAATATGATACACGCATAACGATAACATTAAATTTGGATGATGAAACCAAATTGTTATTGATGACGCAAGCTCACGAAGCTGATATGACTCTCAACCACTATGTTGAACATATCCTCAGAGAAGCAATAGCAAAATTTTCAATCGAGAAATAATATGACGAGCAAATATACTCTTATATATGAGGATGACGAAGTTACATCCTTTGGCCCAGGTCGTGAAATAAAGCATACTATCACAGGTGAACAGACTTGGCCGGACTTGCTTAATCATATTCAGGATTGGCTCAAAGGCATTGGCTACAATTTCGACGGCACGCTCGAAATTATGGATGGCGATGAAAATGAAGCGAATAAACTTCATGATAAATCTACAACTTAGTATTACCAATCCGTGGTACACGGAAAACTTCCAAAACTTGTTTTGCCGTTCCTGTAAGATTACCGAGCACAAAGCGTGGGAATTTGAAATTTGTCGCTATTCGTATGACTTACTCAAGATAAGTTTTAATTGGTCAGTGCGGTGCGACCACGCCGGACCGTCGTTGGAGTTATGCTTATTCGGATACGGTGTGGAAGTGCAGATTTACGACACCCGACACTGGGACTATGACAACAACTGTTGGAAGGTATATGATTGATATTACGAGAGACCTAGCAAGAAAAGCTGGATTGATTGCCCCTTATGGAAGCGATCACGAGGGGTTACGTGATTTTGACTACAGAAAATTCGCAGAATTAATCATTCGTGAAAGTATTAATCAAATTGAAGAAGTAAGAGCGATCAAAGTTGGCACCGCTGGTCAAGTGTATGATCGAGCATTCGACGATGGGTTACTCGTTGCGATAAGAACACTCGAAGGACATTTTGGAGTTGAAGAATGACTATTTTATATTGGGCAAGTATAGTAATTTCCGAGTTTGTTATTATCAGCTTCTTATTGAATGTATGGGAAAAGAATCGTTGAAACGCCGCTGGGGTATCGATGCGTATAATTCGTGGCGTTATGAGATGGGAAAGAAATGATGGGAACTATTTATTTATTAACAGTATTACTTTCGTTTGTGTGTATTTTCTACGGCACTCGAAAGCAGCGAGGCTCTATCACTATTGTTGATATTTGCATCGGCGCGGTCGTCTCTTTGGTGCCTATGATTAATTTGGTTATGGCTTTTTATGTACTTTTGGAAGCTAAGATATTCAGAAAGAAAATACACTGAAGTCAAATAACGTGCTAATATTTCATTTTTTAGCGGCAGATAATAAATATCATTATCATGATACATTACATAAAAGACACCCTAAATTCCTTTCTATCCTTTATCAAAGACGATCCTGTCCGCCCGGAAATTCCAACTGAGTTCCGAGTAAGTGACGGCCGTATAGTTATTGCACTATCCAACGATTTATCGAATAGTACGCCTGATGCTATGGTATGTGTCAGCTTCCATTCTGAGATTCCCGAGAACGTTGCCGAACTATCAACTAATACCGATAATCCAACTATGGCGGTGTTTTATACAATATGGAGTTACAAACCAGGTGCAGGCGCCGAACTGTTACTAAAGGCTGTCGATAGCATTCGCATACAATATCCAACAGTAACACGATTTGTCACACTAAGTCCTAAAACGCCTATGGCTCGCCGATTCCATTTAAAGAATGGTGCTGCGATTTTTAGGGAAAACACGGATACCGTTAATTACGAGTATTCGATCTAATTAATATTCGGAGTTAAATGATGTACATACACAGAGATGATTTAAAGAAGATGGTAGAGATTATGGATAAATTTCCTAATATCGAAACCTTCTTAATTGAACAGGATAATTCGAGCGGCATAGGTTCAACCACTTCTATGACAATACGGACCACAATCGAGGGTGAAGAGGGCGAATTTAAGATTGAAGTATCCGGCGTAGAAGGTTGGTAATGAATGAACAACTGAAACAACTTGCCGAACAGGCCGGTATACCGTTCGTTCGAGTAGTATCTGGGTCAGCACCTGCTTATGTAATTTGCCCTGAAGAAGCATTAGAAGAATTTGCTAGATTAATTGTTAAAGAATGCTCCGATGTTATTATGACCAAAGACCGATATCGTCGAGAATATTTTGCTTCTGTAGTAAACAACCATTTCAAAAGTAACCTTAATCCACTAGACAATTAATAATCAATTACATATAATACACTACACACAAAGGAGTTTATATGATCTTTTTAGAATTGGTTGGCGGGTTTGTGGCACTGGTGCTATTCATTGGGTTTCTGACTCAAATAGTGATGCCCTTCTTGTTCAGCACCCCTTTCTTTCCTATGTTCCGTAAGGTTACTCCTCTGCTTGTTGCAGTTGAGGAAGCTGAACACGAACTGGAAGAAAAGACCGAACTGTATCGCCTTCAAAAGCGACTGTTCGATTTAAATCAAGAGCAAGCTGCCCTTGAGCAGAAGATTGTCGAAGCATCGATAGTCAAATCTTAATCATGTTACCAAGGAAAAACTACATGAACACCCCCACAATTACCCCGCGCCGAATTCTAGTCGGCGCTCTATCAGGGCTTGCATTTTTCGCACTTCTGATATGTCTGCCAATGCTGGTGGAAAATCTTGATGCGAAGAACCTCATGGTGATTCAGGCACTTGGCGGCGATCTGAATACTTTTACTGAACCCGGTTGGAAAGCCCAGGCGTTCGGCAAAGTTACAACGTATCAACGGCGTGATCAGTTCTCGTTTAGTTCCGTGAAAGATCAGGGAAAAACGACTGATGAATCAATCTCCACTCGCTTCAATGACGGTGGTCACGGTAACATCTCCGGAACAGTGAACTGGCAGATGCCGTTGAAGCACGAACAGATCGTGGCGCTTCACAAGGACTTTGGATCAGTCGGCGCCATTGAGCAGCAATTGATTCGCCCGGCGATGCAGAAAGTTATTTACAACGTCGGACCCACAATGAGTTCAACTGAATCATCGGCTGAAAAGCGTCCTGAGATTCCGAAGTACATTGACGATCAGTTGATTCACGGTCCGTATCTGACAAAGACTGTCACAGTCACGCAGAAGGATCCGATCACTGGTGCTGATAAGCAAGTGGCTGTGGTGCAGATTGCAATGAATGACAAGGGTCAGCCGATGCGTGAATCTGAATCCCAGATTACGAAGTATGGCATCATTTTACAGCCGGTCTCAATCAACGAAATCAAGTACGACCAGATCGTTGAAGACCAGATCAAGCAACGTCAACAGTCAACAACTGGTGTTCAAATCTCTATCGCCAACGCAAAGAAAGCTGAACAAGATGCGATCACAACTGAGCAACAAGGTAAGGCAACTGCGGCTAAGGCAAAGTGGGAACAAGAAACACTGAATGCCAAGGAAATTGCTTTCGCTGAAAAGGCTGTGGCTGTGGCAACGCTAGGTGCAAAGGCTGCTGAACAATACAAGAAGGAACAAATTCTTCGTGGTGAAGGTGATGCACAAGCAAAGTCTCTGCGAATGAACGCGGACGGTGCTTTGGATGCAAAGCTGGAAGCGTATGTAACTGTATCAAAGGCTTATGCAACTGCAATGGGTGAATATCAAGGCGCTTGGGTTCCGAGTGTAGTGATGGGTAATAGTGCCCAAGGCGGAAACGGTGCTGCTGCTCTTGTTGAAATGCTCACTGCTAAGACTGCGCGAGAACTTGGTATTGATATGTCTGTCACTAAGGGCAAGACTTCTAAGTAAGAAACATAGGTGGCAACACCTATTGCAATATTAGGGGTTATACGCTATAATGTGTGTAACCCCTTTATTTTTAGGAAACAAAATGAAAACACTTACATTTAATGTAAACAGCTGGCACTTTTTGCTTGCTACAAAAGTAGCCAACTACAGGGTGCCCAGCGTCTGCGAATATAGCGACGGTGAGTTTTATACATACGGAGATAGTGCAGATATCTGCACATACTCCAAGCATGTTATGGGCGGTGCATTGCTATTGGCAATAGCCGCTGCCTTAATAGGTTTGGTCGGTTTTCTTCTGGCACACGTCCTGATCGGTGTTTGGTTCAGTTTCATGCTCGGTACTTGGTTCTTCTCTTCTTGGGCGGAAGTAACCATGATTATCACTCTTCTGGTTGTTGCGACCTTCGGGATGACATTTCTGTTTAAATGGTATATCGAACGCAAGAGAAGCACCGAATATCGAAATAGACCGGACGGTTTTGTGAAACACGCCTACAGGAGCTGGAAGGAAAAATTCTGTGTTAAAATTAATTTTGTAGAAGCTGGCGGCAACACATGAAACTAACTGAAGAAGAAAAGCAACTAGTGCTGGATCATCGTGCCAAGATTAAAGCAGCAGTAGATTTAAAAGAGAAACAACGAACCTGTGAACACTATTGGCGTTTTGCTGGTCATGGACATAATGATACTGCGTATGATTGCACCAAGTGCGGAGCCACAATGTGGAAATGAAATGAAACTATGTCCTGATTGCGCTCCAGGGTTCACTTGCTGTGACCACTGTGCTTACTATAACTTCAACGGTGATGCTGAAGGTTGCTACACCGGCGATGGTTGGTGTCGCCTGCATAAAGAAAAGAGAGATCCTGGCAGCGATTGCGAGGAGTATTTTTGTTTTCAACTGTTAAACCCAGAGGGTGTGGAGCCGAAGCATGAATGAACAAGTAAAACAAATCAGAGACCAGGACATTGTGCCTGTATTGGAAAATGCGTTGAACTACGGTAAGCCATGGGACACATTATACCTGGCTTCTTTAGAAGAAATAACAGAGTTGCGTAGGCAAGTAATTGAATTGGGCGGAACATTACCAATGATCCAACCATTGGGTAAATCTACACCTGATTATCAAAAATTGTATTTCAAAGACCCTCGGGAGCCGAAGCATGAATGAATATACAATCCTGCGGCCCGTTGTGTTAGGTTTTCTGACACACAATGATTCGTATGACATGATCATCGGACCAGAGAATGGTCACCTAAAGTTTGACGGTAAAGACATTATTTTTGTGGATAGTAAAGGGATTGAACATGTATCCCACACATCCAACAATGCCATTGCGCTTTGGTTAGAACGCGGTAGTCTGGAGCCGAAGCATGAATGAACTAATTAAAGAACTTGCCACGCAGGCTGATATTAAGTTTTTAGATTTTCACGGCAGAGAATATTGTGAAGCGTGGGTAGAACAACAAGAAAAGTTTGCCGAACTTATTGTTCGGGAATGTGCCGAACAAGTTAAAAACCTGCGTGTTAATGATTACGGTATTTCTGGTGCAGAGATTATAAGAGAACACTTTGGAGTAGAAGAATGATTGACGAAAATAGATACGAATGGGAAGTATATCATAATGGTGTATTACTTGGTGTAACAAACACTGAAGGTAGACACCAACTAGTTCATGAAAAAGTAGAGCCGCCAATTGATCCACGGGCGCTTGAATATAAGTTGGTGATTAAACAACACTTTGGAGTAGAAGAATGAACGAACGAATTCGACTACTTGCTGAACAGGCTGGTATTGCCGTGTGGGGTGATGCTGTGTATATGTACGATCCAAAAGATACTCTGGACTCTACTGTGATGAAAAAGTTCGCCGAGTTGATTGTTCGGGAATGTGGTGAGTTTTGCGGGCACGATCATGAAGGGGTAGTTGCGATGTTTAAACATTTCGGAGTTGAAGAATGAATGAACGACTTTTAGCCCTGCAAAAGCAAGCCTATGCGTATGCAGACAAGCACACACAAGAAGGTGACAATCAGTTCGCCATGATCCAACTTGGTAAGTTTGCCGAACTTATCGTGCAGGAGTGTGCTGACATTGGTAATCATGCAGCGACACACGGTGAGGCAAGATTAGTCCGGCCTTCTATTTTAGAACATTTTGGAGTTAGTGATGAATGAACGAATTCGACAACTTACTCTTAAGGCCGGCGGGCAAAGAGATTATGAAAAGTACCATAAACAGCCCTGGAATTTTAGTGAATCAGAATTGGAAAAGTTTGCCATGCTTGTCATTCAACAATACGAAAACGACAAGCGAGAAGGTCGGCGTGACACAATGAGTGAGTTAGGTTACAGCAGAATAGGAAGAGGTAATATATGAGATTAAATGGCCGAGTAAAAAAAGGTTGGGGATCGGAAGAAATTTGGATATCTAATGACAAATATTGTAGTAAACTAATGCATTTCGATAAAGATTCTAGATTCAGTATGCACTTTCATTCAGTTAAAGAAGAAACATGGCGTATCATGAGTGGCAAGTTCTTAGTCAGATATATTCAGACAAGTAATGCACAGATATTTGAATGTACTTTAGAAGCAGGGATGATACACCATAATCCACCACTATCTCCGCATCAAGTTATCTGTCTTGAAGCAGGCACTATTCTGGAAGTTAGTACACCGGATAGTGTAGAAGATAATTATCGTGTTATGCCGGGAGATAGCCAGAAGTGAATATTATATTAACTGGTTATAAAGGATTTATAGGCGGTCATATGTTGACCGCACTAGAATCTGCAGGACATTCTGTGTCAACTTATGAATGGGGCGAGAGTAATCTCCCTAGTGTTATGGAACAAGATTGGGTTATACATATTGGTGCAATCAGTAGCACAACTGATAGAGATATAGAAAAGGTAATGAGACAAAATTTTGATTTTAGTCGTCAATTGTATAATGCTTGTAAAACATACGGAGTTAATTTTCAATATTCGAGTAGTGCAAGCGTTTACGGACTAAACAGCACATTCAAGGAAGATGCCCGATTGGATCCTCGCACTCCGTATGCATGGAGTAAATACTTATTTGAACGATATGTGCGTGATCATCCCGGTGGCAATATTATTCAAGGATTTAGATATTTTAATGTCTATGGGCCCGAAGGTGAAGAACATAAAGGCGATCAAGCAAGCCCACATTTTAAATTTACAAAGCAGGCTAAGGAAACTGGTGTAATTAAGTTATTTAAAAATAGTGAAAATTTTATGAGAGATTTTATTCAAGTCCAGAAAGTAATAAAAACTCATCTGGATTTTTTGAATATTAATAAAAGTGGATTATGGAATCTGGGAACAGGGCAGGCATCATCTTTTGAGTTGGTTGCTCGTACAATTGCAAAGGAGTATAATGCAAGAGTCGAGTACATCGATATGCCGGATATTTTAAAAGATTCTTATCAAGCATATACATGCGCCGATATGCAAAATTTAAACAATACTTGTAATATAAAATGAAACACACAATCACTCAGTATGACACTACACATCAGGGAAAGTTTGAACCGTCTTGGTATGCTGATGTGTGGGCGTCCGATACTGTGTTGAAGATGCAGGTTAAAGGAATGCCATTTAATAGTGTGTTTCACATGGACCGCAAAGCAATCCCACAACTAATTAGCATACTGAAAAGTATACAAGAAGATGAATAAGAAAATTAACCCAGAATCAGTATACGACAATGAACGGCTGGTGTCAATCTATGACAAACAACAGCTGGCGCCGGAACAGGACATCGTATATCGCCTGAAGGAGCGAGCCCGCATACGCCGGCAGATTCCGGGTAGAAAGAGTGTTCAGGAAAACAAACCGGATCGCATAGCAGACCTATTGGAAGAGGCAGCACATGAGATAGTTCAACTGCGTGATATAAGTAAATTATTGAAGCAGAAATAAATATATGATATATGACAAAAGATCAAAACAAGAATCAAAACGAGGAAGTAATCAATTTGATTGAGCGTTTGGAAAAATTTCCGCATATACAAAATAAATTGCGTTTACATTGGGGATACAAGGCAGGCAGAGAGTTATTAACTAGCTTAACATATTCTGATCGACCAAATAGGCAAGGTTTTCCATTTGATGCGGTATTGGCAATAGATGCGCTCGTCGATTTGCATGATGCATACTATCCCAAATTTAAACCTTTACTTGATCCGGTTTGGGACAACAATTTTCGAAATACAACAAGGAAGATTTAATGAAACTTATTTATAGAACTGGCAATTTACTTGATGTGACATCCGGTCATATTGTTCACGGATGCAATGCACAAGGTGTTATGGGTTCCGGTGTTGCCTTAGCAGTAAAGAGGAAATATCCCGGAGCGTATACCGACTATGTCACTATCCACGAAGAGGAAGGACTCGATTTAGGTTTTGCATACCCTTTCTGTCCTACCGCCGAGCTTGTCATATGGAATGCAATTACGCAGGACGGATTTGGCATGCCTACAAGAAATTGTAGTTATGATGCAATACAGTCCTGCTTCGAGCAAATCAATCATGCTGTGTCATTCTTAGAAGATGTTGTGTCCGAATTACATATCCCTTTAATTGGCGCCGGATTAGGTGGCGGCAATTGGAATATTATTTCTACCATTATTGAAGAGACGGTAACATATCCTACCTATGTTTGGTTAATTGACGGCAAAATGCCCGTGTAATATCCTGTTGACAGGTTCCACTATTAGTGCTATAATTAAGGCATACAATAGATAGGAGTGCAATATGGCTGCTGAATTTGGCTGGATTGGCTGGTGCAATGAAGATAATCATGACAAAATCTGGGGATATTTGTACCGTCCGACGCCCAATGCCCGCAAGTGGGCGACCAAGCGTGTCGGCTGGAATTGTGCTAAATTTTGGGCAGCGCGTGGCAAAGCTATGCAGTTTAAGGCCGACGTCACCGGGTATGAGTTGGACAAGCTCGTTAATTCCAAACGCAAGAAAGGCTATGTGCCTATCACTGAAGATAGACTCTACCAAATTTGGCCAACCTTCAAAGAAGACATGGAAGGCAAATTGATTATGGAATTGTTAGCAGGCCACGTAAAGTAGCCAATTGACACATACTGCCAATAAACGTATAATATACAGATAGCAACTTTTTAACCCTTGGAGAATAATTTAAATGGCTACACTTGATACCTCCCGCGTCGAACGTCCACGTGATGTACGCACCCTTCTTACTCGTTGTATGAAGGTAGGTCGTCCTGCAATGATTTGGGGACCGCCTGGTATTGGTAAATCTGAATTGATTGCAGAGATCGGTGAAGAAACTGGTCGCCCTGTGATTGATATGCGTCTGCTGTTATTGGAACCTACCGATATTAAAGGTATTCCGTACTTCGATCCCGAGTCAAAGACAATGAAGTGGGCACAGCCTGCTGACTTGCCTACCGACACATATATGGCAAATGCCATTCTCTTCTTGGACGAAATCAATGCTGCACCGCCCAGCGTTCAAGCTGCTGCATATCAGCTTATTCTTAATCGGCGCGTCGGCGAATATCACTTGCCAAAAGGTGTATCTATCGTCTGTGCAGGGAATAGGGATAGCGACAAGGGTGTGACATATCGTATGCCAAGTCCGTTGGCTAATCGTTTGGTTCACATGGAAATGGCGGCCAACTTTGAAGATTGGCAAAAATGGGCAATCGCTAACCGCATCCATCCAGACGTGGTAGGTTTCTTGTCGCATCACAAACAAAAATTGTTTAACTTCGACAGCAAGAGCCCGGACAAGGCATTCGCTACCCCGCGTACTTGGGTATTCGTTTCGCAACTGATTAGCGATGATATTCCTGAGTCGATGAATACGGCGCTGGTTGCTGGCACTGTCGGTGATGGCTTGGCAACAGAGTTTAGTGCTCATAGAAAGATTTCGGCTCGCATGCCTAAGTCGGAAGATGTGCTGATGGGTAAGGAAAAGTCCCTTAATGTTAAGGACTTGAGCGCAATGTATTCGCTGACTATTTCTATGTGTTACACACTGAACGAATGGGTTGCGAAGGCTAATGCAAAAGAAGACGGGTTCAATATGGACACATGGCATGAGTGCATCGATCACTTCTTTGCATACATGATGAGCAATTTCCAGACAGAAATGATTGTGCTCGGTGCTAAGACTGCACTACGTGATTACAACCTGCCTATTCGTCACCGGCAACTGAAGACGTTCAAGACATTCCAAGAAAAATACGGTAAATACATCCTGGAAGATTAAAAAAGGCCCGCAAGGGCCTTTTCCACTTGACTGTTTAACTGTATAAATGTATAATACATACAACAAAGGAATTAAATGATTAACAATAGTGCCGAAGCAGTATTGGAGCAATTGACAAGGGCTCGAATCTCATTACTTCTCCAACAACCATTTTGGGGAACACTTGCAACACGACTGATTCTGAGGGATGCTACAGACGATCCTTGGTGTAAAACCGCGGCGACGGACGGTAGATACTTCTATTACAACAGAGACTTCATTAGCAAGCTCGATCGACCCGAGTGCATCTTCCTGGTAGGACACGAAGTAGAACACTGCGTATATGACCACATGGACAGACGAGGTAGCCGCAAACCAAAGATGTGGAATGCTGCTGCTGACTATGTCATTAATTGCGAGTTGGACGAACATCACATCGGTGTTTTACCTAATCCAAAAACATCCGGGGTAACTGCATGTTTCGATAAAAAGTACAAAGGAATGTGTACAGAAGAAGTGTATGAACTGCTTCTTAAGGATCCTAACTCCAATTGGCCCGAGTTCGATATTCACTTGGAACCAGGTGATGGCAAAGGTGAGCCGATGACAGAAGAAGAACAACGTGTTCTGTCAGATGAAATTCGCAATGCTGTTATGCAAGCGGCTAAGGCTGCAGGCGCCGGACATACACCGGCAGGTGTTCGGCGCCTGTTGAAGGATCTTGTTGAGCCACAGATGGATTGGAGAGAGGTGCTTAATATGAAATTGCAGTCTATGGTAAAGGCAGATTTTACCTGGGATCGTTGCTCGCGTAAGATGCAAGCAAGCGGCATATATCTGCCTGCTACAAAGAACGATTTCAAAGTTAAAGCGGCTGTAGGCGTAGACGCTTCCGGCTCTATGAGTGACGATATGCTGCGTGATTTACTAACCGAAACAAAAGGTATTATGCAACAGTTCATGGACTTTGAGTTAGAAGTTTGGACTTTTGATACAAAGGTTTATAACTATCAAAAGTTTACGCCAGATACGCTCGACGATATCGACCAGTATGATATAAAGGGCGGAGGCGGGACTGACTTCATGTGTAATTGGAAATTCATGAAGGAGAAAGGTATTTGTCCTGAAAGATTCATTATGATGACCGATGGATATCCATGCGGATCCTGGGGAGACCCGGATTACTGTGATACACTCTTTCTTATTCACGGAGACCCCGGTCGCAAATTGGTTGCGCCGTTCGGTATGACAGCTTGGTATGAGGCAGATAGCCATTCACCGCAAAACAGGAAAAAATGAAATGAAAAAACTTATTGCTATTATCTTAGCAGCCGCTATGCTTTCTGGCTGCACATCTACCACTCAGTTTGGTCACTGTGTTGGTATTGCCGATGATAAGAATCCAGAACTTGTTTATAAACTAAGTGTATGGAATACATTCTTGGCAATTGTATTTTCAGAAACAATCATTGTGCCTATCTTTGTATTGGTTGATGAGACGTTTTGTCCCGTCGGAACAAAAACTCCTCTGAAAACACCCGTACTGTAACAGTAATTTCATCAAACATTAAAAGTATAGATAAATACTTTTAATGTCCTCGACCTCATTATTATTCAAGCTTAAAAATCCTGAATCTTTAAATAAACATCCTCTTTTAGATATTTTCTTTAAAGCTTGGATAGACGATTCTTGTAATAATGAAGTTAGTTACAGACTCGAAAGAACAACTGTGACTCCGCGCATTGTCGAAGAAACATATATAGTGGATTTTGATAGAAGAGAAGATGCTGTAGCACTTAGATTAAAAGGTGTCCCATCCGAACTACAACACTATGTCGAATTTGTTGCTTAAGACGAGTTGACAATTACGTTATACTGCGGTATAATGTACTATTGGATCACAATGATCCTTTAAATTAAGAATAATATGTCGGATACCTTACTTTTAAATGCCAATGGCATGCCCTTATCGCTTATCCCGCTCTCTGTTGTGAGCTGGCAAGTCGCTATGAGATTAGTTTTCACTGATAAAGTGAAGGTATTGAAGTCATACGATAGCTGGACTGCCAGATCGCAATATTTAGATATGGCTATCCCTTCTATCATTATCATGACAGAACAGGTTAAGTGGGCTAAGACATTGAAGTACAGCCGCGCCAATGTGTATCTGCGAGACGATTTTACCTGCCAGTTACAGACAACAAGCAGGTGCAGGGATCGTGCAGGTAAGGTAAAGTTTGTCGACTTAACACTCGACCATGTTATTCCGCGTTCGCATGGTGGTAAGACTGTTTGGAACAATGTATGTACATCCTGCAAGGCGTGTAATAGCGATAAGGGTGATGATCATACTATTGTGCCAAAAAAGAAGCCTGTTAAACCCACATACTACGAAATTCTTGCAAAGCGCAAAACTTTGCCCTTGCATATTAGAGATGAAGAATGGAAGTTTTATGTGGATTGGCCGGATCACTTAGTAACTGTTCTGCCACAGCCAACTGGGCATGCCACTTAAAAAGGGACCTTCGGGTCCTTTTTATTGACTTTTCGTCCAATAAAATACCATTTTCCTCCACGAAGAGATAAATAAAATACATATAGAATAGTATGTATTTAATTTTATGGAGACAATAATGGTAAATGCTGATAAATTATCACAAAAAACACTGTCGGGATTACCCGATGATTCATTACAATTACCCGAAAAAGAGCCGCAGCCGGTGCAGCTAACAGTAAACGACCTTCAACTACTTGCCCGAATTATTGATTTGGCATCTCGAAGGGGAGCATTTCAGGCGGTTGAGTTGGCTGATGTAGGTACAGCATTTAACAAGCTCACAGGCTTTCTTGCCTGGGTAGAGAACGAAGAAAAGAAAAAAGAGCCGAAGGCTCAATAAGGAGATAATATGGCTATCGAAAATTTAAAAAAGCATGTAGGAACATTAAATAATACAGGTGTACGAGTTGCAGTTGTATTTAGAAAACTACCAAACGACGAAACAAATTGCTTAATTGTTGAAACAGAGCGTATCCCGGATAGTTATCATGATTACATGATACAATGTGCTAACAGCAAAGAAGCAGCCGAAACAAATGAATTCTATGAAGTTCTGAATCGAAGAACATTCCCAGACGGGCAGAATTGTTTAACTGCATTGCATCAACGTGGATTCTTAAGGAAGGAGCCTGTATCTAATATCACAATGATTCCTTTACCAGGACACATGGTCCCTTTAGCACTTATTAATGCAACTATCGATAAGAAGGTTGACGAATATAAGGCTAAACAAGCAGGTCAGCAAGTAGTTGAGCCAGTTGTACTTCCTACAATACCGGCAGTTCCAGGTATAGATACATCGGCAATTGCTAAAGGATTACTTCTTCAAGCAGAGTTACTAGAGAAAGATGCAGCAGCAAAGCGCGAGGAGGCTTACGCATTAGATCCCAGCTCAAGACCAGGTAAAGGAAGACCAGCTTTACCGGTGGATGTAAAGGCCGTAAAGCTAGAAGAACAAAAGGTTAAGCGTAGAGAACGTGACAGAGCTAAAGCAGCAGCGGCCAAAGTAGATAAGGTGGATTCTGCAATTAGCACCAAAGTTGCGGCAAAATTAAAGAGAGATGCTGCTAGATAATAATATTATCCCATCGAGTAATAGGTCGATCATTCGACCTATTTTTGTATAAATATACTATACGGGAGATAATATGGCAAAGAAAACAGTGACAAGCTTTAGTATTAATAAGGCTATTAGTAGAACAAGTAAACCATCTGTATTCGATCGTATAGTCAGGGAGATAGATGCTAAAGAAATTCCATTAGAATATATAGATCAGATTCTTGTACTCTATACAGATGGTAATATAGTAGAATTGACAGGTGATGACTTACTTAATCCTGTCCTAATAGATAAATCTGCATTATGTAATATGCTAGATCATCCCTTTAAACAAATGAAAGATATAGAAATCTTTATAAAGGCTGATAAGTTAGAAGACGATATCAATAATACAGTAGAAAGATACTTAGGTAGTTACTGTTAAGAATCGGAACAGTCTTTTGTCAATGTTTTGTTTGTTTTACGGGACCAATCCCATTTAACAATTTTAATATTTCTACTAAATCTATCTTCTAACCATGCAAAATCATTTATCATCGAGAGCCGTTCAGGGCGAGTGCTAAACATTTTACCATATACAGCACCTTCGACTGCACCCTTAATAGTAAATTCTCCAAATTCTCTATCTGCTCCCTTAGTACACCACTCATTTAATCTGTATTCCGTTTCTTCATTATTATGATTAGGTATTATCTTAGATGCTAATTTCACACACTCTCTAAAACCACTTCTCCAGGCTGAAAAAGGATCTGTGTTAAATCGGGTGATATTGCTAACTTCCTCTTTTACAACAAGACTCTTAGATACGGTGGTAGTAAAGTCTACGGGAGAACCTATATATCTTATTAATCCAAGTGTGGGAAATAATTTTACGCCACCATACCCATATTCCAAATCATTAACTGGATTATGCGAGTACCAGACATGAACAGATTGCCTTTCGAGTGACTGTGGTTGGTATGAAAAATCAAATGTAGATACGATTTCAGCATCGGCATCAATAATATAAAACATATCGGTCTCTGCCAGACGGGCCGCCATCTTATGAGCCTTCAAGATACCTTTTACTCCGTGTAATCTTTTTGCCTTAGGAAATCTATCTAATAATTTCTTATAGTTTGCATCGCTATATTCTTCGTCGTAGCTTAAAAATATTATATCAAAATACGGATATGTGTATATCTTATCGGCAATATTTTTAATCTTAATTGTACCATTCTTTAGTGCAGTGTCGTTAAATATTTCGGGTTCGTCTAATACTTCGACAGAGTCATATAATCTCACAGATGTATCATTATTCCATACATGAATATAATTTCTGTCCCATTTTACGACCTTAGGTATATATGAAAAATCAAATTTATCGAATATAATTTCTTTATCTGTTTTAATAATATAGAAGTATCTACTGCTACAATTCTTTGCTATCGATACTAAAATTTCGGTTGTTAATTCGGAATTTTCAGACATGAATTTTCCATCTACATCTAACTTCTTGCAAATCTTGTCACAAACATATTCTGTCTGCTTATCGTAAATTATATAAACATTCTGTCTCATCTGAATTCCGTTAAGTATGTACTTATTTATCTTACTTCTGTTGATTAAAATAATATTATATACTATAATATGTTCAATATCAAGGAATGTCGGTGAAATATTTAATTGTAATTATTCTAGTGCTGTCTATTCTATCAGTAAATGGGCTTGTTAACGAACGTTCCATAATCGAAACCAACAGGCAATCGATAGACGAAATAGTCATAAAGACAACTGACGATACAATATATCTTGACGTTCATCTTAATAAAGAACTATCCTGTATCAATGCTATAAAAGAACTAGATGTTCAAGAATTTGTGATAGAAGGCGAAGTGTATAAACCACTATGCACTAAATTAAAACCATCTCTGCTTCGTATTATATTTAAAAAATCAATTAGCGTATGAACGAACTGATATTGGTAGAATTCTTGTCTGATGTAGACGGCGGGTCTATTTTACTAGAAAAAGTTCATGCATTAGATAAGGATGAGTTTGAAATTGTACATCTTTTTACTGATGTAGAAAGCGGGCAGGCCACAGTGTGGGGTAAAATCAATTCTTCATATGCATCTGTTATAAAATTACGCGATTCATATTTTGCAGAGCATATGCGAATATCCTATATTTCTGACGACCTTAAAAATAAGTATCGGCGATAAGATAAATAGTGGATGACAACCATAGACGAAGTTCAAGCATTACCGACCAGCCCATTTGCAGGTTCCGGCCTAGTAGCGATAGTTATAACAAGTGGAGTTCCCAGTTACTTTAAGGTCGTAGGATCGGAACTAAGTAACATTATCTCCTTTAATTGGTATCCCGAAAATCGAGCAAGCGTAATATTCGAAACTCGACAATTCATTCCTGTAGATGATACGATAGGCACCTGTATGGTTAAGGTAACAGATAACCTTTTAGATATTACTGATCGCGGTGGCCGCATTAGTTTCCAAATAAATGATGGTAGTACAATATCTTTCCCTGTCGTAACATACGGCCCAACCTCTGTAGGTCCATTATGGACGGCACCGGCAGTAGGCCTGAACACAGGTTGACATTAAATAATATATGTAGTATAATAAAGAGATGAAGACTCTTATTCTAGCTATATGTGCATCTGCTCTTCTCATAAGTAATGCTGCGGCCAAAGGCAATCATCGAGTAATACCCTTTAGTTCGAAAAGTTATATTGTGGCTACAGAGGATGGCACAATACTGAAAGAACAAGACGGCGATACAATACGCCCTATAGCAAGTATCAGTAAATTAATGGTTGCGCTTCTTTCGTCCGAACAAGACTTGACCGAAGCTTTATCTATACCCAATAAGCGTCAAGTACAAAGTAGCATACCGAGGACAACACATAATCTATCTAGACGTGAATTATTGACACTAGCACTTGTTAGATCGGATAATTTCGCAGCACAAATATTATGTATCAACTTGCCATCTTGTGTAGAGAAAATGAATGATAAGGCAGCAGAGTTAGGAATGACAAGCACCCGATATCAAGAACCCACCGGATTAGATAAAGGCAATGTTAGCACAGCACATGATTTATTGAAATTGTTAATGGTGGCTACATTAAATAATACAATTAGTGAAATATCGGGTCAGCCTAATGCCGAAATACGGACAAATAAGAGATTGATTAAATTACATAATACGAATCCACTAACATCGCAGTTTGATATACAATTATCTAAAACTGGATTTACTAATCCAGCAGGAGGGTGTCTTGTAATGATATTAAATTCTGATGTAGGGAAACGAATGTATATATTGTTAGGGAGTAAGAATTCACATACTAGAATTCCCGATATGCTACAACTAATAAAGGGCGTATAATGCGAATTATGTCTTATACATGCATCTCGTCAATAGCGCAGATGAAGGAAAAATGGTTAAAAGAAGAGGTAGGAGTGCCTATATTTAGAAAAATAGAGATAGATCCTAGAGGAGTAGGACCGCTTACACAATTTGTATTCTGTGTTGACGATGAGGAATTAGAAATAGTTCTTAAATTAAAATACCCCGCAGGAACCTTCAGGGATCACATGGTATGAGTGGATCATTTGTTAGAATAAAATTTGAAGACTCGACAGTGCTAGAGGAATATTTGACTGCTAATGATATAATTCATAAGGCAATATCTTACGATCTTATACCAGGGCATGAAGGCTCCGGATCAGGAATGCTGACAGCAATGTATTCGATAAAAGCAACCAGGAATGACTTGGTTGCACTAAAATTGTCTTGTCCTATAATGGGCATAGTTAATAACGAACAGGAAATAACATGAAATATACATTTACAATAGATGCAGAAGAAGAAACTAAATTCCGTAGAATCTTAGGAAGATTGGATGACGACGAATACAGTGTGGTAGAAGAAATTCATCCAGTCGACACTGAAAATTTACGGACATCAAATAGGCAGACTATTATAGATATGGATGCGGAATCTGCACTGACATTCCGGTTAGGTATGAAGACGGTAAAGATTCGGCGTGAACGCACTGAAGAAGAGTTAGCAGAAGAAAAACGAATAAATGATCAGCATACGATTAAGATTACAGTACATACTGGTAGTGAAGACTTATCGGACCCTAACGTGCTGGCTGAAAAACTAAAAGGAATCCAGTTACGATGAGAAATAAATATAGAATAGACATCACACAAGATCAGGAAAAAGAATTACATAGCTTTCTTAGTAGAGCGAACATGAAGATAGAATCGGTTGTGAAAAGTGATCGAGAGAATAAATTAGGGTATATTGTATCCTTATCTAAGTATGAATTACTCTTTGTTCGCCTAGCAGCAACAGCAGAGAGAATTAGTCGGCTACATTGTAAAGAAGGTAAGACCAACGATCCTAATTACGAATCCGAGATTTGAATCTCAGATTTAAATTTGGGATTTGGATTTTAAAATAGAAATCCTGCACCAAAATCGCGTACAAAATTCGCGCATATAAGCGTATGAAGGTATAGACAGTTACATAATAAGGTATTAAAATAATAGCATGACTCCAGATATTGACCAACATTTTGAAGATTTAGCTAAACGCTGGCCCGACCTATACGAAAAAGCTAATGTCGATTATTTCGGCGTAGAGATAGGATGGACCGGCATAATTGATACCTTATGCAGTTTAATATCACACAGGGTAGAAAGTGCTAAGAGACGACTAAAATTTGCACTAGAGTGCCCAACTCCTTCGGGTGATCCCGAATACATTCCTAAACTCGAAAAGGAAGTAGCAGATGCATTAGAGGATCTCCCTACTATTATGCAAGTCAAGGAAAAATTTGGTGGCTTGCGATTTTATGTCAATGGTGCATCAGATGAAGTGCATAATTATATAGATTTTGCCGAATCTATGTCTTTCCGCGTATGCGAAATGTGCGGTGCACCGGGTGAGCCACGCAGCGACGGTTGGACTAAGACATTATGCGAAAGGCATCATCGCGAAAGACACGAAGAGTCTGAGCCGTAGGTCGACCCGGTACCTACTGGAGTTCCTAAGTTAGCTGAAGAATAAACTTTACAGGAGTCAATATGAGAAAACAGATTGAAGCTCTAGAGCTTGATGATGAATATGACGACGAATATTATGATGCAAGAGGGAATATTTCTGCCAGCGGACGTTACGACATAGGCGGTAATCCAATCCCAGAACGGTGGGCTGCATACGGAGAATGGCTTGCTGATCAAACAAGAGATAGAGAATTTCAAAATGACTGAACTCGAAAAGGCAGAGGAAGCATTTCGATTAACACAAGAGGCATTCGACTCTGTCAGGTCGTTAGGAAATCAAGTTAGAAAGATAACTCACGAAAAGCATATGCGTGGGCACTTTGTAAAGGCACTTGATCAGTTAGAGATTGAATTAGTGGGTGCTCGATCATACCTATCTCGTGTTAAAATTATTGGATCTTAAATAAATATTAGATGAAAGCAAATATCATTCATGCTACGGTATTATGCCTAGCATTCTCCGGGTGTATATCTATCATCCATCTTATGCATGAACTAATCGTGTTGCCACATGTTCTACATTATTTAGTAGATGCTGTGGTATCATGTTTATTACTTATCCCTATGGTTATACAATATTCTTCCTGGTCCGAAATGGTCACTCTTGCAAAATATGATGCACTCACAGGGTTATTCAATCGAAGTTCCTTTAATAAGGAATTTAAGAAATTTATTAAGCGAGGAGATAAATTTCAACTAGTATTGATAGATTTATGTAAATTCAAATACATAAACGATACCTACGGGCATCGTGTGGGCGACGACGTATTAAAGATCATAGCTGAAAGAATGCAGGATTCTTTAAGAAAAGGTGATATTTCAGCTAGGCTGGGCGGCGACGAATTTGTTATATTAGTCAAGGGCGAATTATCTGATGTGGAATATATTAATCTAATAAAGAGTGTCGAATTGCCAATGGAGATTTCTGGAACTAATCTTAGTGTTGGTCTCAGTGTAGGAGTGACTACTTACCCAATTCACGGTGAAGATTATACTTCATTGATGTATCACGCTGATTGCGCCATGTATTATGCTAAGAAGTCCGGTATCGACCTATATCATGGAATACCTCCAGAAGTAATAAATAGATGATGCAAGCACACAAAGCAATCATTCTTCAATATGTATTGGTTCATACTATTTCGGGTTTCTACAAAATCAATAACCTAGGTGGCATTCTTATTTGGAACGAAGATAATGAACAATGGGAAGAAACAAACAGTTTGTCAGAGAGTGATGCAAAAGATATTGTGGCGGCAAGTTTAGCTAAATTCGATAAACCTCAATTCAGACATTGACATTAAACTTAATTACAACTATAATATACTATGGCACAAAAAAGACAAGGGCAGCTCACGCCTGCGCCGCAATGGTGGAAGCATTTAAGAGACTGGAAACGCATTTTCTGGAAGTCTGAACGGCAAGCTCAGAAGAGAGATGCTAAAGAACGTCAAGATGAAAAGAGTTGACAGCGAGGGCCGAAGGCCACTGTGGAAAAAAGGTGATCGTGTATATGTTACACCACTAAAGATGGAAGCTACTATAATCGAACAAGTGCTGCATCACGACGGATCCGAATCTTTCTGGGGGAATGTTTGTGTACGATATGACGACGGTGTGGAAGGTACAAGTAATTGTTGGCAAATTATGAAAGTAGTAAAATGAAACCCTGCCCGTTTTGCGGTCACGAAGTTGATCTCGACGATGGAGACACACTATATCCAAGCGGTACTGGCTGGAAGGATAATGAGTTTGGCAGATCGTATCACTCATTTAGAGAAGTACCTAAAGAGCAGTGGTGCTGGAGTTTTAATTGTCCCACAACCGCCGGTGGCTGCGGGTGTGAAATGTCCGCTGACTCTAAAGAGGAAGCAATTGAAAAATGGAATACACGAGCATAAATGATGAATAAAGAAATTAAAACTCCCGAAGAACTCGAGAAATTTATAGCACCGTTAATGCTCGAAGGCAAATACGCAATCGACATTCAGGAACTACCTAACGGTGCGGGGTACAAGGTACAGTGGCAAGAACATAAAACCTACACGGCACAAGATGGTGAAGTATTCCCTGAAGAAATTTGGTTCACTGAGGCAGGTGAAATGCTTCAAGTACAGGATATCTCAGTCGAACATTGCAGAAATATTGTCCGAATGATCATTCGTAATGAGCGTAAGATGCGTGATATGATGAATGTAGCAATTAATCATATAATAGAAAAAGACAATGCTTCCGAACCACATATTTTGCATTAATAAAAGGATTAGTTGACAAAAATTGTTAAAGATAATACAATAGTAGCTTAAATCACCCAATCTTCGGCTAGGTTGCCGGATAAAGATTGTAAATAGTAATTCACGTTTTTAAAAGGAAAAATTATGAAACATGTTATCGCCCTTATCGTTACGGCATTTGCATTCAGCGCCTTCGCTGCCACACCAGCAGCAGCGGCAGCACCAGCAGCAGCGGCAGCACCAGCAGCGGCAGCACCAGCAGCAGCTACGAAGACTGTGGTTGCTAAGAAGCCAGCAAAGAAAGTTGCTGCAAAGAAGGCCGCTCCTGCTTCAGCTGCTAAGTAATATCAGCTAAACAGTAAAAAGGGTCCCTGGGCCCTTTTTTAATATCCGAAATGAATAAATGTTTTCAAGGCTGGCCCGAGAGTTCGGCAGGACGATGTTGCTGTAATTGTGAGTTTCGTCTTACAGATTATCTTCATTGTACTACAGTAGGTAGTGAAAATCATAAAGGCTGTGTATGTAGTGTACCAAAAGGATTCATATGCATCGGGCTGGAAGGCCGAGCATACTCGGGCTGGACCGAGCATGGTATGTGTGAATTGCATATTTGGAAAGACATTGACAGAGAGCCTTAATCTATATATAATAAATACATAGCAACAAAGGACTATATGAAGACGATAGAATCTATTTTGGAATTTATAGTGGAATTTATTACAGAAAACATTGTAGTCAATTGGCAGTTTGTTGCTCTCACCGTAATACCAGTTTTGTCAAAGCTTTAACATTCTGGCGTTAGTTCAATGGAAAGAACAGTAGCCTTCTAAGCTATTAATACAGGTTCGATTCCTGTACGCCGGACCAACACACTAAGGAAACAAAATGATTCTTCATAAAATGAACACAGTTGCATTTGATGCGAATAATAAATTGCACAGGAAGGCAGTGGCATCCTTCATGACGCGCAATGCATGGGCGGATTCGCCGATTAGATTTAGCCACGATCCCGAATATGGCAGTGTAGCAGACCAAGTTAAGGCCAAAATGCTTACATGGTATATCAATCGCGAAATGGTTAAGCCAGCCGCAAAGATTGCCAAGGTAGCTCAGACACCGGCGCAATGGCGAGCAAAAGGTGATGCAGAGTTCAAAACACCACGACATTTCATTAGTTTGGCCAAATAATGCTGTCTCCAAGAAATCATATCGAATTGTATCATTGTATGAACTCTGAGATAGGGGCAGTTGATACATTATTCGAAATATGTGATGCGGAATTTAACAGCAGAAAAGATGTACACGACAGTTTTGCTAAGGCGAAAGGTCTGTTGAGCTGGGTTAGGTATTATCTTAGCCACGAAGTTTCGAAGATTGCACGACGCGAAAATGTTCTCTGTAGCAACCATTTATCACTAATAGTTGCTACCGCGATTGCAAAGATTTGGTTTAAGAAATAGTAAATAACAAACAAAGGCGATATAATGGCTAAGAGTAAAGAAGAAGTATTAGATGCAATTCTGCAAGAATTGCAGGAAACAAATACACAATTGAGAGAAATGGTTAAGCAAGGCGGCGCTACCGACTGGAAATTGTGGATCATCATGAATGGTGTATGCGATGCCTTATTGGCGCAAGGGTTAATGGATGATGACCCAAGAAAAACCAAGAAATAAAATTTAGGCTGGTAGCTTAGTGTCCTAAAGCAGCGGTCTCATAAACCGTTGATCGTGGGTTAGACTCCCACCCGGCCTACCATTTTTAAAAGGTGATGTGGATAGTCAAGAAACATTACCGGCAGTGGTAGTATCAAGATAGTTAAAGATCGTTACTTTCGCGACTGCCAATTTTTAATATAAGAATGCTCACCACGGCATAAGTGGAGCCAATCCCGAAAGGGCTGTAAACTTCTTATAAAGGTTCCTAATACATGTCGGAACAGACAGTAGAAAAGCATCTCGACCGGATTGGGTTCTGGTTCGGCACTACTTTTCGTGACTGCCGCTTATTCTAATTCCTATTGACTCATACTCCTATTTAAGATATAATAGGAAGTATGAAGCAATTACTCTTACTAGCATTAGTGCCTACCACATTAGGTCTGGGTCAGCCGACAATGTGTTTTAAACCGCATCATACTCCGAAAGTAGTTAAGGTTGATATGAAGCAGATCAAGTGTTTGGCTACTGCTATATACGGCGAAGCTCGTAGCGAGCCGGAGCGTGGTCAGGTAGCTGTGGCATACACAGCATTAAATAGGGCGGTTAAAAAGACGTTATGCCAGGTCGTATTACAGCCTAAGCAGTATAGCGTATTTAATAATAACGCTACACTTAGAAATATAGCAGTTAGCCCAAACAAAATACCGAATCAAAAGAACGAAATCGACAAGCAAAGTTGGCAAATGGCCATGCAGGTAGCACATAAAGTGGCACACCGAACAGTACCCGATCCGACCGGTGGCGCAACATTTTACCTTGCTGACAAAGTGATGAAAGCTAAAGGTTACAAATATCCTATCTGGTCAAAACAATTTGAGGTGATGGCAATAATCGACAATCACAAATTTTACAGGCCAAAGTAAAAGATAGTTGACAGGCAGCTTGCCTTACTGTAAAATATAAACTTATAAACGCTTTAACACACAAAGGAACACAATGAATAAGCTAGAATTTATGCATTATCGGTACTTCAACATGGACATGGAAATGAGTTCGCGTGGTGGCGCCACAATTGCAATTCTGCCAGCCGATAACAATAAGGTTCTTGTTTCCATTGCTCGGTGTAATACAACTGATGTATTCAATAAGAAGGTTGGCCGAGCGATTGCATCCGGTCGACTAATTGCGTACCTAAATGGTCGCGACTCGATCGCAAATAAGGTTCGCGAAGTTGTGATTAATGATCCGCTGCGTGTGAAGGAATCCGTTGCCACTGCACTGCAAGAAGAAATGGATGCCTTGGCCTATATTGACATATACTATGAATAAGTATATAATAAATACTTATTAGTGAATACTGCGGCTGTGGTGAAATTGGTAGACACAAGAGACTTAAAATCTCTCGCCGAAAGGTGTGCCGGTTCGAGTCCGGCCAGCCGCACCAAGTTTGCGATGTTGAAAGACGGGAGCACCACTGTGTATAGGCCCTGATCAGGATGAAGCACAGTATCGCAATTTTAAAAGGATAAGATAATAATGAGTAAGGGAAGTAAGCAAAGACCCCGGAGTGTTTCTAACGAGGAATACTCGCAGAGATGGGATATGATTTTTGGCACAGACCACAAACAACCATGCGGATGTGGTCGTAGTACCACAGGTTATTGTAATGGTAGTCACTCGTTGACCGAAGAAGAATATGAAGAACGATTATTAGAACAAGATACAAGTTCTTCAAAATAGGACCCGGAGTACACTTTTCCGTTATGTGAAGTGGGTTAGGCAAGAGACCATAGTTGCCGGGTACGCATACGATCAGCCTCATAGTCCCCTTGTAGGGGAGCCTGGAAAAATCGTAGGTCAGTTCTAATTTGGCCAAACGTGACAGATATTAGATGAATGGATTAATAGCCCGGTTCTGGGACTTTGTGGTGGAGTCGCCAGAACACTTTTATTTGTGATCATATTGAAGTATATTGGTATGAAAATGGCTCCAGGTGCATTCATCTACGAGAACTCGTATTTGCCTGCGGAACTGGCTCCTCAGTATTGCCAGTGTATTTCAATATAATACACAGGAGTAAAACATGAGTAAAGAAGTTGATTGGAATAGCGTTGTAGTCGAAGGCGACATGGATGATGGCTTCTATGCTACAGAAGGTTGCTGGGACGACGGACTTGATATGACAGAAGAAGAGCTGAATGAATTAGATCCTGCCGAATTGTATGACATCGGTTATGACAATTTAGTAATGGCGGCGGAGGCCGCATTCGAAGGCGATCGATGAAACAACTTCTTAGTACAAACGGATCGTATTCAGTCTATGTAGAGATGCGTGATGCTAATCCTCGATCAAATGAATATCAACTACGATTCCTATCTACATTCGATACAGCATTAGATCCAACTAATGAACGGGTGATGACCGAACTTATTCTATCTCCCGAGGATGCTGCAAAACTTGCAAATTTTATTAAAACAGAAGTTGATCGATAATAGAAAGAGCATGGATACAGTAATTCTGCCAGCAATTAGTGGTAACAGAGTTGAAATCCAGATATCTACTACACTGAAGTGCAATCTTAGTTGTTCTTACTGTGTGTTAGGCGAAGGAGATATTCTCTCATCTCAAGGAAAACCTACATATTCTTTAGACGAATTAGAGACATTTGTTGATACTCACTTGTCTGATAAGGATATCTATTTCACATTCTTTGGCGGCGAGCCGTTAATGAACAGGCCGTTCATAACAGAAGTTATGGATCGGTTTCCTTTTGCGGAATATCAAATTATAACAAATGGCACACTATTGAATAAAATAGATGACGATGTGCTATCACGCTTTACAAATTTCCTTATATCGATAGATGGTACCGAACAAATAACGAATAAGTATCGTGGTAAGAATGTATTTGCTAACATTATGAAAAATGTAGGAGCAATACAGTCCAGGGTAACAGGTACACTGACTGCAAGAGTTACTTGGTGTGATCCAGACTTACCTTCTGAAGCTTTCGATAAATTATTAGAAACATTTGATTGGGTGCATTTTCAATTTGCTCAACAAAAAGGTGTATATTACCCCGAACATATGGAAGCAAAAAAACGAGTGATCGACCAATTGGTAGATAGATTCTATTCCTATGACGGTGTCTACCCTATTGTACCATTAATGGGCATTGCGCGTAACATGGCGGTGCCTGGTGCGGCTGCTGCACAATGTTCGGGTAAAGCACAGTGTCGGTCTTCAACTAATGCAGTTAATATAAGCCCTGATGGAAAAATATTTGCGTGTACAGATATGACATGGGTGCCCGATATGCAGCATGGTTCCATTACCGATAATACTTTAACACATAGCCCTTTGCAGATGCATCCAGATATGCCATGCCATAGATGTGAAGCCGTGGAATGGTGTCGTGGTAACTGCATGAAGAATTTGCATATAGCTTATGTCCTTAAGAATGATAGCTATCGTACAGAAGTAGTCGAGCCCGTTTGCGAATTAGTTAAATATTTAGGCAGACGGATGGCAGAAGGTGATCCAGTAAAATGGTTCAGTAAATTATCGGTAGAAGATAAACAATTAGTAACTACTGCATCAATATACGATTTTGTGGAGATTATACCGTAATGAAACATTTATACAAGAATGGAGAATGGTGGGCACAGAATGATGCCGGGAAGTATGTAAAATACTATAATAAGATCGAAGCATTAGTGCAGGCATCGAAAAGTAAAACTCGGGTACACTATTCCTATTTCTTTAATACATGGTTAAATTTCGATAAATCTATATTAGGAAAAACTCCGTTAGAAACATTATATAAAGAAAGAGCTCAACAGATAAGGGATTCATATGATTACCTCGTGTTATATTACAGTGGAGGTAGCGATAGCTGGACTGTTCTGAATACTTTCTTAAAAAATAATATAAAACTGGATTGTATATTTGTTCGCTGGCCCATGAAGGCGCAACCACTACACCGGGTCAGATCAGATGACAAGAGCGCCTACAATTTCATGAGTGAATGGGATCTTGTGATTAAAAAAGATCTGGAATGGCTTGCACAAAATCATCCAGAAATAAAAATCGAAGTTGCCGAATGGGTCGATAAATGTAGTCCTGAATACTTTAAGGATTCACTATTTGAAACACAACAGCATCTGCACTCGGCAGCAAATCTTATGCGTATGCAGACATTCTCCGAAAACGAGAAAAAGTGGTTATCTGCAGGTAAGCGGGTTGCAGAGATATGGGGGGTCGATAAACCGATTGTAGTAGCCGACGACGAAGGTGATGTTGGTATGGTATTTAATGATGGTATAATTGCAGTCAGTACACCTTATCACGAGAATACAGAGGGATTAGAATTATTTTATTGGGCACCCAATATGCCCGAATTAGTGTACGAGCAGGCCTATCAAGTATTCCAATATTTTAATAATAATCCTGCTATGAGACCTCTCATTCAAAGAAAATGGGATACAGAAACAAAAGATCAAGCCCATGCTGCCGCAGAATTGGCGCAACATGCTATTCGTACTATAATATATAAAGATTGGGATTTTAGTCGCTTTCAGGCTGAGAAGCCTAAGAGTGTATTTAGAGAAGATAAGGACTACTGGTTATATTCTCATCCAGAATTGAAAGATTCGATCGCAGCGTGGCGCCATAATTATTCATCCGAGATGGATGATATTGATGCCATGTATTGTGATTTAGATCCGCTAGGTAACAAAATTGCAACAAAATCGATATTTTCTCGATTTTATAACATAGGACAGTTCGATAAGACACCATGAGAAAAATTATAATCGCAGCGTTAATTTTAATATGCGCCATTGCTCACGCCGACCCATATAAAGCCATTATACCATTTCCGCCAGGCGGCGGCGCCGATATTGCCTTTCGACATTTTCAAAAATATGCCGATTCACGAGGAATCAATATTATTGCAAATTATAAAAGTGGTGCAGACGGCTTAATAGGGATGGGAGAAGTTGCTTCTGCCGACGACAGCACAATCGGTTTTGGTACTGTGGCTACTGTAGCAGTCTATCAAAATAAGAACCCTAATTATCAATTTGAATATGTATCTATGATAAGAACGTCGATCTTTGCACTTGTAACTGGGTCTGCTAATAGCCTACAATCGTTGTCAGAAGTTCAAAACGAGTTGAGCAAAGTAGACACCAAAAAATCATTTGGCTATGGAGCACCAGCACAAAAGATTCTAATGGAAGAACTATTCAAGTTTACAGATCTTAAAAATGGAAGGCGGCCACCCACATTGGTCGCATATAAAGGTGGTGCACCGTTAATGACAGATGTAATGGGTGGTCATGTCGACGTTGCTATACTTCCGTTGATACTTGCAAAGCCGATGATAGATGCAGGAAAGTTACGATTACTTGCTTTGAGCAATAGAAAACCTTTACACGATTCGGAATTCGTTCCTATTCTAAATAAAGTTTATCCACTATGGCAAGATGCAGATGGGTATTGTATTGTGCTTCCTAAAGATGCTCGACAAGAAAATTTAGTATTTTGGAACAAATTAGTTAAAGAATATCTCGAAGATCCACTAACAAGAAAAGACTTCGTAATTGATTTTTCGGAGAGTGTAGATATAGGTCCGAAGCATATGAAAGTAATCGTGGACTCTGTTGCAAAGAATATAATTTAAGGTGTGAGGGCAGGTATCCGAAAGGATTACGGGCGTCTGCTATAAAATAGCATCCTAAACCCATAAGAACCAAAGCACAGGCAGTGGAATGATTAACAATTTTTCATTCGCGACTGCTACCTATTTGTCTTTTCTATATCTTATGTTATAATAGTAGCATGACACAAAGATACCTTCGATCCGAAGTAATACCCATTTCTGAAATTATTCCTTATGTGAAAACACATTGGAAAGAAAAGCGAGTCCGTATCCAACGATCATCCGGCATTTGGGTAGGTGTATCCTCTCGCCGTATGAGAACATTTGCTCGTGCTGGATTGAGTGCTAAAGGTATGAAGTGCGTATGCTGCGATTTGGAAGCTACATTCTTCGCTGTGGAGCAATCTCCTGGACAAGATTCCTGGCACCTCAACCTATATGGTGTACGTGATGGTGAGGAGATTCTATTCACTCATGATCATATCAAAGCAAGGGCATTGGGTGGTGCAGACGATCTTACCAATACGCAAATTATGTGCTCTCCCTGCAATGGTAAGAAGAGCAAGGGCGAAACAAAAGAAGTTCTGAGACTTAGAAAACTAAAGGCCGAAGATGCAGAAATTAATGACACTGTTTGATTTTGAAGTTACTGAAGACATCGATAAGTATCTTCATATCACTGTTACACGGTTTGCCGACGGTGCCAAGAAGAAATTTTTCCAGGCACACGGCGATGTCGAAAGTATGACACGCTTTATGAATTCTATCACTGACGACCTTGCCGAAGGATATTTCCCGAAACCGAGGAAAGTAAAATGAAAATTATTAGTAAGTTTGTAGAAAAGATTGCGTATATCGATACAGACGAAGGTTGTTTCAGGGTGTTCTTAAATGGTCAGATAGAACGCTGGATGGATAATGAAGTAACACATCAGGGTTTCTATGGTTGGTTTGACGAAGACAAATACAGTGACGAAGACATTGCTGAAATTAGACGGCTTGGATTGGAATTATTAAAATAATCCTGTTGACTCTTTATAGCGAATCAACTATAATATACACATGGCAACAAAAGTAATCGACCCTTCCGGCCGCAGAGCAAAGCGTTTAGCTGAAGAAGCTGAGACTCGTAGACAATACGAATTAAATGAGGCCGAGCATATCGCAATGTATAAAGCAACCATTCCTAAACGGTTGATGGATGCTCAAGCAATGGCATGCCACCTCGGTGTATCTACGCATGTATCTTTGACTGAGACAGGACCTTCTGTTAGATTTGAGTGTGAAGATCATACCAATAAAATCTATATTGATGATATCATTACATACAATACAGAAGAATGGGAACTCGAATCACTTGAACGAAAGCTAAACGAGCTTAAGAAAGCACAAGACGAATACAATGATCGCCGCATTGTTGCGAATATGGTATGGGATAAGCTGACGCCTGACCAAAAACACGCAATCAAAGAACAAATCGCATACCTAAAGGTTTAATATGACACACCAACTACTTACAGAAATCGCATCCGACAATGGCAAACTCTTCAAACAGGGTGTTATTGCTCGTGAAGCTAAGGCAGGCAATACCGAATTCTTTGCCGGCTTGCGCTATGCGCTGGATAACATCGATACATTTGGTGTGAAGAAGGTTCCTATCCGCAGCGGTGCAGATGGAGCAGGATTGCCATTCGACATGTTTAAGCTGCTGGCTGTTGGCTTGACTAAACGGGTATTAACAGGTCACGCGGCGCTGGATGCGATCAATATGTCCATGCTGCGATCAACTAATGATCAATGGAATGGTTGGTATCGCAAGATTCTTATCAAAGACTTGGGTTCTGGATTTAGTGAATCCACAGTAAACAAAGCTGTCAAAGGTGTAAACAAGGATTACGAAATTCCTGTCACTCCTTATATGCGCTGCTCTTTGCCCGAATCTTCTAATATGGAAGAGTGGGACTATTCCGAAGGTGTGTATTCACAAATCAAAGCAGACGGAATGTTTGCTTATGTGAATGTCGGCAAGGATGGATTTGTTCAAATCACCTCACGTGGTGGTACAGTAATGCCTCAGGATGCGCTCGGCATTGAAGATTATGCTGCGAAAACATTTACACACGGAACGAGCACACATGGCGAACTTACTGTGTATCGTAACGGTGTGATGTTGGAACGCCAAATTGGAAATGGGATTTTGAATTCTGTTTCCAAAGGTGGGTCGCTCGGCGAAGGTGAGGTGGTCGTTTTTGATTGTTGGGATCAGATTCCGCTAGAAGAATTTGTTTCTAAGGGCAAATATAATATTCCTTATCATGAACGGTTTATTTCGCTTGAAAAACAGGTAATGAAGCCTGTCTTACAAGGTACAGATGTTATTCAGATCCAGCTGATTGAAACAAAGATTGTTTATTCTCCCGATGAAGCACTTGCACATTATCGTGATGCTCGTCGGCGTAAGTTGGAAGGCACAGTATGTAAGAGTCGTCACGCAATCTGGAAGGATGGTACAAGCAAAGATCAAGTTAAGCAGAAGGAAGTTGTTGACGTCGACCTTGAAATTAAAGGATTTACACCAGGTAAAAATAAGTTTGCTCACTTATTTGGTTCGCTTATCTGTGAGAGTAGCTGCGGCCTGCTTTTGGTCAATGCTTCGGGTATTCCAGATGATTTGCGGAACGAAATACATAACAACCGCGCCGAATACATGAACAAGATTGCTGTCATTCGTTCTAATGGTATTATGTATTCCACTAAGGCCGGTAAGAAGCACTCGCTGTTCCTACCACGATTGATTGAGGTCCGCGATGACAAAACGGTTGCCGATAGTTTCGCAGAAGTTGAAGCTCAGTTCGCTGCTGCTATCAAGCCGGAAAAAGTGGAGATTGAAGAATGAAAGAAGATGTTCCAGATTTATCATTAAAGGAACTCAGGGTATGCCGCAAGGCATTTAACGAGTATTGCTCTATGTTTCCTGATAGACTAATAGTTGATCCACGCCCAGACGGTGGTCCGAAGTTGTTGAGAAATTTTGTAGATGTAATGACTCAAGCAAGATGGTGTGCCTGGTTGGAGGGATGGAAAACACAGGCAGCAAGGAAAATAAAATGAAAGACATTGCTACTTCTGCACAGTATTGGTATGATATCAATTGGAAGAGTCGTCATTATCATAATTGGGGCCACGCTCTCAATGTTGTAAAAGGTGTTCAGATCATCGATGAGAAAGCATCACCTGAACTGATACTGGCAGCATACTGGCACGATGCTATCTATATTCCGGGTGCTGGATCCGATGCTAACGAACGATGCTCTGCTGCTGCACTTCTACTGACAGGGCGTGATATGACGCCCGATAATATGGTAGCGGTGGATAAGGCTGCACAACTGATTCTATATACTTGTATAGAAATTCATCTAAGTAATAAGCGAATGGTAGATGATCTAGGAGGTGATCTGGGAACCTTGCTCGATGCTGATCTCTTTTCACTCTGTCTTCCATATGAAGACTTTATCCAGAACCAAATAAACATTATTGAAGAGAATGGCGGTTCTTATCCAGCAGATCAATCGAAAAGTGCTACCTTCCTAAAGCAGTTTCTAACCTGTCGTGAATTCATCTACCATACCGACTTTGCTCGGGAAAGGTGGGAGCAACAGGCAAGGGCAAACATAGAACGGTATTGTAAGGAACAACCGTTGACAGTGTAAGTAAACGGCATTATAATAAACACATACGATAGCTAAAGTGAGATACATTAGTTGATAGGTAACTAAGTCGGACTAACGACCCGAATACCCTGGTGGTATTAGTAGAGAGTATAACAGCCCGGTCATAATGTGTTTCACTTTAGTTATTGTAGGGAATTTATAGAAGCAAGCTGACGAGAAAGATTACCACCTGCAAGTGGATTCTGTCAAGTCTTGTTGCAGCTAGAGAGGTGTCCCCTGGCCCGGTTTGGTTCTAATGTTGGTTCGCTGACTTAGGGCACCGTAGTGTTATTTCACCTTTTAGCTTGTTTCTATAAGTTCCTGTATGAGACAGTGGGCCTGCATCCTACGTCTTAAACGGCCGCGCTGGTATTCTTTTAATATATCAGTTTGGGGTTTCGAGTCCCCTTAGGAATTTTTGATACACTCTTGAAATGGGGATGCATTGAATGAGTTTTGTCATCGGGTCCTGCAAGCATGCCTTAGTGACCATTCGGTGTCCGGTTCAAGACCGGAGCAAGGGTAGTTGATATAAATAGTATTACACAACTGATGAGTCCGGAAGGACGAAACTGTAAGACTTGTAGAAGCGTTGGGAACTTTTTAACTCGCTTAAATTTATGGAGTAGCTGAGACTAAGAAAGGACTTCTCGTTTTATGGTATTGTGTTAGAAGCAATGGCACCGGTACGCTACACAAATCCTCTCTCCACAGCCTATTAACCAGTGGTAGGAATTGTCGAGATGATATATGAAATAAGGGCTAAAGGTAACTGAGCGATTATCCACTCGCAGAGGAGATATATCCAAAGAACTAAAATGATAAAACTAATATAGATGGGGTAGAACCCCGGCCGCTTATTATCAGCTCATTGGAGAGATAATAATGTCAATAATATAAAGAGAAGTTAGAAAATAGGTAGTCACACAGCGCCGTAGAGGGTGGTGACGAAGAGCGGTTCTAGGGGTTCCTGGTGCCGTCAGTGATAAAGACATTGAAGCCTGGGCCTATCGCCCGGGCTTTTCTTTTGAGTACATATCCTATTGACCTTATGCTGCGTTATGCTATAATGAGTGTATTGCAACAAGGAAGCAAAATGAAATCGATCTTCTTAGTCTGGGTGCTCATCACTTCGGGTGGACACAATGGTAATCAGCTCAGTTATTCCCCGCCTGTGGCTGACCTAGCTAGTTGCCAACGTATGCAGGAAATGGCTAAAGATAGCGGTGCCCGTTCACGGTGTATCCAAATCGAAATAGTAAAATAAGGAGTAAGATATGGCAAGAGTTCAACTTAACACAGCTTTCCGTGTAGACATTATCGAAAGCGAACGCGGATGGGGTTCCAAGATTGATGAAACAATCTATTTCGATAATGGGGCCGAAGCAAAAGAATATGCTCGTGCATACAATGCCAAATACAACACAGCAACCACAGTTCCGGACTGGTATATGAGAGCGGAATATGTTGGAAAGGTTGGCTAACATGGGCTTTCGAACTGTAGTTGTATTATCAAACGATCTTGCCCACGTATGGGAAAAAGACGCCGAACTAGGTCGCAAGATTTGGGAGTCGGCATCATCGGTATCATACGGATTTGAAAACTTTCAATACGGGCAGATTGTTGAACAAGTTCATGCTGATACACAAACATTAGCGGTATTGGACGGATATGGTGGAAGGCCTGTAGCATATACGCACTGGAATCGCCACCAGCAGGTCGGCGATGTCAATCTTGCCTTGCTGAAGGACTTGGCAGCAAGGATGGGGTATCGTGTTTCGAAGAGGCCTATCAAGCAAATATGAAAACTAATATTGTCACACTCACAAATGGTAAAGGTCTTTGGTCGCAAGAAGTGCGAGAGGTCCTTATTACCAAACTCGAAATTGGATACTCGAGCCTAAAATACTATCCTGAAGATCCTTTCACTGGTGAACTTCGTGCATACTACGAGCCACACGGGTTCACACAGGGCTCCCGGAATGTGGATGGCCACGGCCTTATCTGTACAGATAAGTTGTGGATAAAAGAATTTAAGAAAGGTCTTCAGATTATTGGCTTCAGTGCTAATTCTGTACGAAATATAAAGTATGGTGAAAAAGACATGCAGGGAGAAGATTACGTTTCTATGGATGTGGGTCCTACTTTTTATCCATCGTGGAAACGGTTAAATAAGATTAAGTCTTAATCCTATTGACATTTTTCCTACATCTGCTATAATACATAGAACGCAACAAGGAATTACATGAGTCGCACCAAAGCTATCAACGATATGTGCAAGATGTGTATATACGATCCGAAAACACCCGGTACATGGCGGGAACAGGTCGAGGCCTGCACAAGTGTCAAGTCGTGTCCACTATGGGCTTATCGCCCTATCACTGTAGCCACAGTTAATGTGAACAGGAAAATTAAAACCGACAATGCCGACATCGATGCTTTGGTAGATGCATTGGAAGATGAGGAGGACGAATAATGTTACTTACGTTTACAACTGTAATGGGCACTAAAATTGCCATCAGACCTGAAAATGTGGCAATGGTTGAAGAGATAGCGCCGGATTGGTCGAATTGTATCATACACTTGCAAACTAATAGTTTCAGTGTGATAGGATCGTTCGAAGATACTCTTAATAAGATATCTCCTAGATCGGAAAGTCTGAGCCCAATATGAGTTTGCTCGGAAGTAAAATCAAGCTAAAGGGTATTACCCAAAAAGGTAAGAACCGAGTGCGTGAACACGGTAATGAATGGACTGTATTGGCAGAGACCGATACCATCCTATTTGCACCTGGCGTATTTGGTCCTTGGCTATTTATTGCTCCTGAAGGCGAAGGCCATATGCATAAGGCATCACGCTGGATCAAAGTAAATTTAGATGCAGATTTTGAAGTAATGGTTGTGACGGAGGCTTGACAAGGATGTAATCTTCCTGCATAATAAGGACATGTTAGCAAAAGAGGTTTGTTAACTGTAGAGTAAGTAGAGTCAATTAAACACACACAAAGGAAATGAAAATGACTAAAGATACCGCTGTTACCACTGAAGTTGAAGCTGTTGTTGCCGCTCCGAAGGCACCAAGCAAGAAATCACTTGCACAAGCTATCTTCAATGCCAAGATGGACGAACGTTCACAAGGCCTGTACGCTTCCAACAAGGAATTCCGTGCTGCAATTTTGGGCGCCATCGAAACCGAACTGAGCGTATCACGCGCCAGTGCATCGACGATGTACAACTCCTTCAAGAAGGAAGCTGAAACTGCTGGTACCGTTACGCTCGGCCGTGATCCGAAGAAGGTCAAGGTTGCTGGCACTGGCAAGCGTGGCCGCCCCGCTGGTTCGAAGAATGCAACGAAGGCCGAAGTGCCCGCTGCTACTGAGCCGGTTGCAGAAGCTGTTGCAGCCTAAGATGCTGCAAACGAAGATATAGGGACTACGGTCCCTATACTTTTAGGTACTTATTGACTGCATCTATCTAAGATGCTATAATACAATTTTACACAAAGGACTTTCCACATGACACAAGCTACAGGTTATCCAATTGGTCGCCCACGCACTGGCGAAATTCGCCCGGTGAATCGTATCACGCTTTCGAAGGCAAAGTATGCCAAGAAGATCAGGAAGGAAATGGGCGAGGAAGCATTCAAACTGAAGGCAGCTATCTATACGCAAGTATGGAATCTTGCCAATCCCGGTAAAGCAAAGGCCAACATGCAGAAGGCAGTGGCCCGCCGTAAGTTGATCAAAGAAGCCAAAGGGCTTATCACAGTCGGCTAATTCAACTTCCAGTTGACCATAATCTCCTATGTTGTTATAATAGACAGGTAGGAGATATTTTTATGATCGCGTATAAGCTATTCAAACAACGGAAGGATGGTTCGTTAGGCCCACTCTTTATCAATGCTCGCCTGCGTGTGGAGATTGGAAAGAAGTATATGGCGGAATTCCATCCGACCAAAGGCTATAAGGTTCGCCCAGGCTGGCACTGTTGCGCTGAACCACTTGCTCCACACTTGTCTAAAAAAGGCCGTGTTTGGTGCAAGGTTGAAGTTAAAGGCTGCACAAAACACATTCGTCCAGAAAGTCAGGGCGGTATTTGGTACACAGCCAATAGTTTGAAGGTATTGGAAATTCTGTGAGACGCCGCACAAAAACAATAAAAAAAGGCAGGAATTATAGTATTCAATCCTGGCGTGGTATAAAAGGTAAGAACAACGAATTCATAGTTAATATCTTTACTAAAGGCATAGATATCAATCCCGAATGGATTGATAAATTATACAATCTCTTCGGCTGCCGCGGTCAAACAGGTAGTTGGTGGATATTTGCATGGCGATACGATACAATACAAGAAGCAGAACAAGCATTATCTATTGCTATCCTAAAAGGTCTGCTGTAAAATAGCAGTAACAGGAGAATACTATGAACCCAGATAAAATCAAATATAATTTCAGTTGGACACAAGAGTATAAAGATGGTTTGACCAAAAAGTTGAACGATGCAATAGGTGGCTTAGGACCACAAGATTGGGAAGAAAAAGATGTTGCAGACGAAAACTTCACCGAAGCCAATGAAGTAATTAATCGCATAAGGGCAATGAAATGAAAAAGATTATCGTAAACAATGGACGGGCAGATGCTAAGTTCAATATCGAAAAAGTCGAAGAAAAATATAAGGCTAAATTCGTTGGACAGCTTTGCCTGCGAACTGCGGGTGGCGGCTGGCACGGCGACGACTGCGGCGATGTGTATTACCAGGAAACGCCTCCGGTAGAAGGTTATTCGAACTACTTCGCACTGATTTACCAAAATGGTGGAACATATATTACAAGCGGCGCAAGTGCTGTGGAAGGTATCATCGACGGCGTGATTGCACTCGACGGCGAAGTTATCTATAGTCGCTATCGACACGACTATCGCACATCGACAGACGGTTCCACTTTCATTGACGGTGGGCGTGATTATGTGCGTGGCGGAATGGTAGGCAAATACATCAGTCTGAAAATTATTGACGGTGAATGGTATCAGCTGGAAGAAGCAGAAGTTCTGGGGGAGATTGAACCATGATTTTACTTGATGCAAACACACTGAATTTTGGTGTAGCGAAAAAGACGAAAGGCCTGCGGGCTAAGCCAATGGTGACACTGTTGGTTGACCGAACCGTAATGTCCAAGTTCTTAGTTGACACACTGGAAGCAAAAGAGCCTGTCCATGCTGATGCAATGTTCTGTATCGGTGAAAGCAACGATGCATGGCAACAATCGGCTAAGAAGCTTTTATCGAAATACACAGTTGATGCCATCGATCACGAAGGTTGGATGGTATGTAATCCGAAAATGGAAAACAGTGTAGAATTTGCACAAACGTCGTTCACAGGATTCTTGCAAGGCAACTGGGGCGAAACATTCGGCGAGTATAAAAATATTCAAAGATACAAGGCGGGCGATTATATTGTTCGCAATCGTGAAGACCACACTGATATGTGGGTAGTCGATGAAAAGATCTTCAAGAATAGTTATACCGAAATTACAGGTTAAGTATGAACGAACGAATTAAAGAATTTGCCGAACAAGCTGGAGCAACTGTATGCGGTGGGTATACTTCACATGCAGCAGGCTCTTGGTCTGACACTGGTGATATAGACTCTCGTACACTTGACGTGGAAAAGTTCGCCGAGTTGATTGTGGCAGAATGTTTAGAGGCTTGTAGCAGAGCAAATGAGATTAGACATTTTGTGCCACCGACGCAAGAACAAGTAGTTTATACTTGTATGCGTGAGATTGAAGAAACATTTCGGAGTTGAAGAATGAACGAACGAATTAAAGAACTTGCTGAACAGGCTGATATTAAGTTTTTAGATTTTCACGGCAGAGAATATTGTGAAGCGTGGGTAGAACAACAAGAAAAATTCGCCGAGTTGATTGTGGCAGAAGCGTTTCGTGCAGGTATGCTTTATTCTGCTAAAAAGTATGCGGCAGTTGGCGAAGACCGATTTACAGGTAATGATGTGGTTCTATTCCTAGAAATGGAAGCCGGTGAATTGACAGATGACGAGATTAAGGAACATTTTGGAGTTGAAGAATGAACAAAAGAATTGAAGAACTTGCCGAACAGGCAGGAGCGACATATTACAAACGATATTTTGACCCGACTCCAGCCACAGTTTTAGCCAACGGTGACGCTCTGGAAAAGTTCGCCCACCTAATCATCGAGGACTGCAAGAAAGCATTTTGGTCCGAGGACTGCTTTGTCAGTGATCTGGCAATTGACGATTACAACAAACAAGTGGAAAAGATTAGGAAAAGATTTGAATGAGTCCGAACCCAATCAATCAGATGCCGAAAAGGCCATGCTTGCGTGGCTTGCCAAAGCTGATGAATTGATGAAGGATAATGAGTATTGGCTGCACCCGTATGTTTATGATCAAGAGTTAGAAGAACTGCTTTGGAAGAGACGGCAACAAAAATGAATATATCCGACTACAGCAAATACAAGATCCATAAAAATTTTGATAGCTATCATGTACCTAAAGAGTACGCTGATGTTATGTATAACTACCTTGTTCACGGATTTTCACCCGGTAGCTTCTTTACGTCGGTATTAGCCAACGATTGCACTGGAGCCATAGTACATTCCCACCCTTCTAATACTATTCAAGCTCTAAAATATCTAGTTGTCTGGATTCTTAATATGGCACCGAGTATATGCTGGGGGTCTTATGAGAAGGTAGAAGAATGGACAAAACTACCGGATTTGAATCGCCGTACCATACTGGAAGGTAAGAATTTAATATATACCGAAGCAGATGAAATTGTGATGGTACTTAAAGGCGTGGACGTAGAATCCTTCGCCCACTAGACTTTGATCGTGCATTAGTATATAATGCATCATGATATACAGTTATATGATTACCGTCAAGCTATTGTCAGGCGAATCTTGGGCAGGCGACACAATAGTACAAGACATCTATATGCGGGCAAATATGCCGGATTTAGGCGTATTCCTGCGTACACTTGACTCGAGCAACACCGTACTAGGCATAACTGTTTTTAAGACGCTGACAATTCCGGACTTAACAAAGATAGTTAAAATGACCCGGGAAGATCTACATATACAAAATAATGAAATGTTGAAAGTATCATGAACAAAACAGAATATATGGTCTATTGGACAATGTCTAACGACCAGCCAGCAAGTGCGAAACATACTGACTTGAATGCTGCTCTGCGACATGCCGAACTACATCGCCGTCAAGGTATGCGGTTTGTTACCATGTCTGCAGAAAATGTAGACCAGGTTGGTCAAAACGGGGTGGATGAAGTCAAAGATGGTAAAACACCCGACGGTGAAGTGTACGATTGGAATAAGTCCAGTCGTATTGGTCAAATGAAGCGTGCTGATAGAGCACCGATAGAAACTAAGGACGAATATCTATGACACAAACAATCATCCCCGCAGGTTATCGCCTCTCCGTCACATCGTGGGAAAACGATGCCGACAATTATCAAACGACTGTCCACGAAGGGCTCGAAGAGGAGCGAGTGGAATATATTCTGGAACTGTGTAAACTGTTCAAAAGCAAGAAACGCAAAGGCTGCTTCGGAAATATGTATGACCCAAGCGAAATTGAACGCGAAGAAGTGGCAGAGGCCATCCGCGCAGTTATGGAAAAGCATCGTGCTGTGCTGACCCTCGAAGAAATTGAGGTGCTTGACACGCCAATCATTCCCGAAGAGGAATACGCCGACGAAGGGTTCTCGGATGTTGTCTGTGCGTTCTTGGAGTGCAGTCCGGACTATGCGTACCGCGTGTACGAACGCGCCAAGGTCGAACATATTCCGCACGAAATCAGAATGGAAGATGTAACTAAACAGTTTAAGGTATGATGAAACTTGCATGGCTATATTGGGAAATTGACTGGTCCGAAGATGGAGACCCCGAGGGGGACGGTCACTGGGTTTTCAAGGAAACGCGCGATGAATGGGATGGTGACGATAGAAAGTGGAAGCGAATTGTTTACTGCGAGGTGGAAGAATGAACGAACGAATTAAAGAACTTATGACCAAATGCAACTATGTTGTTGATGGTACTTGTGATACTAGCCGTGAAGAAAAGTTCGCCGAGTTGATTATTAAAGAAGGCGTTAAAATATTTCATACGGAAATGTTTCGCCTTGATGCCCTCCAAGGGCGTGAAATACAAGCCCAGTCTATGGAGACCGCGGCAATGATGTTAAAGAAACATTTTGGAGTTGAATAATGAATGAACGTATGAGAGAACTTGCCTGGGAAGCAGGCCTCCGATTCTCCACACACAACGATATCCTTGCCGGTGACCGCAGTGGTGTTGAGAAATTCGCCGAGTTAATCGTGCGTGAGTGTGCTAGAACCGCGTCAATGTTTTCTATGGAAAACAAGCGTATTCATCCAGACATTGATCCGAAAGATATGCCGGACGCTAACCGTATGGTTTATCACTCCACGTGTCAGTGTGTTGCTCAGGAAATCAGAGAACATGTTTTCGGAGTTGAAGAATGAAACACAGGTATAAAGAACTCATGGAAATGCAGAAAGTCCTCCAAGGTGAGTGTGAGCATGAAGTCACAGTTCGAAATATAAACGGCGAGTTTCACTGCCGAGTATTCCTAAATGGAGAGTTGAATCAGGAAGCTGTGTGTTGGGATCGTAAAGATATTGCATACACTTGCCGCAATCTCCTGCGCTGGGAAGACAAGTGTGGCAACATCTCTTCCTTTGCGGGTGCTGCGCGGGAACGACTGAATGAGGTAACCGCATAATGGCAACCGGCAATGCAGGAATGAAAACCCCTTATGAGCAAGGGTATGCGGATGGCCGGGAGGGATTGATGTGGCAGCAGATATATGACCAGCCAGGAGAAGAAGTCGAAGCGGACGACTACAAGCGTGGATTCGAAACTGCTTACAATAAATTCTTTGTAACAATAATCAACTCTTACCAACCTAAGACAAAATGATGAACGAACGAATTAAAGAACTGATCAGCGATGCTTCTGATGAAGTGTGGGGCAACAACCCTTACAACGGATCTCCTGAATTTGAAGGATACGAACTGAACCCCGAAAAATTCGCCGAGTTGATAGTGCGCGAGTGTGCCATCGTTGCCCGCAATACTGACCTGGAAGATGTTGAGGGTGGTGATAGTGCAGTGCTAGGTGCTGCCCGAGACCAGATTTTAGAACATTTTGGAGTGGTAGAATGAAAGATGCAGGACGCATCCATGAATACTTTAACGGCATCGTCGAAGGTGTACGATTGTATGCATGGTGGAAAGATGGCGAACAATATGTAGGTACCTGTGGCAAGACGCTGAAGGAAGCAATCAGTGATATCGAAGGAGAACGCAAGGAAGCATTAACTGATAAATATGCATAACACCATTTGAATTAATTCAATAAGTGTGTTATATTATATACTTATTAAATGGAATCTTATTATGCGCCTAGATGAATTCGTAGCACCGGAACTCCCACAATCTCCTATCAGCCAAGAGGATGAGGCTCGTATTATTGCTGTTGCACAGCAAGGCGAATCGGCTTGGTCCAAACCTATGTCATTAGAAGAAGCTATTGCAATGACAAATAAAGCGGCCGGAATAGCATAAGATGGCAACAAATAAATCCAACATTGCGCCTGCGAGTGCTTCAATCAGGATGTGTAAATTGCATCTCGAAACAATCGCTGCTCATCCAGAGGCTGTACAAAAGTTGAATGATTTTATGACAGCCAAGGTAGCTAATCCTGCCGCAAGACTAATTAAAGATTCTCTATTTGTTTCTGCTGGCCCTATCGGAAAATTAGGACTAAATATGTCCCATGCACATCTTACACAAGATCTTGCCATCTGTTACAGAATACATAGCAGACCTACCCTAATAGATTTATATGGAATTTTCTCACATGCAGAATTAGGAACAGGTAATGCTTCTAAAATCAGAACACAACAGCAAGTAGCATCTAGGTTTAATAAACAGAAATTTGATTGATGACAATCTTTGATACGTTGCGGTTCTCTAATCCCGACATAGCTAATAACAACGATCTGAAAAATATTCCACGAGAAATATTAGAAACATGGATCGCCGAATGTATAGAAGATGTTAATTATCCATTCGAATTAAATCTTAAAGATAAAAGAAATGATTTTTCAGTTATAATTTATAACATAATGCTTACAAAGATAAAAGAAACATCCTATACAGCAAGATGGGATACAATAGATATCTTAATTGGACTCCATAAAAAAAGATACACTAATAGCTTGAAGAAGATAATTGCTGCATACGATTCGCAGTGACTTTTCAAGGTCAGATTTCTATCTAAGATTCATATTCCAAATCTTAAATAGGAATCTTGCACGATAATCCTATATAGGAATACATATACATATCCAACTGCGATAAATAATGGTAGGAGACTACCATTATGAAATACAATACAATACTCTATCGCACATATCACTGGCTTGCCCAACTGCCACCTAAAATTCGTTGGAGCAACAAACATGCAGTAGACGAACATGATAAAGACCATTTGGCTGCTGTACTCTCGAAAGGATATTATATCATTCTTACAGGCAATAAATCTCATCTGAGTAGCGTCCTTGTTAGTTTCTTATCGTGGATTAAGACAGGTAAGTGGGCAAAATATAGTCACGCTCTAATGAATTGTGATAACATAGAAGATCCACTAAACCGTAGTGGATTTAAGTTTGTGGAAGCCGATGTAAAGGGTGTCGTTTATACAACTTTTGACGAAGTTTTCTCTTGTGATAATGTGTGCTTATTGACACCTGCTAATATAGAGAACAGTGAATGGACGGCAATTATCGATTCTCTAGTAAAGCAAGTTGGAAAACCATACGACGACCTTTTCGACCTGTCCGATTCTACTAGAGTCAGCTGTGTGGAGGTTGTGTTAGATGCCTTAAAAACAGCTAACTATGATAAAGAATTACATAATTTGGGATTAATGATTGCAGCAGAAGGCAATCTTATACCTCAAATGTATAGAGACTGTCCAGATTTTACTGTCACTTTTGAAAGATAAGAACTTCGATATATAAATTCATTTAACGATATACGTTGTTAAATGATTTTCGACATAAGTTTCAATCAAAGAGTTTCAATCAAAGAGTTTCAATCATAGAGTTTCAATCATAGAGTTTCAATCAAAGAGTTTCGTCTGTCGGGTTTCAATTGATGGTGTGGTTTTTGGGCAACGGTCAGTAGGTCCGGTCAGATATCTCGTAGTCATGCCTTGGTCAACCAGCGAGGTTACTATAGATCTACCAACCATACTATATACAAGCGGTCAGCCCTTCATTTACTGCATATAACCTTTGACAGGTAGATCCCATGCTGCTACAATAGACACATCACAACAAAGGAACGATATGACTTCTCGTGCAAGAATTGCCAAGGCGATGCGTAAGGCTGTTGAACGGCTGGCAAAAGGTAGTGGCAAAGATTATACCAGTCGCTGGTTTATGAATGAGTTCATCTGCCATGCTATCGAGGATGCCAACTTGAGTACGAATCCTTACAGATACACAGATGCAGCAAAACGGGCCAAGTCTGCAATCCATGCGCGCCTGGAAGGCTGTGAAACAATGGAGGGTTGGCTTATCAATAAGAAAGGTGTACCTCCGGCAGATATTACATTTGACCGGATGCAAGCGCATCGCCACAAGTGGCTGAAAATGCTTATCAAGGAATATGAAACAAAGTAGTTGACAGACTCGCTCCTTGTTGCTATAATAGTCACATCGCAACAAGGAGTAGGTTATGGAATACATTATTGGCACGGTGTTGGCGGCGTTTACGCTCGCCCTGTTTGTTAGCCCGTTGGTAATTATCTTAGCTATTCACGCAGTGAATTCAGTGAAAGACTTGAAATGACACTGGCTGTGGCAGCGGTGCTATTTGCCTCCATACCATTTGCCGTTGCTGTTATCGTAAGTATTGCGATTCAGTTATTGACAAAATGGTAGCATCCTGTTATAATAAACACATCGCAACAAGGAGTAGATATGCAGTTAGACAAAGCAGTAGTAGATCAGTTAAGGCACCCGATGTGGCTTGTGTGGAACTATATTGGTTCAGATTGCATGGTCGACGACAACGAATGTGCCATTGAAATGTGCATCGATGCAGACCGGTTGACCACGTGCGCCGAAGCTCCTGAAGCTGACAAGTTGATCGGGGAACTGATTAAGGAGCACGGCTACAACAAAGTGCTCAAGTTTCTATCTAAAAACTTTCTTTTCGTTTAATTGTTTACAAGGCCTAAGAACCTTGTTATAATAGTCACATCGCAACAAGGAGTAGATAAGTTAAGGCTAAAAGGTTCGAGTCCTAAGCACACTGACGTACCGGTGTGCTCCATGGCAGGTAGTCTTATCTTATCTACTTAATATATCATGAAATATAATTGGCCCGCTGTCGTTACAGAGTTTCGCAAGATTATGTCTTCGCAAGTCAAGCTGTATTCGCAGCGTGACGACAAGAACATCAGCGAAGACTTCATGGAATACTTCAATACTCAGCTGTTTGAGACAGACACTTTCCATCCGTTCGATACAGATGGTGAGTTGTCACGTGCGATGGACAGGATGCCAGCAAGGTGCGACTATCGCTCAATCAAGTCTTACTGGGCTTTCAAGGACGGCAAAGAAAATATTGCCGACGCATTGTATTCGATGATGTTTGAAGTATCAGATCTAGTGGAGGATCACTTCTCCAATGTTTGGAACTTCGCGCCCGGTGTTAAACTGCCTGAGCGTATTGTTATGCCTAAGGATTGGTCCGACATTGCGGACAAGTCAGTTGCTCGTATTCTTAAAGCCGCAAGGAGTTGAAATGGAAACAAAACTAATTATACCCGAAGGTAAATGTATATGTCCCGTTTGTAAGGGTACGGGGCGGCGTCCATTACCCGAAGATATGCGGCGATATGCTAATGTTATGGCTGGTTATCGTGCATCCGACGATACTCTTAGCTGTAACAACTGTGGTGGCCAATATATGTTTGGTCAGGCCCGCGGGTATGTTGGTATTAATCGCAACGGCGAGAGCTGTACCCACTCCTATAGCGGCAAGACTGTTGGCAACTGTTTGCACGAATATGTCTGTGCCCACTGCGGCGATACATACCAGATTGATTCTGGAGATTAATGTTGACAAGGCTTCTGTTTGGCCGTATAATAAACACTTCGCAACACATTAAAGGACACGATATGAAGTTTACTCCTGCATCTGAATGGCAATCAAGCTGGCTTCAGGGCGAAATCAAGACCACTTACGACGAGTTGGTTAAGGTATTCGGTGCCGAGCATTCCGACGGCGACGGGTACAAAGTCCAAGCTGAATGGAATCTGACATTCGAAGACGGCACCTATGCAACCATTTACGACTGGAAGGAAGGCGATTCCTACAATGGCGAAGGTGAAGGCACTCCGAAGGAGCAGGTCACTTGCTGGCACATCGGTGGCACTCGTGGTGAAGCAGTGGATTGTGTATTCGATACGCTTGCAAAAGCAGGCGTCAACGTAAAAGTGATGGCATGAGCAAAATTACACACGATGACCAAATCGCCGATATGGCGGAACGTGCCTGCTTCTATGTGGATCCATCCGGCAAGTGGTTGCGTATGGACTTCTGTGATATGGAGAGTGGATATTTTCAGTGCCACGACGAAGAATCGTATGAAGAATATGCCATCGAGTTCGAAGATGTTACGCTCGAAGGGCAAGAATGCTTCCACAAACTGGTGGAGATGGAGATCCCTGCGGATCCTGAAGCAGATGGTCTCGTATCAGAAGTCTGAGAACGGGTTATTTGTTTTCCGGAACGGAATAATCTGCGGAGAAATTCGCAGAGAGTTCCGCAGAAAGATCTGGGCAGGTAAACGAGAAATGATTCCCGACAAATGGTATTCTTGGACAAGGGCTAATGACGGTCTTAAGGAGGCCGAGTTTAGCCATCTTCGATATGCCAAAGAGTATGTTGAACAAAACGGTTGACCGAATCGACCAAATGCTGTATAATACATACTTAAACAAGAAAGGTATTTAATGACTATTAAAGTAAGTATCGTTAAAGGTTTCCATCGCAATGAAGTTGTCTCTGGCATCTTCCCACTCATTAAACCCTACCAAGAAGGTGCTTTTGGTGGTTTTGTTACCATCTATAACCCCGCACCAAAGAAAGGTGCAGTATCGCATCAGCGTGTCAAAGTTATGCCTGGCGATTTTACACTGTTGGATGAAGCAGGTGAAGTGCTGTCAGAACACGTCACTATCGCAACGGGCAGCGGAAAGATCGAAACTGGCACGAATTACGAGCAAGCATTTGTTTCTGCTGAAACAGATGACGATGCTATGGAGCGTATTAGCGAAACATTCGCAATGCTCGATAAGATCACAGACGCTTGCGCCCAGGGCGTAGTGCGTGGCCTTGTTGTGTCAGGCCCTCCGGGTATTGGCAAGTCTTACGGCGTCGAAGAGCAGCTGAAGAAGGCAAATATGTTTCGTAAACTTGCAGGGCAAGATCCGAAGTATGAAGTTGTCAGCGGCGGTGTTTCGAGCATCGGCTTGTACCAGAAGCTTTATTACAATCGCAGCCCGGAACAGGTGCTTGTGTTTGATGATGCGGATGGTGTGCTGTTTGAAGAAGAATGCCTTAACTTGATGAAGACTGCATTGAACAGTGGCGACACGCGCCGTATCTGCTGGAATAAAGAAAGTCGTGTACTTGGCGACGGCGAAATTCCAAATGCGTTTGACTTTGAGGGTAGCGTTATCTTCTTGTCGAACATCGACTTCGAACGTACCATTGCAAAAGGGTCGCGCATTTCGCAACACTTAGAAGCAATTATGTCACGTTGTCACTACTTGGACTTGGAGATTGGGTCTATGCGTGACAAGTTGTTGCGTATCAAGCAGATCGTTCGTGACGGAATGTTGGAATCATACCAATTTACGCCACTACAAGAAGCGGAGATCTTGGACTTCGTTGTAAGTAATGCGGAATTTATGCGTGAAGTTAGCCTACGCGCAGTGAAAAAGATCGCGGACTTCGTCAAAGTGGACCAATACGAATGGCGTTCGTTGGCAGAATCAACGACGCTGGTACGTGAAGCGAAGTTTAAGCGTCTGTTGGAGAAACGTCAACAGGCGGAACGTGCGGGAATGGTACTCGCGGACGTATAAAAGAACCCTGTGCTGTGCTTGGCATTAACGTGGGTGGAGTAGGCACTGGAGAGCTCCACCCCGAATAGAGAGGCTATTATTGAGAGCCCGGCTTCCACTTCCCACATTATAAGGGAAGGACTTTGTGACCCGGATACCTAGGATTCAGTATGGTGTCTGCATAACAAGGTGATCGGTTCAGCCCTTGAAAGCGTCTTCGGACGCTTTCTGTTTGACTAAATACTTGTTGACAGTTTGTATATTTTATCATATAATTACGGCTAAGATACCAAATTAGAGTGTATAGACGCCCAGCGGGGCGGTAGGGCGGCAACCCTGCGACATCACTGTTTGCCGATGGTGATAGATTTGTGCATTCTAATTTGGTGAATTATTTTACCGACCGAGTATAAGAAGGCCTGAGCAACCTGGCCCCTGCATAACCGAACTGGCGTGAACCAGGATGCGCTGCTTGCGCTAGAGAAGTTAGCCTTCACAGTAAGAATTCTAAATATAGGGAATCATTAGAAACTCCCTTTTTATTATAAGGTAGAAAGGTTCGTGACTGACTCTATACCTGGTTTACAGCGCCTTTATGGATCAACTGTTCTAACCTACTAAGCGGCAGCTATGCAAATGGTTGCCGCTTTTTCTTGACTTTCGTTAGCGAGGCTGTTATAATTAGAACACTTAATAAGGAGTCCATAATATGGCATTTACAAAATTAGTCTCGACACAGAAAACATTCTTGGAACAACACTTGCGAGGCACGGGCCGGGCTATGTCGTCTGCCCAAGCTCGTGAAACATACGGTATTTTGAATCTCCGCGCTCGCATCTGCGAAATGCGTGCTGCAGGTTTGAAAGTCACCAACACTCGTAACACTGTTGGCAATACTGCTTACACAGTTAGCCGTAGAGACCAAGCCGGTGTTCAAGGTAAGATTTACGCTTAACCTACCACCCGTATAAAGAACAGCCTACCTTGTGTAGGCTTTCTTTTTGGCAAAATTCTTGTTAAAACCTATTGACCATAGACTCATCCTATCATATAATAACGACATGGACAGCAAAAACAGTCCAGAAAAGAATTGTTTACTTATCAACAGAAAGGTTTATATGACACAAGGAATTCGTGATTTTACAAATGCCAACTTCAGCAAGTATTTGGCAGAACGTGCTGAGTTGGGCGACACCGGTTTCCGTCGTCGCGTGATGGAAGAAACTGTAATGAACTTCGGCATTAGCATTGCTTCTGCTGCAACACATTACAATCACAGCCTGAAGGTAGCTCGCTTGGCTAATCCCAAGTCGGTTGAAGGCTTGGGTCGTCCGGAAGGCAAAAAAGGCGGCCGCAAACCTTTGGTTACTGTCGATGTCATCAAAGTGAAGACGGGTGAAGTGGTGGTCAGCGGCATTTCCAAAGGCGCTGCCAACTTGCTGATTACCACTGCTGTTGCCAAGCACAAGGCCAAGCTGGCAATCAAGACCATCGAAGCTGCTCCGGCAGTCGAGGTGGCCACCGAAGCTGCGACAGCTTAATCCAAACGGTGAAACAAGGCTCATGGGAGCCTTGTTTGGTTAGTGCCTCTAGACTGAAGTCGGGCGAGTTCCGTATACGGGTCGATGCTATCCATCCGGAGGGTGCAGGCAGGCAGATAAGAGCACTAACTAAACAAATAGGTTGACTTCATCCATTAGCTCAGTATATAATACACACATGGACAAACACTTTACAATTACCTTCCCGAAAGAGTATCTGTCTATCGGGCATTATGATAGCGATATCGGTAAGGTCCCTGTTATCAGGACGATCCGGCAATTGTCTGGATGTGGTCTCAAGGAAGCTAAAGATATTTCCGAAATCACAAGCCCGCAGACAATTGGGTTGATCGGTATATTGAACGATGATGTCTTTACTGCTTTCAAGATGTTGGAGCGTAATGGCTGCAAAATTACATCTCCCGTTTATAGCATACTTGCTGAGCTCCGTGTTCTTGCCACTCAAGCTATGAAGCAGGGCGAGGATGAGTTGGCAAGCGAAATCTTGCAGTTGATTACTGCAGAGAAGCTGCGTCGGAAACAATAACCTAAAAGGTGAATAACTTGCCAGAATCTAATATTCGTGAAGTTACCGATCGTGTTTCGTATTGGAAAGATACGGGTCACTATTTCTTTTACTGGTGTGGTGACGAATTCCTCCTCAAGGCAACCAACGATGAAGATGCTATCAAAGAATCTTATCGCCTCCAATTTGATTTAGAATCTTGTTAAAGAAAGCACACTATGAAAATTGATTGCAACCACCATGTCGCTTCATTCTCCCGTGAAGATATTGGCGAGGAAGAACGCTATTTGGTAGATGACACGCCTCTTGGATTGGTGGGTACTTATTCGTTTATGTATCGTTACCCACTTTCAGTCGAAGTCGGTATCCCACACCCTCTTATCAGGCTGACAAGCGCAATCGATATCTTGCTCCTGGCAAAGAAGGACTACGAGGATATCTATGCTGCTGAAGATGCAGCCGTTGGCGAAACACCCAACATTCCGGGTATGCTCAATCGTGATTCGTCCGAAGGTCCGTACGGTATTTGGGGTCACTGCTTGAGCGATCTTTACTTCGAGCAAATCGAAATCGATACCGAAAAGAAGATCATCAAGTTCTGTATTGGCAGCTAATTATCAAATAGTCATTGACAGGTAGGGAATTTTCCCTTATAATACACACATCGCAACAAAGGAGTCAATCATGGGTTTGGATATGTATCTGAGTGGTAAGCGTTATCTGTGGAGTTCGGGTGACCATCCGGACAAGAAGATTGCCACCGATGTGTCGGCAATGTTCCCGGAACTGACACCACACATCGAATTTGGCACACCGGGTCCTCGTGTGAATGAAATTAGCGCACGGGCAATCTATTGGCGCAAGGCTAATGCCATTCATGCATGGTTTGTGAAAAATGTGCAGGGCGGCGTCGACGATTGTGGTAACTATTATGCCGATCGTGATTTGCTAACCGAACTTCGCGATAAGTGCAAAGAAGTGCTAGCCGATCACAGCAAGGCAGCAGAATTGCTTCCTTCGCAATCGGGCTTCTTCTTCGGTGGCACGGAGTTTGACGAATACTACTTCGGCGATCTGGAACGTACAGCCAAGGAAATCGACGAGTGTCTTGCATGGCCCGATGACTGGAACTTCGAATATCATTCAAGCTGGTAAATGTATTGACAGGGTGGTAACATCCTGTTATAATACACACATCGCAACAAAGGAACTGACATGACTCTAAAAGAAAAAGCAACACGAATTTATGAGCAGCATATTGCTCTTGCTGGCACTGACGGCCGTCTGTTCCGTCGCACTGTGCGCGAGCAAATCATGGCTGAGATCGGGTGTACAGGGGCCGCTGCCAGCACCTATTATAACAACTGCAAAAAGGCACACGATCCGATTGACGGGCTTGGGCGAGCACCAGTACCGAAAGGTGTGCGTAAACCCGGCAAGCCTGGCACCAAGGAACAGCTTCAAGACGACAATGAATGCTTCACAGTGATTGAACTTGTGGACGATAAGGTTGCACGGTGCTACCCGTTCCTCATGCAGGGCGATGCGAGTGAAGACTTCGATTCCAAGATCGAAACTTGGTCCAATAACGAATGGGTGATGATCCAAGGACTTGGCCCGAATTCGGGCGATGAGTTCAAACTCGAAACAGGCGAAAAGATTATCAAGCGTTACAAGAAAGAAGAAGTAACGGCTTGACAGGCTGATGCCTTACTCGATAAACGAGTCAGACAATAATCTACGCTCTGCATTTTTTCGAATATTAGTTTCCGAGATCTTCCGGCGAGTTTCCAATGATCGTGGTCCTTTCTTTACACCTTTCTTGGACCCTGCAACACCTTTTCCAGAAAGAGATATTTTTTGCCTCGTATTGTCGGACGGGGAGATGCCTTTATTCCATGCCGGTTTGCCTTTATTAGCAATACTCATCTTTTCCTTTGTTTCATTCGTATGGCCTTTGCATAGAAATATCTTCTTTCCACACATTGTATATTGTTTATTCAGACATAGCGGATTATCGATATATTCTTTTATAAAATCCTGTTCTTTTTGATAGCAAATATCGGCGTCTGCATGAGTTTCTAAGATAAGATTAGTAAATGACTGAACACCATATTCCTTTATTAATTTCTTTACATCCTTAGAGGAAGTAAAGTATTTTAACCAAAGGTCGAGCTCCGGAGTAGTTTTTTCAATATAACGAGCACCGTAATAAAATTGACCTGTCACTAAATTTTCGACACGATAAATGTAAGGCATATGATATTTATCACTTGACATCATTAAGTGTTTATATTATAATTTAATTTGAAGGAGCAGATAACTTCAACCCATATCGGGAATACATTCTGCATTGGAGATATATTATCGAATCAAGGGCATTTATCCGCTATGCGGCTGGGTTGGTCGAAGTGATTGAGGAAACTCATGATACTATCGGTACTGCGGTGGAATTGCGTGAACAACGCGAAGAAGTGCAGAAGGATATTAACCAGCTCTTTGCTGGTTTGAATAACCCCACGCTGCCATCAGCGTTCAAGCTGCGTGATGCGGCTCTGCGGAACGGGTTCCAAGTGAACCCGAAGGTACTCAACGACTTGTCTCGTTTCGAGTAATTGATTCCCGCACTTGGCAACAGGTGTGGGATTTCTTTTTTTGGAGCAAACAATCATGTCTATCATAGAGAAGCTCGACGAGCTGGGTGAAGTTGTTTCCGACCTGTATCCTAATATCAATAACGGCGGGTGTTGTGTATTCGCTGCAATGGTCGTGAATGAATTGCAGAAGCAAGGAATTAAGGCTTCAGGTATTGTAATAGATTCTGGTGCCAGGTCTTCCATACATATCGATGAAGTCCGTCCTTTGATAAAGACTAATACTGTAAACGAATGGCAGAACAACGGTGTCTTTTTCTGGCACGTGGCTGTCGAGTTTACGATGGGCAATAAGAAACATCACTATGATACAGGTGGTGTCAAAAAGGCTACGAATGCCTTCGGTGGTATTCCTGTCTACAAAGGACGTATGAAGTTGGAAGAGATGAAGTCAATTGCGGCGCGTCAGCCGGGATGGAATCCTGCATTTCGCCGTAAAGACATACCGGCAATTCGTAAACTTGTCAAATTTTACTTAAAGGTTGACAAGGCTCCTATTCCTGCTTTATAATAAAGACATACAACAGGAACACAAAATGACTGATGAACAATACGAAGAACTTGGTAAATCTATCGTACATTTTCTCGGCCTGAAACCAAACAAGATAACCGGCCGGTACGATACTGAGTGGGGTGATAAAACACTTGTTGGAATTGGTCGGTGTGTGGAGCGATGCGTCAACGACGTTGCTTCTGTGGCAATTTAATTTAAGGAAATCACAATGGTAGCTCTTTCTCTTATTATTTCTTTCTTCGGACTGGCATTTCTAGGATCCATTTGGCGTGGTTATGCCTTCAGCATTCTCTGGGGTTGGTTCATTGTACCTATCTTTGGGCTCCCTGTGTTGAGCATACCACTTGCAATTGGTCTATCGATGGTGGTTAGCTTTCTAACATATCAATTCATCCATACAGTGGATGACCGAAGTGTAAAAGATAAAGCTATCGAAGGCATATCGCTCGGGATATTGCACCCAGCTTTCGCATTGTTCTTCGGCTGGATCGTTACACTGTTTCTGTAGGAGAAAACTATGTCTTGGTTACCAAGTAAAGGCGAACTATTTTATATTCGCTTTCTGCCAAAAACTCGTGTCATTGAAGACGGGTGTGGTGTTGCAACCGCTGTGAAGATGCAGGACGGCTCATACAGCGGAAACATCTTTCGTATGGTTGCTTCGGACGACCGAATGATTGTTGCTGTTACAGCATATGGCGAAGATTGGCGTGGAGGTGATCACTTGTTTCTGCGTACAGAGACTGAAGCATTGCCTGTCGGTCCGGAGATAGTCGCAGCATTAGGTCTTTCACTCGAGTCATAATAGTTGTTGACAGGTAGGCTTCGGTCTGCTATAATAAACACACCGCAACAAGGAATTAAAGTATGAAACAAGCTGATCGTCAGAAAATTGCCAATGCAATTCGTGCTGGCCTCCCATATTTGTGGAATGGTCGCGGCATCTGGGGTAACGAGAAGACAGAATATATCTGTTTCGCAATCGACCGGACGTGGGGTTTGGGCCGCGCCAGCAATGCGGTCGCCGCTGCCAAGGCAGTGATACACCAGCGTATCGCCCCGTACAGTACAGTGGAAGACTGGTTGGAAGCTCAGGGTGTGAAGCGTATCGGTTATCGTAAGTTACAAGCATATCGCAAGGCCTGGATGAAATTGTTGATTGAAGAATTCTCTAAATGATACGCCGCACGAATAGTGAATGGGGATTCTGGTCTAACCTGATGTTCGGGTTGGTCATTTTGCTCGACGCTGTCATTAGCATAGGCACACTTGGTTTCTACTCCGGCGGTAATCAACTGGATTATGCTCGTTGGCGTACCAAGCGAATGTTTCAAAAGAGAAAGAAGGCAATGCAATGTTCAACACCCGTGTAGTCGAAACAATCTACGAATGTGTGGAAGGCGAGTGGAAGTATCGCTTCTTCGAGAGAGAAAACGGTGTGTATGTTAAGAGGACAAGTATTATCGACCTATTTTGGGTGCATAGTATCCACGTACAGAAATTCGATTTGGTAGAAGATAAATTTGTCCCGCAGAGCTTGTGTGAAGGAACAGGTCGATTCAGCTCAGTGTCCGAAGCTAAACGTGCAATTCAAAAAGTTCTAGGCGAAGTCTAAATTCCTGCTATAATAAACACATCGCAACAAGGAGTAGATGATGGCAGTGAACCGTAACCGTAAGATGATTAGCACCGAGAAAGAAAGTGCTGAGCTCGATACATCTTTAGCCTCCGCACTAAAACGAATTCAGTATTTGATTGAAAAGTATGGCCCTGATGCCGAACTGAAGAACGAATGCGGCGATGCACAAATGAATAATCGTATCATGTACGAAGAGAAATATGAAATTGCTCGTGAAGAGAGTGATCGTGTTCAATATGAACGCTTGCAAAAGAAATTTGGTTGACCGGTAGCCCTTTTTGCGCTATAATACACTCATCGCAACATACAAACGGAGTTGAAATGATTACTAAGGAATCTATCGTTAGCCTCTTGCAAACGAATGACAAGGCGGTTGCTCGCGCCCTTGTTGTGCTCACAGCACGTCAAACGGCCGATGAGCAGGTAAGCGAGCAGACGCGCTACTTAAATGGGCGCGGTTATCGTCCTTGTCATGCGCGTATGGGTGCGTCAATGTCTAAGTTCTTTGAACGTCAAGGATATTTGACTCCGAAACAAGTGGCCTACTGGCGCATGAAAGACAAGTCCGGAGCAATGCGTATCGGAATCTATGCAGGTCAGCTGTTGGAAGTTGCACAAGAAAAGGCTGCACAGAAGAATAAGGTAGAGACAGACGAACGGGCTCGCTTGGAATATAATCTGGGTATGGTTATCGACAGCGACGATCCTACTATTGTAGCACCTGCCAAAGATGCGCTGGATGACTTTATTGCAAAACTTCAGGCAAAAAAATCAAATAAGGGTTGACCAAACCCAATCTCTACGCTATAATAAACACATAGCAACAAAGGAACACAAGATGTCGTTCATCAAAGTAGATACACGCAAATCACGTGCCTATACCTGCGCCATATTGGATCTGGTAGATCAAGGTGCGTTGGATCAGAAAGGTCTGATAGAAGATCTGCTCAGCTGGATGGATGAAGCCGATGTTAAACAATTCTGCAACCGACATCTGAGCGAACTGTTCGAAGAGGACGAGGATGACGACGATAGCGACGAGGATGACGACGAAGAATGGGACGCAATGGAACCATGTCTTGAAGATTTCGAAACAGAGCCTCTGCTTGTAGACGAACCCGAAGAATGGGGCACAATTCATATCCGTGAATGCTCGACAGGGGAAAAGAAATGAAATACCTGTTGATTGAACTCTACAAAGGCAGTAGCCGCTATCTCGATGAAGGAGAACTTCAAGGATGGATTGGCAACGAGACCGGCACAGTTGGACCCGATGGTGTCCGCGTGTGGATTGGTGAAGAGCACATCGTTGTGCAGTGCCCCGAAACCCTCACTGAAGACGAAATCGACGATGCACACGGCTGGCGATAAATTAGTATTATACCACAAACAAAGGAATCAATATGGCAGGCAAAGCGACATCCGTTCATTTAACCGTTACCCCAAAAGGTAAACTTGGTAGCGTATTCTATAAGGTGTTCTTTACTGCAAAAGAATACAACGAATACGTGAAGTCTGAAGCGTTTATAGAGAAGTATCCATCTACGCTGTTCGATACCTTCAAAGAGGTGTATTGATGCAAGATATGAAGAAGCTTGACAAGTTCTTAACGGTAGACGAAGCTCGCAGCCTGGCAGCGGTTGCGCGTGGGCTTCTTGGTGCATACAAGCGAGAACAGACTAAGGTTATATTGCTTTCAGTCAAAGAGGCTGCTGAGAAGGGACAGACTTCTGTCACCATTTATTCCAAAGACTGCACCGATCAGGTTATCATCGATCGTCTCACAGGGTTAGGATATGCCTTATCAGTCTTTTCAGATCAGCGTGATGGTGATAGCTTAACTATTAATTGGGATTGACAACTCTCAAAAAGGTGCTATAATAAACACATAGCAACAAGGAGTAGATCATGCTTGGTTGGGACGTTTATTTGTGTTTCAAGTGGATTGACAAAGTATTCTTCAATGATGCTGTCACAGCAGAACAAGTGCGGACTTCATTGATCAATCACGACGGCTATGACCCGCGTATCATCGTCAAGGCCGAAAACGAATAAGGAAAACACAATGTCCTACATAGTTTACAACAAAGCAACCACCAAAATCCTTAAGAAGAAGAATGGTATGAATGCTTATGGATCCGAAGCTGCTGCAAAGGCTGGATTGACTCGTTCTGCAACGTGCTATGGCATCCGGCATCCGGCATACATTCGCAACAAGGATGACTATGCGATAGCCGAGGCCAAACACTTCTACGAGCATATCGAAAAGAAAGAAACGGTCATTAACCTGATGTCAGGTAAGCCAGTTATCCAATCAGTGAACACTCCGCTCTGTTGTGATGTTTCTTCTGAAACGTATTGGAGTATGTGAAATGGACAAACAATTCAAAGTTGGTGGTCGTTACAATTGGAAAGGTCAGCCCGAGCGTTTGATCTACGTAGGATACAATCGGTCGGGCAACGGTTACTGGCATCAGTTCGCTAAAATTGAAAAACCGGTCTTGCAGGGTTGATATGTGCGCTACCTATCATCGGCTTTACTGTCTATATCAGTCAGTTTATCATTAACAGTTGACAGTAGGTTGATCCTATTGTATAATACATTTACACAAACAAACAATAGGTCAATGATGCGTACATACAAAGCGTTTTATCATGGTAAGACAGTCACTGTCATTGCCGAATCCAGCTATGCCGCACAACAAGAAGCAGCAAAGTTTTTCAAGGTAAAACCTCAGAAATCCTACGAAGTAGCGGTCGTTCTTGCCGATGTTCCAGTTGATTGTGCTTCACTTTAGGAGTTATTATGATCGATATGGGACAAGCAGAACTAGGCGTCACTGCCACGCAACTTGCAAGTATGCAGAAGAGTGTAAACAAGCTAGAGCGAGAGAATGACGCTATTGCTGATACCCCGATACGGCAAAAGATTAACTCTAATCTTATAGAGATACGCCTGTTACTTCGTGACGGGCATTTGCAGGGTATGAATGGAGGCCGTAAGAAACCTCCCTGCCAACACCCCAATCTCTGCCCTTGGAAAGTGCAACCAGTAGTTGGTATGTACGCAAGAGTCGAGGGAATTGATTTTTGGGGCACAGATTGTGTGCTTTATCTTAAATGCCCTGACCCTAGATGGAATGGTGCAGATACTAAGGAGGTTCCAGATGAGTGAGACCTGTTAGTGGTTGACACCATCCAACATCTAGTATATAATACACTCATCGCAGCAAACAAAGACAGTTATATGAAAACTAAAACCCTTACTCCATTACTTGGTTGGGTGTACGAAGAAGTACCTATCTACCAACTATATGTAGGTGACAAGGTAGAGTTTACTTGCAACGGACGCGGTCGCGGTGGCCATTATCAAGTAACGGCAGTCGTCACAAAGATAAATCGCAAGACCTTCCAAGCAACCGAAGCTGACAAAAGCTACAGCCCGGGAACACTGTGGCGGCTTGATCTTGACAGCGAAATCTACATTCTGAAAGGTGTGGAATGATATCCAAACAACAGATGGAACAAAATAAGATTACCTTTGCCGAATTCAATATCGGCGATAAGGTAGTGATCACGATAAAAGGGAATCAATTAGAATTGGGCACAGTAGCTGAGTTTGGATATAACTGCACAGATGAGTTGATCATAGGTGTACGAATGGTCGATCTATATAATGCCACGACACGTGGTCATATTCAATGGTTCCATCCAGGCAACAAAATCATGATCGTCGAAAAACTATAAATATGATACCTGAACTAGAAGCCCGCATTGCTCGTAAAATTCGTTCTGAAGACATTAAGCACGAAAACAGGCTTACTGATGATCAGATCGCCAGCATAAGTACGAGCCATGTATTTGAATGGGTTAAGACCGGCCAATGGAAGCTGCGCGATTTCAATAAATGGTTAAAAGTATTACGAGTAATTGAATAGTGTGAGCCTATTTGATGTTATAAGATATCCAATAAGCAATCCAGCTACCCTGGAAGAACTTCACGCGATCTCCAATCCATTAAAGGTAGAGATACTCAAGGCAATACAAGAATCTGGTGTTCAAATCTTTAGCGAAGAAGGAACTGCGCTAATTAGATGGATGATACTTAGGCACGAAGATGATATTTGATGTTATCAAGTGCCACATCGATAGTAGATTTCTCTTAGCAGATCTGGAACGAATTCCTTCACCTATATTAGAAAAATGGTGTTACGAAGATCTAGGCATTCTCATTAAGCCGGCTAACGCGCAATCAATCTATAATTATATGACATTGAATGCAGATAAGAAATGGTATGGATGGAGTGAACATCGTGATATAGTTTTAGCTGCATTAAAGAAAAGATTGAAAGAATATGACGATATTTGACGCAATACGTTATCCAGTAAGCGATAAGCCTACTGTAGAAGAACTCCAACGAATACCTAAACCCATAATACAGATGTGGCGTGATAATACTGTCTGGAGAGAACATGGAACAGTTTCGCCAGCCGGCATGGCGTCCTGGTACTGGAGACCTTGTACACAAGAGAATCTCAGGACAGAAGATGCTATAGCAGCGGATAAAGCCGAAGTCTCCTTTCTAAGAAGACTTATTGCTAAGTGGGACGACGATGACTATCTTTGATGTTATACGATATCCACTAAGTGACATACCGACAAAAGAAGAGTTTAGTCGATTGCCTGATGATCTGCTATTGAAAATGTTCGATATATTCGGTGTAAGAAAAAACATAAGCACACAGGCTCAATTTCAACTTCTCGTAAACCATATCTACTTCGATCACCTATGGCGCGCCCCAAACTCCGATGCGATTAAGAAACAAATCAAACAAGCAAGAAAGGCCATAGCCGAATATGAGCCTATTTGATGTTATCAAGTATCCATTAAGCATACCAGTGCTGGTTAAGGAGTTCGAATCTCTGCCTGAACAAGTTCGCTATAGATACACAAGATATTGGAACAGCCTTTCTATTAATAATAAATTCAACAAGCCACCAGAACAAATTCGCAATATCCTAATAACACTTCTATCGGAATACGATGAGCCTATTTGATGTTATACGATATGGCGATATCGATTTAAATAGTAGAGACGAAATAGCTAACCTTCCGCCAGATATATTCGCAGCCTATCAACGTGCGTCATATGCTTATTTTCATACTGGAGATATGTTATTAGATATAATCGAGAATCATAGTCTTGAGTCACAAGCTAGTTACCTGGCAGTAAAATGGATGGAAGATAATCATCTTAAGTATCCCATATTCAAAAAGGTATTACTCGATTATGAGCCTATTTGATGTTATCAAGTGTCGCATAGACGAAGACTTTCTAATAGAAGACTTAAGACGAATACCTCAGCAAATACTATGTGATTGGTGTAGAGAAGAATTAGGTACAGATTCAATGCTGTCTGCTCCAACATGGATACACGAGCATATGAAGTTGACTGCTCACTATTATAATGGTGGAATGTTTCAAGCACACTATAGAAGAAGATACTTAGACTCATTAAGAAAGAGAATAAGAGAATATGAAGAACCGTTGAAACAAATGGACGAAGATGAAAGTAAATGATACTCAAGTAAGCATAAAAGCTGGGATAAGGCAAGGGTAGCAATAGAGAAAGATAGGGGAAGGTAGGGGACGTTAGAGCACTGTAAGGGCAGGTAAAAGTGGGCACAGAAGTGTATGCAAGGGCAGGTAGATGTAGTGAAGTGCAATAAAGTGCAAAGATGTGCAATTTTATCAACGTATATGGTTTGAATGAATTCGAGCTCGCCTCTCTCGGTAGATTTCCAGGTCAGATTTGGTCTTTAAGGTAGGAATTCTAGATAGGAATCCTAGGCGACATTTCTAGATAGGGTTTTGGGCGCAGATTCGCACGCGGATTTCGCATTCGCGCTCGATAGATGTGTGCGTGTATGCATTTCTACCTATCTCATTGGCTATCATTGCTTAAGGTAGATACTCTATCTATCGCTATGCACACAAGGTAGATACCCTATACACATACCTCTACCTAAACACATACCCCTATCTGAACACCTTCTGATACTCTATCGATACCCTATCTTACACTACAGCTACCGTAAACACTGTATCACCTGCACCATCATGAAGGTATAGCAACTGGCATCAGGTAGATACTCTATCGAACAGTAGTACACATTGATGCTCTATATGATAAATAACATTGTAGTAAATTAGATAGATATGCTATTCTTAAAGTCGCTTACGAGCATTGGCCAGCAGTTAGAAGTTCTATCACATATCTATTACATTTCGCAAACAGGTATAACAGCGAATAATAAATGATAAACCAGTAGGTATTGAGTCCTATAGTTAGTTGCGGATATCGCATATAATGCAGAAAGCGATATTGATTTACATATATGCCTGCACGCGCCAATGTTTCGTCATGCGATGGATATAGTTAATTTAATAAAGGGCATCAAGGCCCTATCGCCATTTGTGAAATCCTATCTATACTATGCCTACAGTTTATACTATGTCCGCAGAGAATTTCTATCTATCTGATACTCTATAGATACTCTTTGATAGGGTATCATTATGAAATCCTTTTCAATATAGAAAACCGAAACTCGAATACCGAAACTCTATCGAAAGGTGAAATGGGTATCGAGAGTTTCGAATTTCGATAGAAAGGGTTTCGATAGGGTTAGTTGGTGCTTACTTACCGAAGAGTTTCAGTCTCGGTAGCAGGTTGGCCCAGTAAGCTTAAAGTTACCGAGGCTGCGGCCCGGTATTAATACCTCGCTAACTGTTTTTCCCAGTGCTCATAGATGTTACCGAGGCCTGCAAATGTCTCGGTAGACCAAGGCTCAATGGCAGAAGATTGTATAGCGAGGTATGACTGCATCTCTACCTTGTTGACATTTGCCTAACACTACCTTACAATAGGAGCATGAAGAACACACTTGTCACGGCCACGACGATAGCATATACAGTGCGTGACTGGGTTGAAAAGGAAGCATTCCGTAAGAACTATCATCCGGATAACCTATTAGGATGGTGTGCAATTGCTTCTGCTGAACTACATAAGCGGCTGAAGAAGGAAGGCATTAAGGCTGATATATGTGTAAGTACGGAGCATTATATGGGGTCACACTGCTACATCGTAATAGAAGACCATGTTTTAGATGTAACTGCAACACAATTCGACACCTTTAAGAATACGAAAGTGGTTATTATGCACTCTAAGGAAGCAGAAGTGCATGAAATGTATAGGGCAGAGAAGGTGTTTGGTACAAGCAAGGAGCTCCGGGTGTACCAAAATAAACAGCGTTGGCCATCAAAACAAATTGCATACGCTTAGATTTGTGCTATAATAAGGCATAGAGGATATGAGACCGCACTGGCGTCTTACAAGCGGCTGTGCAGCAATACGGCGAAGGGTGCATTGCTGTGCATCTAGATTAGTGCTGTCCCATATGTTTTAGGAGAACAATTTGAAACTTCCAACACTCAAACAAATCAAATGGCAGGTATGGGTTGCCGGCGCCTGGCTGCTGGTGGGAGGCAGTGTTGCACTGTACTTACTCTGGTCTTCACTACCGTTGCTGGTGACAGTGTTCTTTGTAGCAGGCACCGGTGTGGGGGCGATTGTACTAACAGTCTGGGCAATCTGCACAGTGAGTGATTTCCTTAACGAGATCAAATACGGGTACTTCGGCTAATGCAAGTACAATGTCCTGAGTGCCACGAGCCTCACGATCCCGCCGATGTTGTGTTTGTCAACATCGAGGAAGACCCGCAAGGTAGGGACTTGCTGACATTTGTTTGCCCAGTTACCGGAAAAGAAACGAAAGCTTTGGTAACAGGCCGTTGACAGGCTGGCTTCTATCTAGTATAATACATACATCGCAACAAGGAGTCTACAATGGCACAGATGAAGACTGTTAAGTATCCGGTACACAATTACGCAACTCAGGAAGTGACTGTCGCTGAGTTCGACTTGGTATGGAATCTCTTCAATCCCAGCAACGGTGGTGCTGGTCAAAAGGTCCTTGCAATCAAGTTCATCCGCCAGCAGTATGGGCTGGGCCTGAAGGAAGCAAAGGATATCTGCGATGCTATTGGCGCAGAAGAGCGTGACAATCGTTGGTAAATTAACTACACAGGAGTCTATATGACACTCGCAGCATCCGGTTACAAGACGAAGAAGGACTTGAAGGCATGCATTGGCAAGCCGCTTGGCTTCAGCGAAACAAGCATGTTCGGCCCGGAGTACAAGGCAGACGGCAAGTTCGCAGTGGTAGGGCCCAGTGCGTACGAACGCAAGTGGTTTGCCGAAGTGACGATGAAAGAAGGCAAGATCGCTAAAGTCTCCTAAATTGGTTGACTGGTAGGTTCCTACCTGTTATAATACCAACAACGACGTAAAAGGAGTATAACATGCTTAAGGCAGAGACTATCATACAAGGTATTAACCTTGGATCTCGTGAGCTTGCTTGGGCATTGCATGCCGGTGGCTACGAGGGTGACAGGGTGAGTGAGCGCAAGTTCATAGGCATTGCAAATGGTGCAGAGTTCGTGTACACTATTAACTTCCCGTGGGATGATGCGCCCGAGGGTGTAGGAACTGCTGTCATCTTTGTGACATGGGATGAAGGCAAGAAGAAGTTTATTGCTGACTATTAGTTGACAATAAACCGCTTTGGTGCTATAATACATACTTCGCAACACACAAAGGATAGAGAATGAAGAAACTGCTTACCACACTCCAAGTCCGCAAAATCATGCGTAAGCATGGCGGCTACCCTGCTTACACGAACAAGACGACGGGCTATGAAGGCCCTAACCGCCGCGTGAAGGCTTATTACAACGGCAACAAGAAGATGCTGAAGGCATTGCAGAAGAAGTGTGGCAAGAAGAATGTCACGCTGACGGACGGTGGCTTGAATTACCCGTCGGGCTTCGGCTATAGTGGCGGCCTGCCGGGTGTCACTGTTCGCTGCGTACTGGCATAAAGTGGTAGACAGGGAGGCAACTCCCTGCTATAATACACGCATCGCAACAAAGGAGACAGTAATGTCTGATACAAAGAAGCTTCGCCAAGCATTTAAGGATGCTGGCTTCCGCCAAGCTAATCCCTGGGCGCCCGCTGTGTTCAATGACAAGGCTAAGGACGGTACGCGCCGCCTGAAGCTGTGGAATGGCGAACATATCTTCCATGCTCCGCTGTTTGCACAACAGGAGTTGGAGCGTCAACTGAAGCGTCAGTTCCAGGGCCGCTACCTCTATGGCATGTTTATCCGCGCAACGGATCGCATGGGCGGCAAGAGTTTTATTGTCCGTCTGGTGGACTAAACGGTAGACAGGGAGGAAACTCCCTGCTATAATACACTTTTACAACAACGTGGAGAGTAAATATGAAGCGTCTTTTCAAAGTCAACGGTGAGTTCTATGCATCCAAGGCCGCGGCCAAGGCTGCTCGTGGCGAGCGTGTGAATGGGCCCGATGGTGCACCGGTGTACAAGTACACTGTCCAAACGGGTCCGGATCACTGGAAGAATCTGTAGAAGAGGAGGCGACTGCCGCAACCGGGAGGGACTTACAATCCCATTTAACATTAACCCTTAGGCCTTACATAGTTAAGCTCCTTGGAGGTGAGCACCAATGCAGTAAGTTAATATTTATATAATACATTAATAGATAGAGGGCCGGCTTGTACCATTGGGTATGCCGGCTTTCGCATGACTGGAATAAGTGTTGACTGTCGGTTCCGATTGCGCTATAATACTTACATAGCAGCAAGGAGCACAAAATGGATTTAGCAGGATGTGACGTTAGTGTATGGTCCTATCTTAAGGACTTTGGCTACACTGAAGACGGTGAGTCCTTCATCGGCGAAGTCTATTGTGTCTATGTTACAGATGCAAAAGGTAATCGTTGGGTTCACGGCAAAGAGTTTCCTGGTGTGGAGAAGTGGGAAAACGAATGGGCAGTAGGATTCAAAGACGTTCGCGAAGAGGCCCAAGCACAGTGTAATGCTCTTGCAGCTAAAGTTCTTGAGGCAGGCACTGTTAATTTGGATTACTGGTGCACTACACGCCCTGCATACGGGTCGTATGCCTATGAAGCGTATGGGCGCCATGATGATATGGCATGGGAAAAGGAAGTAGGCTAGTATGACAATCGTGGCAAAGATGGGGAACAAGATTGTAGAGATCGTTAAGATTGCACAGGACGTAAAGTTCTCGCCGGACAAAGGCTGGGTTCTGGTAGATCCAGAGCTCGGTGCGCCCGACATGACGGGTTCTACCAGAGCCAATATCAAATGGTATCCAGCCACTACTCGCTTCGAGTGGATAAGAAGTTTCAATTTCAGGTAGACACTCGGTTTCTTTGGCCTTATAATAAACACATCGCAACACACAAAGGTCACACAAAATGACAACCCCACAAGCGCAAGTGCTCGCAAAATGCAAAGAAGTGTTTGCCCGTGCAATGGAACTGTACGGAACAGATTTGAGCAAGGTTGCTATCCGCTTCGACTTGAAGGGCCGTGTTGGCGGTACAGCCAGTGCGCGTGGCGGCTTCCTTTCTCGTGCATATCATATGCGCTTCAATTACGATATGCTGTTGCGTGAAACAGACGAAATGGTTAATGTTGTTGTCCCGCACGAAATTGCACACATCGTTTGTTTCATGAAGCCTGAATTGGGACGCAATCATGACAGCGGCTGGGCTCGCGTAGATCGCAGCTTGGGCGGCACAGGCAATCGCACACACAGCATGGATGTCGTGTACGGCAAGGGCACCACATACGAATACACGACGGATCGTGGCCACAAAGTTCGCTTGAATGATCGCCGCCATGCACACATCCAGTCGGGGCGTACACTGTCCTATCGCAAGGGTTTGGGCACCGTTACCCAACAATGTGCATACAGTGTTGTTGGAGCGCAAGGGCGTTCGTTTGCTGCTCCTGTGGTCAAGCAAGTAGCACCCACAAAGGAAGTGGCTCCGGCTACCATTATCCCTGTGCAGGTACAGCGCCCTGTAGTTATTACACCAGTGCCCCGCATTGCCCCTGTAACGCCCGCAGTGACAGGCGGTAGCAAAGCAGACATTGCTCGTGCATTGATGGTGCAAGGACATCGTGCAGGACAGACATACGAGCAGATTATCCAAGCAATTATGATTGCCAATGGGCACCCGCGCAATCTTGCTGCTTCGTATTACAAGAACAATGCTGCACGCTGCGGCGTTCCACAACACGCATAAAATAGATAGACAGGATGGAAACATCCTGCTATACTACACTCATCGCAACAAAGGACTGTATGGCAAACAAAGTTAAACTGACGCTCGTAGGCATTGACGGCAATGCGTTTTCCCTTATGGGTGCATTCAAGACTGCTGCGCGTAAGCAGGGCTGGACAGCAGATGAGATCTCGGATGTGATCTTCAAGTGCATGGCGGGTGATTACAACAACCTGCTCTGCACGTTGATGGACAACACAACAGATCCCGAAGACGAGGAGGGTTCGGATGCCGGCGACTATCCCAAAGTCGGGGACCGCTGCTGTGCAGATACAGAAGGGGAAGGCGAGAACGAATACGGGGTAATTACTAAGATCGAAGATGGTATGGCCTAC